CGAGGATTTCTCCTTTGGTACTCTTTGAAGCCATGGTAAGACCTCCTGCTTATCTTTGTGAGTTTCAAAATTAGGTATATTATACCTTACTTTCTACTTTTTTTCAAGATGGTCTATACAAATCTCTATAAGTCTATATTTATCGATATTGCGACATTATTTCGAAGTCGTTTTTTGCCATTCCAAAATGGACTCTATGCAAATCTCTGTAAGTCTATATATCTTTTGAAGATTTGGTGTCAAAATTGGTGTCAAATAATTAGGAAACAATCCTATTAAACTGTTTGATTGCCTCTGCTTCGGTCTCTTCTTTTAAGATATGAGTATACACTTTCAAGGTTATATCGGGCGACGAATGCCCCATGAGGTATTGAACCGATTTAACATCCATCTTGGCTTTGACAAGCCGTGTACAATATTCGTGGCGCATACTGTGGGCAGTGACTTCAGGCAATGGTTCATCATGGCAACTATTATATGCTTTGATTAGTCCTTCAAAAATTCTAACAAGGTTTTTATTCGTATAGGGCCTTCCAGTTTTTGCTATAAACAAGAAGTCGGCTTGCCCATCTATTATTCTCTCTGCTTTTACAATCGGACGTTGTTTTACCGCTTCTTCAAAAGCAATGATGGCGTCTTTAGATAATGGGATAGTCCTTATCCCACTTTCTGTTTTTGTAGGTGCTAAATACAGCCCGCCGCTCTTTCCATCGTACACCATCTGATGAGATATAGTAACAGTGTTGTTATCAAAATCAAATGACTTTTTTGTTAGCCCGCATAATTCTCCTGCTCGAAGTCCTGTCTCGTGCAAAAGCATCACCATCCCAACATGCCTTTTATATACTCGACTAGATTTCATGAACTTGATCAGATTTTGATACTGCTCTTCTGTTAATATTTCTTTTTCTTTTGAGTCACATTTGACAACTGTATTTAATTTAAAAACGAATGGATTTCTAGGAATTATATTCTCATCAAACATTTCTTGAAATGCCGGTCTAGCTAAAGACATGACATCTCTGATTGTTGTATAACAATATCCTTCGTTATCCAATTCTCGTGCAAATTGTTTTACATCGCGCACTAAAATATCAGTTGCATTCATTTCCCCAATTAGGTGATTCTGAAAGATTTTCAAATTCTGCGATTTTGTTTTATAGCTGCTTGGCCTAATAGTAAGTTTTGTTTCTTCGAGATGTCTTTTTGCTAATTGGTACACTGTGATTTTTGAAGTAGACGTTGTACCCAAATTAAGTTTTTCTTGGATTTCAGCTTCTTTTTCTCTCAATTCTTTAAGTGAAGTGGCGTATATTATTGAGCGTTTTCCAAGTTTGTTTGTCCATCTATATTGGTATCTCCCATCCTTTCTCTGGCTCTCGCCGTCTTTTAAAACTTTGCCATTATTATCTTTACGTCTTATCATGATGCGGAACTCCTTACGTTATATAAGAAGCTCTGGTGTGACACCATGAGTATACCACATCAGAGCCTATATTTCAAACAGAATACGTTTGATCTATATATTTTTCGAGAGCCTTACGTTTGATAAGACGTTTATTCCCCACCCAAAGTACCAATGGACAGTTTTCATCATCAGTAATCGCTCTTAGTCGGCAGACCCCAATCCCCGTGTAAGCAGCCGCTTCATCTAACGTCAGAGTCGTCTTTTCCCAAATTGGGACTTCCTTCATCCAATCACCTCCTCCAGCTTGTGATCTCCATACTTTGCCACACATACATTATAAAGTAGCATGGCACGTGTCATAAGCCCAACACCGCCGATACGAGGTGTAACTTTGATATTCTCCATCTCATAAACAGCGTCAGCGCAATCACCGTGCTGCTTTCCGTTTTCGTCATAGTTGATGCCAACATCGATGCAGACCTCTACTCGATCAAGACCAAGCGGTGTGATGAAATTACGTTTTCCGACTGCAGAGATGATCACATCGACCATATCCATTGCAAGAGCCGTGCATTTCATAAAACTTCCGCTGCTGTTCACAGAGATCACATTACAGTGGCGCTTAATCAGCATATCAACCAGCGGACGACCAACAATATCAGATTGACCGCATACAAGCACATTCTTGCCATCCAGATCGTAACCGATGGAGTTAAAAATCTTCATAACGCCCAGTGGAGTGCAGGGCTGAAATGGAGATATAGTATTAAAACCATCAACATCAACTGCGTCTGGGATGTAGATATTTTGGGGATTGATATGTTTTGGCAGCGGGAGCTGAACAATAATACCGTCCACATCTTCCCAATTATAATCTTCTAGTATCTTGTTATTTAATTCATCCTCCGTAATATCTTCTGGTAGCTTGATAAGATTTGCTTCGATTCCCACTTCTTCGCAGTCGCGCATCTTGCCACGGATATAAGCATTGGATGCAGGGTTATCCCCTACTTGATAAATATGTAAAACAGGAGCATAGTCATCTTCTGCGATAATATTCTTGATTTTATTTTTGATATCTTGTGCAATAGATTTGCAATCAATAATCATTGTGAACCTCCTTTATAAAAATGTCTGAAATAGTTTCCTAAGTTTTGCGCTGAGAGCGTCATTTTCAAGATATGATGAAGAATTCAATCTGAACTTTCTGTACGGGACGTTTTCAGATGATAGATAAACATCATAATTAATATCGTCCATTATGAAGGATTCATTAGTGACAACTTTGGCGGTCGGTAAAAAACATTCAAGTAATGAAATATCATAATTGAAATCCTGACAAAGAGATTTACCAAAATCATCAATATCTGGAATCTTCTCATTATCGATATAGTCCCAAATATATTTTATTCCAGTTAGACCATCTTTCATGAGGCCATCTGTTTTTACCATTTTGTGTAGGTCTGTATCAATCAAAATAAATCTACTATAGAATCCAGAAAATCCTCCATTAGACTGTAAAAGCAGCTTCATATGTTTTCTCCTTTATACTCACTACTACTATACAGAACATTTCGTAGCTGATTGATAAAATCATCCACAACGCATTCACTGCAATCTAAATTAACCGTACACACGCCACAGCTATCAGTATAATGATGCAGTAGATCTTCGATTGATCTTTTATAATATTCTGTTTGGTCTTTATAAAACCCTAATTCTTCCATAAGAATCACCTCGTTACTGTACTAACTCCATTATTTTTAATCTGTCCTTTTTGAACATGAACTATTACAGAGTCGGCGTTAACAGTATTGGTTGACTTATATTCGATATATGGAGCGTTGCTATCATAGACAATTTTTATATGTCCTTTGATATTCATATAAGTGCCATTGCAAAGAACCGTAAGCATCTCATAATTTTCTGCTGGAATATTAGATACCATAGTAGATGTATATCCGTAGATGTCCGGTTCCAGTTCTTCAATAGTGGCAGTCCACTCAATCGGATTATAATGACGATAGATACCGTCGCCAATCGCCCATACAAAATATCCAACAACAAGAGTAATGAGCACACCAACTATCAAAAACAAGATCTTTTCTCCAAGGGTGAGTTTTTCGTTATTACCATCCAAGTTCAACACCACTTTCGTTTACAATATAGATACCGTTGTCTTTCAAATACTCAATAAACTCTTCATATGGTAATTTATGTGCGAGCTCACAAATAGTGTAGTTACTTCTGCCTTTCACCCACTTTGTTTCTTTCCTCAAGCCAGACCACTGATGTACACGAAATTCCTTACAACGAAATTTTAAATGAAAGGTATCCGCACACAAATCGCAAATTGGTATCTCTACATAAAAGTCACCCGGATAGCGTTTTCTTCGCCACCACTCCATATCATAGAATACAATACCATAGAGTTCAGGGTAATCTTCAAATCCATGTTCTCTAAGATAAGCAAAACCTAATCCATTGATGGTCCATTCTGGCGACCTTGGAACTGTATATCGAAGCTGCGATTCTGAATGCGAGATACAGGCGTTGTTGTATTTTCCGTCGATGCCCATAATGTACCAGTCGGATTTATAATAGCCTATTTGTTTAGTCACAACTAATCACCTCCCCCGTATCATCACCCAACGGCCACGTGCATCCATAAAATGTTCCCAAATTTTCGATTTTAAAATAGTACCATTTTTTCGTCACGTAGTCATAAATACTGTAGCAAGTGCAGCGGCCATCCGGCCAATAGTTCTTTTTAATAGCATCAACATCAAGCTCTAAAAATCGTTTAATCTCGGATAATTTATATGAAGCAAAGATATAGTCCCATGGGCCACGCCAATGGATAAACCACATGTGCTCTACGAAGTTCGGCCATTCTACAGAAAATCGTTCGACTGGTTTACTTCTGCCAAAATTCTTATATTGAAGAAAATAGTTGCTGATACCGTGTACACCAGTCCAATAATGGTCTTTAGTGCAGATGAAATGAGAATAGCTTTCCCATTCTGGATTTTGTATTTCCCAGTGATTCTTTTCGATTGAAAATCTATCGTCCATTCAATCTACCTCATAAAAGTCTAGTTTTACCGTATCATTTTCTAATTTTTATAGCGATGATACGTTATTTATTTACCGTTCGGAACTGTTTCTCCATAAAGTCGTCCCATTTCATACCGAGAGGATTACCGTCAACATCCACACAGTTGCCATCATCATCACAATAAACAGCAGGCTCTGTTGGCTTGCCATAAAATGGGATAGATTCCTTTGGAACAATTTGAATTTCTTTGTTAGGATCATAATTGAAATCGTGAGTTCCATCGCAAGCTACGACATCTCCATCCGGCATTATGTAAACCGGCTTGAAGAACTTCTTGTTTGGATTATTTGATGTGTCAAAAGAGACTCCCACAATCTCATACTTGTCCCATATTGGATTTCCTACACTCGTATTCTTTGTTAGCGATTTTTTCCTGCTCATGTAAATCAAGTCCTTTCAGCCAGTAAGATGGACATTCATAAATTTTTTCGAGGGTGTTTGCATCGCAAAAGTGCTCTCGATCTCTTTTGTTGTAATCGTAATATCCGATAAATGAATTACCATAATCGCTTATTACAAGGTTATCTTTTAAAAGAATCGGACGCTCATCCATGACCTTGACCCAGCCAAAGAAATTTTTGCAAGATTCAGTACAGCAATTTCCTAGCTGCTTCCTATAAGCGCATACTTCTTTATGTAGACATTTACTGCAAATAGCCATTTTTTCTCGCTTTCCAGCAGAAATTCTCTGCCCAATCATAAAATAGTTTTGGAATATCTCGCACACGAGAAGCAACTTTTTGAAGTAAGGTGTCACTAGACTTATCTTCATGAGGTTCTTTATAAATACATTCCCATTTATACTCCCAGAGTTCAACTGTATTGTCGTCTTGTGTACTGATTTTCACAAAAATAGAACGAAGCTTGTCGTTTACACTTACGGAAGCATGGCAATGTTCTTGTTTGAGAGGCCACTCATTTATTTTTGCAAATAAATCAAATGCCCTATCGACTGCCATTTCGAATAATGGCTGCTCGTCAGAGCACATACATATTCGTTTTATATCCCCATCATGTAAAAGATTTAACTCCCAAATTTCTATTGTTCTCACCTCTTTCTAAAACATACATTTTAATCGTCAAAAATTTCTTCTCGCAGAACCGGTTCATCGTGGCTCTCTACACGACTGCCGCATTCTGGACATTGTGTTTGATAAAATAAAATTACATTCAATGACCTCGCGACAAGAACACCTTCTGAATCAGACCAAAATTCACAACCACAATTACATTTAAAATGATATGCAAGTTCTTTTGGAGTCTGCTTATGTTGAATGATTTTAATCGCCATCTGGCACCTCCACGGTAAAGATATTTTGGGTTGCTTCTTTCCAAGAAATAAACTCAGTCCCAGCAACTTCCGCTCTACATCTATAGCACGCAATCACATTATTCTCAGGAATATCCAAATCAGGACTTTCAAAAGAAGCTACTCGAATCTTAGTTGTACAACCACAGTTCTTACAGGGAAATACGATTACTGGATTTTTCAAATTATCAGTCTTATGCATACTGGCACCTCAATCTGCAAACACAAACGCTGTATTAAAAAAGTTCGACTCAATAATCATATTTTCTTCAGACAGAGCAACCTTGATAACTTCATCGTCAGTATGTGTCTCATTATATTCTACTGTGTCGCAAACCTTGTAAATTTTGCCGTCTTTATTTTGAAACAGCGTTCCTTTACCAAGTTTTAATGTAGCTGTTTTCTTTTCTTCTTGAATATGTGCTTTCATATTGTTTATTCCTCCCACCCACCACTACTATTAGAATTATTCGTTATCTAAAACATTAAGCATCATTGTGCCCTCTGCGCAACTTCCTTTAATTTGAACTCGACAAGGAAGGTTTGGAATATCATTGGCGTTATTGGCAAGTTCGTACTCCCACCAGTAATCCATTTCCCATCCGTTTTCGCTCATATCAATATTCTGATAGCCAAGTTTTTCAAGGATCTTACCTACTTGATAAAGGGAAATTCGTTCAAAACTGAGATCAAGAATCTCTTCTCTATCTGCTTTACCTACCCATCCAATAATATTAGTAGCTATCGGAAATAAAATATCCGTGTCTTCGTCGTATCCATTTTTGCCTGCGTATGCCATAGAATCACTTCCTCCGTAAAATTTACCTTTTACTTAATACCGTACTTGGCCTTAACCTTCTTCAGGGTCTCACTCTTATTGTGATAATCATCGCGAGCTGCCTGATAAGCAGTCATCTTCTCTGTCAAAACACGCTTTGCTTCGGCCTCTGCAACGTCAGCATCTGCCAGCTCCTTATTCAAAACAAAGCCGCTCGTCTTAATACCATCAATAAAACCATCCATGCGATCATTTTTAACACTTTTCTCGCCCATTGCACCAGTATCAGTGTTGAACATCTTTACGATAGAATCCTCGACACCGGCGATATTGTACACATAAAAATACTTAGCCATAATTTAGTCCTCCTCAACTTTTTCAAATTTAAAAATAGTGTTTTCGGTCTGAACAATAACATTCTTCTTGTCATCCGAGATGTAATAATCGGTAACGTGAGACGTATGCATTGCGCCCGGATAGTCGTGTCCTTCATTGTCTTTGATGTACCGGAAACCGGCAGACTCATCGACCTTCAGACGCACAATCTTCATGGTCATGCCAATCCAAGTGGGATACCAGCCGTCGTTTCGAGTGCGACCAGTTACCAGCGAGATTGCGTTCACCAGCTTGTACTGATTCTCCATAATCTCATCATCAATCGGATTCTTATGAGTCAATGCAGCATTCGGCATTTTCTCAATTGTGCGTGTCAAAAGAAGCATAAAATGCATAAACGCATCATGTTTTTCTTCTCCAACATCGATTTCTGCGTACTTGCCCATCCGATACAGAAGCTCGGATGTATCAATTGTCTTTCCCATAATTCTCCCTATTACTGCTTTCCAGTACTTCCAAAACCGCCAGCGCCGCGTTCAGTTTCGTCCAATTCGGAAACTTCTTCAAAATCAGCCTGCCAGAACGGAACAACTGCCATTTGAGCAATGCGGTCGCCATGAGTAATCATTTGAGGGATATTGGAATGATTATGTAGTGCCACAATATACTCTCCACGGTAATCCTGATCACAAATCCCTGTTTTGTTCGCAGGAGCAAGTCCCAGCTTGGTTGCCAGACCGCTGCGGGCGTAGATAGCCACATACCAGCCTTCCGGCGGAGCCATTCGCAGACCAGTATGCACCTTAACAGTCTCATGCGGCTGAATCATAATGCAGCGATCACCATTCTTATTTACCATCGTTGCGTCATCAAACCCGATATAGGCGTACAGGTCTGCACAAGCAGCGTTTTTAGAACCATAAGTCGGCAGATGAGCATCTTCGTGCAGTTTATTGATTTTAATATTTGGATGGTAAACAGTGGTAAAAGCATCGCTATCTGGGAACTTTTCGTAATTTCCTAAATCCATAATTTTATTCTCCTTTCTTATCTTCTGGAGTCCACCAAAGGACTATATTGTCGTATCCAGTAGTTTTCATGCAATCGATAACTCTCTGATTGGAGCTTCCCATATAAGGTAGTGAGATGTCACGTTTTGATTCAATATATGGGCCATCCACGATGACATCGACAAGATTTAAAATCATATCGATGTCATCATTTTTATTGAGCGGATTTATCTGGCTTAGTAATTCTTCATAGGTATATCCAGTCCACATCCAGATATCTTTTTTATCTCCAAACTCAACTAAGATTTTATAAATAATATCACTGATTATTTCTCGATTTTCTGGATACATTGGATCTCCACCAGTAAGAGTTAGCCCCTGAATGTAATCTGGTCGAAGCAACTCAATTAGTTCGTCTAGCGTTTCTTCTGTAAATGGCTGGCCTGCGTTTGCATCCCACGTTTGCTGGTTATGGCAACCAGGACAATGATGGTTACACCCCGAAACGAAAAGACTTACGCGCACACCTTCGCCATTCGCTATATCACACGGAATGATTCTCATGTAGTTCATACGATTTATCCTCTAACAAATCTTTCCAATCGGATTTTGAGTGCTAATCTTTACAAGTGTGGTTTGATGATGTAAACAATCCGAGACTATTACTGCATGACCCATCTCTTTCATGCCAAAAGCAAGACTCACAAATTCCTTCTCTCATTTAAAACATCCACACTCCTTTTAGCGTAATTTATTCTCCATCTCGGCGTTTTTCTTAGCTGCTGCATCAATTGCTTCTTGTTCAGTTTTATAAAGACCATTCGTATTTCTATTAGAATTTCCGTCGTAAAAAATAATATGATCTTCATCTGCTACCCACATTCGATTGTAGCTATTAAAAGAAATTCTTATATCAAATCTTTCAATTTTTCTTTTCTGCACACAATAAGAAAGCTTTGAGATTTTTTTATATCCATCACACTTTGGACATTTAATTTTCAAATCCGGGTTTTCGCCAATCTTTGCAAAAACCACTCCTTTTCCATGACACAAAGGACATTTAAAAGTTTTATATTCGGTATTTATTGTCCACACATAATCTCCAATTTTAAAATCGCCAATCAGCGACACAACGATTTTATTCACAAATCCTTTCGGTAAATCTTCCATGTCCATTCGCTCGTACAGAGCAATTTGATCTTTCAAATCTTCCTCGGACTTATGTTTTCTGCTTTCAAGTTCATGAATTTCTCGCTCAAGCTCAAGTTTTCTTGTTTCCAAGTCATGATATTTCTGTAACATGATTTTTGCATCATCAGAAACAAGTTCTTCTAGTTGACGAATTGCATTTGATACTATTTCGTCTGCTTGACCTCCACACTCTGGCTCGCACCAGTCATAATCATCAAAGTAGTTCATTTTATACAAACCTCATCCACAAACTTGCACAAGCGATAATAAAAATATTCAGCGCAATACATCCATACCTTCCATGCTTCTTATCGCCTCGGAAAATATATGTAGAGAAGTCATATAAAATCTGTTCAGAACGAATGACTGCTGCTGTAAAAATCAAAATAATATAAGATTTGGTCATGAGCCAAGCAATCTCAGTCAGCATCCATTAGCACCTCCTCAACTGGAATAATTCGACCATCAACGTAACAGCACATCTGACCGTGCTCATTATAATAAGGAGACATATAGCCATTATATATCATGTAGTACATAATCTTTGTGTCTCGTTCATACACGATTGGAGAATTTCCAAGTCGGTAGAAATATTTATACTCATCAACTGTTTTATTCCCATATGTATCAGTATCTGAACATCCAGTTAGCATAATCGCTGCTAAAAATACGCATACGGCAGTATTTTTGAAAGTCTTAAACATACTTTTCCTTTCTAATAAAAGCGGAATTTTAATTATCATCTTCTAACGGTCTCCAACAATCTGGGTTTTCAATTTCATCGCAATCATGGTCAAACCATCGACCATCAAACGAGATAAATCCGACTGATGTATGGCCGTCTTTGAATTTTACTTCAACGTCATCAGAATACATCACAGATGGACTCACATACGGAGTTTCGCTCGAAAATTTACGCCAGCGTTTATTGTCGTCCTCCGGCCAGTCAATCTTAGAACCACACTGACCGCAGTAGTTATTTCGATCTCCATCTTCGTTATAAAGGTATTCGCCGCTACCACAATTCTGGCAAGCGATAATACCATCTTCTGCAAAAGGATCGTTAATCATTTTTAGCCTCGATTTCTTTCCATCCAATGAAATCACAAATACAAAGCTTCTCTGGATCGCACCGATGAAGCAGGAATTTATTCTGTCCAGAGAGCCTAGAACCGCCAGACACTTCAGCGGGTTCACACCCATCTTTAAACATTTCGGAAAGAGTCCATTCCTCAACAGTAGATAAATCAACATCATTTTTAATGATGTCGCGATCGCATACACGGCATTTAAAAATTTTTACGTATTTCTTTTCCATGTTAACTACTCCTGTGGATCATCGGGCAAAAACATCCAATGAGTTGGCTCTATACGACACCAATTACGGTCAACAATATCATACCAGTGTCTATCCTCGTGATAAAATACTACCGCCTTCCCCATTTCTGAGTTATAAGCAAGAACAGGCTCGCTTTCACAAGTCTTTGGATTAGTTTTGGGCAAATCTTCTTTTATGCTAATCCACGAATCACTGCCAAAGGCTTCCGCTTGGAAAGTCTTGTAGAATACGCCTTGTTCGTTTTTCAAAAGAATACGTTCAGCCTGATTGAATACATCATCAGGAACAGAAAGTTCAATTGTTCCGTTGTTTTTCTTTGCAATTACGTTAATAATGAACTCATCAGCGTCCATATTAGCCAGCCTCCTCTTTCTCTTTGTCATCAAAGAACGATCCGTAATCAAACCACATATCCTCGATGATATTACCGATAATTTTTACAATTTTTCCAAAGCCGGTGCCCTTTATGGCTACACGAACGTACTTCCCTTTTAGTTCTGAAAACTCTCGTTCTCCGATTACATCCATAATTCGCATAATTGATTCTACGCCATTGGAATATCCTTCATATTTACCAGCTGGCTTGCTGCCAATAGCATATCCACCATATGCAGTTACCCACGTATTTCCACGAATGGTCAATCGCGGGACGAACCAATCGTAGTCGTTCATGTGTAGATCAACATCCACAATCTGTGCATTCTCAATTTTGTATCCAGCAGCCTCAAGCTGCTCTTTTGTCCATTTCTTCATATATTTACCTCGCTAAAACGGCACTTTTATAAAGTTGTAAACAACCCCGCATTCCCCTCGATAGAGAACATAAATAAATCTTCCGAATCCATATCGTAAACTTCTTTACAAGGCCATTTACGAACTGGAACCATATCGGTCTCTCGTTTTTCGTAAAGAGTAACGGAAGCAGGTTCGTACGCAACAGTCAGTTTATACTTATCGTCAGGTTCTTGTTTTCCATACAGACGTTCATTCATAAAGTCATCTGTTTTGAAATGATTCAGAATTTGAAGTCCGTATCTAATTGCCTCTTTTAATGCATCATCTTTCGTATCATGTTCAGACACAAGAACTTCTCTACCGTCAATCGTGATGCCGTCATAAAAGTTTGTAAAAACGCCCCCATAGTTTCATAAAGTCCCCCATTTCTCTCTACCGCAAGTGTCACAGACGAAGTGCCATTTATCATACCAACTATGTTTTGCATCGTAGAGCATCACACCACCACATCGGCTGCATTCTGGAAGAAACCAACGGAGTAGACGTTTCAAGATTTTAGCAATCATTCTTACTCTTTCTCCACAATCCGTGCTTTTTCATAATCTCGAAGAAATCTTCCATAAGAGTATCGGCCATCTTACCAGGTATTTCAGGAAGATCTAGTCCAAAATCTCTAAAAGCACAGTGTAGGCAGCCCCATGGAGTTAAGGCGAATTTTTCATAAAAATCATCATCAGGATTGTTTCCTTTTGAGTCCAACGTATTCGTCTCGTACTCAAACTGTCTCACTTCGTCCTTGGTGAGCCATTTCTGCCACTTACCACAAACAGAGCAATACAGACCAATCTGGCTACCTTTGTTCTGGATAAAGAGAGATTTACTGCCACACTTACATTTGAAGTCCATCTCAGCCACCTGCCTTTTCTACATTCTGAACCATGCAGCTCATACCGGGATGAGATTTTTCAAAACGATGCCGTGCCTTATTCATAGCTTCATTCTGATCGTATGCTCGGACATAATATGTATTAGTTGCCTGAATTCCATCTTCATAAAACAGGACTTCTACTGACCAATAATTCATATAGCTCCCTTCATGCCACCACACCCACCCTGCTTGTTAGTTTACTTCCTCGTATGTCTTTTCAAAGATATCGGGCTTGCAAGAGTAAATCTCTCCGTTCACGCCACGGATAATATAGTCTCCGTAGTTTGCGTGCATCACACCTTCCAACGTTTCGATGTCTGCGTTAGTGTCTGGAACGTGAATAAATCCGCTACTCAACCCATGCAAAGTAACCGTTCTGTCTGTCACCTTATTCATAAACCAGTCTGGAATATAATCAATTCCAAGCTGAAATGCTTCGACGACAACAGGTTTCTTACGATACCACCCCATTACTTTCGACTTCCTTTCAAGAATCCTTCAAGCAAAATAAGAGCCAACCAAATACCTGTCGCAACCTTGACCGTAAACGTGATATTTAATAGTTTAAAAATAAGCCAGACAGCACCAATCGTGGTAATCCACGAAGTAAAATAAATTAAGGCAAGAAATAAAATGGTTCCAAGAAAAGAACCAAGTGCCTTAAAGAAATTCTTCCACACTTCTATTCCAATCACCTTCTTTCAAAAATTTTCATTTTATAAAGCCTCGTTTACTCACCCTTGGTAACGACTGTATCGGCACCCTGTACGGTAACCCAACCATGCTTCAGGCGAGCTTCTGCTTCCTTCATCTGAATCAGTTCAGGAGTGATAGATTCGGAAAGCACCTTATTTGCATCAGCCTCGGCCTGTGCTTCAATCATCTTAACGTCAGCTTCCGTCTGTGCCTTAACTTTATCAGTCTCTGCCTGAGCCAGAGCGGTCTGCTTATTCAGCTCAGCAATCTCTGCGTCCTGCTTTGCCTGCTCCTTAGCACGAATCTTCTGCATCAGGGTATCATCAGGCTGTGCGTCAACAATCAGTGCGGAAGAAACATTGATACCATATTCTGCGGTCAACTTCTCATTCAGATAGTTGGTGATTGCAGTATTAACACCTGCACGGTCATCAGAATAAATCTGCATAACACTGAACTGAGGAGTGACTTCCTTAACATAAGCAATAATGTCATTCTGGATTTTGCTCTCCATCAGGCTCTCACCATCCATGCCACCAAACTTGGTGTACAGTTCAACAACATGCTCCGGCAGGAAGTTATAATTAACAGTCAAGTTAATTGCAATCGTACCGCCATTAGCAGGGGCATCGATGTGCCAATCTGCGTGTTCCTTTGCACCGTAATCAGATACTGCATTAGAGAATACCACACGCTGCTGAGTAATCGGGAACTCAGACACATGCTTTAATGGGCTCATAAAGTGCCAGCCCTGAGAAATAGTCTGCTGCTCGACTCCCTTCGCAGAATAAACAACACCAACATAACCAGTGTGTACTCGCTCGGTACAAAGCACTGCGCCAACTGCAACGAGAAATGCAACAAAAATTGCCATAAATTTTTTCATAAGTATCTCCTTAATCTTTGTAGTTATCTTTTAAAATGTAATAGGCGATAACCCATACAATCATAAAGAAAACAATAATTTCTTTCATATGTAATCCCACCAACCCACCACTTATATTCAAATTTTATTTCATACTCTCTTCGAGTTCTTTGTAGCTAATTCCACTCGTCAGTCCCGGAGACTCTTCACTATCCGTTCCTTTGAAATGCGCTCCAACAACACTAGGATGCAAATATTCAATCATTGCAAAATTAGCAACATCAATGAGCCATTCTGTATTTCCTGTCTCTAAATACTTTTTGACTCTTGGATAAATTTCCTTTACAGCTTGAGCCAAGTCTGGATATGTTTGATTCATCCAACCGTATTTATAATGAGATACCAAAATACGATTCTGCATCTTTTTAACAAAACCATTATCCCAATCTCGCTTTAAAATCTGTTGTGTAGTATCCATATCTTATCCTTTGTTTAGTTATCGCTCAAATGAACCACCCGGTCACGAATCTCCTGAGTACGTCCCTGATTCCAAAAATGGCTTCCTACGTACCCACAAGTACGCCGTGCGACATTCATTTTATTCTGATCGCGGTTGCCACAATTCGGGCACTCCCACACCAGCTTGCCGTTATCCTCCACGATCTTGATCTCGCCGTCATAGCCGCACACCTGACAGTAGTCGGACTTGGTGTTTAACTCGGCGTACATGATGTTGTCGTAGATGAACTTCATAACGCTAATTACGGCAGGAATATTCTGCTGCATATTAGGAACTTCAACATAGCTAATGGCACCGCCCGGAGAAAGCTTCTGGAACTCACTCTCAAACTTCAGCTTTGTGAATGCATCAATATGTTCACGAACATTGACATGGTAAGAATTGGTAATATACTCATGATCAGTTACTTCAGGAATAATGCCAAAGCGCTTCTGCAGGCACTTGGCAAACTTGTAGGTGGTGGATTCCAGCGGAGTGCCGTAGAGGGAGTAGTCCATGTTCTCGGCCTTTTTCCACTCTGCGCACTTATCATTCATGTGCTGCATAATTTCAAGAGCGAACGGTTTTACTTCAGAATCGGTGTGGCTCTTGCCAGTCATATACTTCACGCACTCATACAGACCGGCGTAACCCAGGCTGATGGTGGAGTAGCCGCCAAAGAGTAGCTTGTCAATCTTTTCGCCCTTCTTTAGACGAGCCAGTGCTCCATACTGCCAATGAATAGGACTCATGTCAGAAACAGTTCCGAGTAAACGCTTATGTCGAATCTGAAGTGCTCGATGGCACAATTCAAGACGCTCATCAAAAATCTTCCAGAATTTATCTTTGTCTTTTTCAGAGCTACAAGCCACGTCCACCAGATTGATGGTGACCACACCCTGATTGAAGCGACCATAATATTTCTGACCCTTTACCCAATTCTTTGCGTTAGCCACATTCTCAGTAGTTCGGTCAGGCGTTAGGAATGATCTACACCCCATGCTGACCCACACGCCACCCTTGAGTTCCTTCATAACTTTTGCGGAAATGTAATCTGGAACCATACGCTTTGCAGTACACTTAGCGGCCAACTCCGTCAGGTAATAGTATTTAGAATCAGGATGAATATTATCCTCATCGAGAACGTAAATCAGCTTCGGGAACGCAGGAGTAATCCACGCTCCGGTTTCATTTTTAACACCCTGAATACGCTGTTTTAGCATTTCTTCAATGATAACAGCCAAGTCATCACGAGTCTGTCCTTCAGGAACTTCATCCAGATACATGAATACGGTAATGAAAGGAGCCTGACCATTGGTTGTCATCAACGTAATCACCTGATACTGGATAGTTTGAACACCACGAGCGATTTCTTTATGTAAACGTTCTTCAACAATGCGATTGATGGTCTCCTTTGCTGGCATCTTATCAATCTCATTGTTTTGGACCATATCGTAGAACTCCTGATGGACTTCCTTCTCGATTTTCTTACGAGAGACATCTACGAACGGAGCCAGATGAGATAAAGTAATGCTTTGTCCACCGTATTGGTTAGAAGCCACCTGAGCAACGATCTGCGTAGCGATATTACAGGCAGTGGAGAAACTGTGCGGTCTGTCAATTCCAGTACCAGAGATTACAGTACCGTTCTGCAGCATATCCTCCAGGTTGACCAGATCGCAGTTGTGCATATGTTGAACGAAATAATCTGTATCATGTACATGAATGATACCAGCCTTATGCGCATCCAGAATATCCTTCGGAAGCAACAGTCGCTCTGTCAATTCTTTGGATACCTCGCCAGCCATATAATCGCGCTGGACGCTGTTTACAGTAGGGTTCTTATTACTATTTTCCTGATTGATTGCATCGTTCCGAATATCGATGATATCCAAAATGCTTGCATTAGTCTTTTCCTTTTCTCGGATTTCCTGACGATATTTACGCCACTGACTATACGCTTCTGCTACATCTGAAAAAGGACTATTTTTCAGACTGTCAACCACGATATCCTGAATCTGCTCAACCGATAGGATGTCTGGCATATCAGCAATGTAATCAGCGATTGCATTGGATACACGAGCGTCGATACCACCCGGCGTGCAGGTCATCGCCTTCTCAATCGCATTTACAATCTTACTCTTATCAAAAGGAACTTTCGTTCCATCGCGTTTAATCACATATTCCATGCAATCACTCCTTTAAATTCTAAGGACGACCTTAGAAAACCAAAATGTCATTATCATCACTAGGAGCATCACTGCCACCAGTGGATATTCCCAGTTGTATCTCATTTATGTAAACCTCTTAAAACTTGACTTCATCGGCGTAAACCTTAGAATTCAGCATTGAATGGTCAACTTTATTAACTCCTTTGTTATTCGGAGACATAGCATCATTATGAACACTCGGAACCACGGCAGTCTCAATGTTTGGAGTATGGATTTCTGGACGGAAAACCAAATCATCAGTATAGTCGTGTTTCGCATGACGAGGAACATACTGAACGCATTCTTTTACTGTCTTTCCAATAGTAGGAATATAGACGTCTCCGCAATCCGGCATCGTAGTCAACTTATCAGTGACCTCATTAGGAACTTTCTTGAGCGTATCTACTACACTTTCAGCAATCTTTTGCTGTTCCTCTAAAAGCCGGATTTTATAGTCCAAATACCAACGTGCCTTCGTCAAATCTTGAAGTTGAGAATTGCCATCTTTGTGACCTGCCCGGCTCAGATACTTACCAACATTCCAAAGATAAGCATCTTTATCCAGCTGCCACTCTCGCAACACTTTAATGGCTTCGTAGGGATTGTCTGCGCCGCCGTAATGGACTGGATGGTCTACGTTCTTCTTAATTTCATCAAGTGTTTGCATCAATAACCTCCTTGTTTTTTTCAATAGGCTTATAAACATCTGCCAACCGAGGATGACGGCCACAGCAGCCACGACCTTCTGGGCAGAACGGATACTTCGGATTAGCTTCACAGGAAGGAACCATCCATGCGGCAAGTTCAGGGCAAACTGTGGCGACTTGACTCTTGATTAACTGAAACATCGACCGGATTTCACTTTGGGCTCGAGTGCAAAGACGCAAATGGCTCATTTCAATTAGTGACCGCGCATTGATTGTGACATAGAACTTAGTACAGCACGCATTCGGCAGAACAGCGCGAGCATCCTCGTTGGCGGCATTATGATATTTTTTTAGGATATAATAATCAGCTGCGATACTTGCCATCATATCTTTAAAAACATCTGCATCTTCACCGCTGAACGGATTTACATAATCAAAGTTGTTCATAGCTACATATCTTTGTGACTGCACGCTCAAGCTAATGTGACGATGCCGACTTAACTGGGCCAGAAGCGCACGGCTCACACCGGTTACACAGAACGTAAATGAAATATGTTCAAGCACGCTCCGATGCCCCGTCGCTTTGCATCCCTTTACGATTCGATATGTATCTGTCGGTTCAGAATCATAACAGACACTCGCTGCCAGCTCTGCAATCGACAACGGATTTTTATCTCCATCTGAATTGACTGGCTGTGAGTATGAAATCAACTCAACTTCCATTTTTGAAATCCTCCTTATTCATCGCACCAGTTTTCAGGAATGTCACTCTCGTCAATTACGATACAATTCCTGGGTGCAACATTCGTTGTGTACTTTCCGTCTTGAACTTTAATCATTACGTTCATAATTGAGACAACTTTACGAATGCTCCAAAGAACTCCGCGACCATTTCGAGTTCTAGCTCTAAGAACTGTGTCGCCAACATGAATCTCTCTATTAAGAATATCGGTTACCATTTAATCCTCCTTTATTTTAGAAGTGCAAACTTAAACCAATCTGGGAAGTTGGATACTGAAATCCCATATTTGATAAGGCAAGACAACAGCCACAACGCAATCATGATTCCGACCGCAATAAGATAATCCTTAAAAATCTTAATGAAAGCGATCCACATCTTAATCCTGTCTCTCATTTACCTCACCTCTTTCAATCAACTCATCAACAGTAACCTCTCCACAGAGAACCTGTTTAAGTTGCTCGTCAGACAACTGATATGTAATCGGTTCTCCACACTCGATAGGATATCGAGCCAAGGTTCTGTAATATTCTGCAAGGGCTCGTTCTTTACGTCCCTGTTCACGATGGTCAATACCAATCATATCGCCCCACCTCCTTCCTCAAATTCTTCACTCTTTCCGGTCACGACATAGACGTCATCTTCGAGATCTTCTTTATCAACAAACGATATTTCTCCTAGTCGCAGACCGCACTTGTTACTTTCTGGTCTGTTGTCAATTATGTAGAAGTCGCCAGCATCACAAAGAACCTTATACCAGTGTCCTTTCTGTAAAGTGGCTTCTGCCGGACCCCACTCTTTATAGTCCGTTCTGAAGTACATCCTCATTAGGGCTCCTTGTAGGGTTCCATATCACCCTTCCAAATCTGGAAATAAGGATGTGCGTCAATGCCGTAAACCTGACCCTTCATACCGGTACTGGTGATTTTGTAAGGCTTCCCGTCTTCAAGGCTATTGATAAAGTCCTGATACTGAGGACTCATTTTAAAGAAGTCTTTCTTACCCTGAATCCTCTTTACCTTAATAGTGACCTCATCACCAATCTTGGGCTCCCACTCTTCAACTGGCATTCCAGCCAAAAAGTCTGGACCACCGGCCTTCTTGATTCGCCGGGCGAGGATTCGCGCCTTACGTTGCTCTCTGCGCCGGTCTTCTCGGTTCATTGAATTACTCATATTCTGTTCCTTTCAGCTTATCAAAGTAGGGATCGCCGTCTTGCTTCTCTAATAAGTTGAGCTCCCCGGCGGAGCCTACAGAATACAAACGAAAATTTTTAAAAATCTCAGCACCTTTAATAGTGGCTAGAGATGTAATTATGTAGAGTATATTGTGTTCTTCTGTGCCATCCGTAAGTTGAACTTCAAGTCGTTCTTTCTTTGGGATGGCTAGTTTTCGGAAGTCATTCAAATAAAACCGCCTTCTTCCAATTTCTTTACAATCTGTTTGTTTACATTGATTGGAAGACGTGGATTTGTTAGCTGTGCAGGAGACACAATGTTAATATAGAAATATGGAGAAAATTTCTCCTCCAAATCCTCATATACTGCCGCAAACTCGCTAAAACCAAAGCGATCTTCCGTTATAATGTACTCCCAAATTGCGGACATTCGGCTACTTTTATATGGTTTCCACAAACGGCTACTTTTATATGGTCCCCACCAATACCCTTTACTATCAAAATGGCAGTTTGCCTTAATGATCTGCATAACCTTTTTACGAGTTTTCTTTGACATGTTTCTCATATGATTCCTTCTTGTTTTGCTTTCTTCGAGACGGTTAGCTCTCTGAAGTCGTTCATTTTGGCATTATGTATGCTTTCTCATTTTTTCGATAGCAATCAAAAATACGTGCGATAATATCGTAGCATTTACTCTCAGAGTTATAGCTGCCAAGAACAATTCCACGCTCACCCATGCCCTGCCTTGCATAAACATTAAGGCTTGCGGTATCAATGATTGCCATGCGATCAAGATTTATAATTTCTCCGCCTTGCGTTAAAAGTAGCATTTTAAATACCTCACAAATCAGCAAGCTGTGCGGGAGACCAGATATCTGGAATATCCCAATCTTCTTCCGATTTTCCATTATAAATTCCGTAGAAATATCCTTCGGACGGTACATAGATGATTCGTTGCCAGCCATTCATTCCATGTGACTTCTTTGGCTCAAAATCACGAGTCAAAATTTTACGTCCACCACTACTATAAGCAGATGCCTTTGTAGAAATTTCGACACATTTGTTATCCAGAATCCGAAGAATGTGTTTAATTGACTTCTTGGAAAGATTCATAACTTCTCCTTAGCCGTAACTCACTTCATTCTTATCGTTTCGGAATCGCACAAATGTCGGGAATTGCAGAGACTCAAGGCCAGTCTTTTTGTCCATCGTGACCTCTTTGTACTTACATTCCACAATCTTGCCGATGTAATCATCAGGATTTGCCCACACAGCAGCTCTCGTGGAATCATCAAAGCCAGAACCCACTCGAAGTTCGTTACCTTTATAATCAACGACCAGAGCGCCCATCGTACCAGCCAGCCGATTCTGTCCTTCCTCGATTGCAGTAATGCGAAGGTCAACCGTGTAGAAACGCTTAACTTTTAGGCAACCATTGTGACGTTTACGGCGGTATGGAACATTTCGGTTAATAACAAGCCCTTCCCAATCATGCTGAACAGCGTAGTCAAGCCACTCATCAATCTTAGAATGGTCAGTTCCTTCGTAAACCATTTCAACGACTTCAATATTGTCGGTTCCGGTTCTCCAAAGCCTTTCCTTTAAATCTAAGAGACGCTTCTTGCGAACTTCGTATCGTTCAGTGCAGCTATCAGTCAAAAACTGATTTTCTGGAACCATGTCAAAAACAACGAATTTGATGCAACTCTTATCTGCTGTGTCGCTGTTTAAAATCCCTGTGCCAGTTACAAAATTTTGATTATCCGATAGTCCATCCACATTCTTGCGAATCAGTTCTCCGTCGAATACATATCCTAGGTACCAAAGATTTTTAAGATCTCTAATGATATGGTCAAGCCCGGTAAACGCTTGCGCCTGTCTGGAAATCAATTGACCATTGATGTAGGTGCCACGGCATCCATTGAGTTTGCGAGAGGCAAAAATTTTTTCGTTAGGCTTCAGCTTCACCTTATCAATCGGATATCCCTGCTGGACTTCCCAGACAGGAATAATTTCCTCGCCGTATACCTTGTTGATGGTAGCTGCCTCAACGCCAAGCGGAAGATTCTTGGTAAACAGCCGCTTTAGAAACTCTTCGTGCTCGGGATTTTTATGTAAATAGTTCTGGATTGTTGCGATGGATGCGTCAGAACCAGTGTTGTGACCAGCACCCATAATATAAAGGTATCCACAACTGAGATACTGGATATCAATTTCAGGTTTGGCACTCACCTGCTTATTGATTTTTGCATCCGACAGTCCAGTTACGATTGCCGGATCAAGCAAGAATCGGAAGAAGGCCATCAACTCGTCAGCTTCAGCCCCAAAATTCTTTCGTGCATCCAGCAAAATTCTGGTCTTGTCCGTCTTTTTCTTCGTGCTCTGCAATGCCTTTACCATCGCATCGAGCTTACCTATGAGCTCTTTATCTGTCATAAAGCCTCCTTGCATATCCTGTGTTATATAGTTATAATGAATAAAGAAAGGCTTGCCATTACGAGCAAGCCATTTCTTTCTCGTATCCTGTATTATGTAGCTAAAGAGAGAATTTTAAGCCTCCGAGATGGAGACTTTTTATAGCTATATTATACAGGATACTCATATAATTGTCAATGCTTTTCTGAAAATTCTTTCCGTAAAAATTCCTTCAAGAACGTCCGCTTGTATGGAACTCTCGAAGTCTTTACCGCCCGATCAAGAACATGAGTTTCAGCACAAATCACACAATACTTCTTAGCACGAGTGATGGCCGTATAAAGCCATTCCCTCGTCAACATCAAGTATGCAGAGTTGTCCATACCGACAATAACATACGGAGCCTCACTGCCCTGTAGTTTATGGCAGCTCAAAGCATACGCAAGTTCAAGCGTTGCCCAGATGTTATTTCCACCAAAGTAATGAGGAATAAAGATTGTGCCCCACTGGTCAAAGTCAACCAGAATAAAACTACTCTCAATCTTTCGGATAATGCCACGGTTTCCGTTGAACACCGGACACTTCTCCTCTTTTTTCTTTGTCTTGAGATTGTATGTGTGAAGCTCATAGTTGTTCTTGTTGATGATGACCTGATCACCCTCACGCAGAGTATACACTCTATCCTTGCCATCACCATAGATGGAGATCTTCGCTTCGATCTGACCACGACTCGGATTCACAATTTCCTGAATAGCGTTATTCACCTCGTAGGTGCAAATACTACCACGGAGCTTCTGCGGAAGTACAATCTGAATCTTTGCACTGTCATTCCCTACCTTATTATATAAGGTACGGTATTGATTGATGATGTGGTTAAACGACTCACTTGCGTCTTTATAGATATCAAGCTCCAAATCACGAAGTTCACCACGAATCTCACTACCAGCCCAGCCATAAGGCACCAATTGCGTAGCGTTACGAACCTTAATGCTCTCCGTGATAATTGCAGACTTGGCTGCCTGACGATGGATCTTAGTCAAACGAGCCACAGGAACAACCTTAGATGCAAGCATATCCTTGAAAATGTTACACATACCGATGCTCTCAAGCTGTCCGTCATCACCAATCATGATGAATCGCTTTCCGGTCTCGATAGCCTGAATCAAATCGTAAAACAATTGAGCGCCAACCATGGAGGTCTCATCCAGAATGATGATATCTTCATCCAGAGGATTGTCTTTATCGTGAACAAACCCACCGTTCTCGATGTCATATCCAAGGAGACGATGAATCGTCTTTCCATCCTGACCAGTAATCTCCTGCATACGAGCGGCAGCACGGCCAGAGAGTGCAGTCTGTGCAAAAGACTTACCACGAAGAACTTTTAAGACACCAGCGACAACGGTACTTTTGCCAGTTCCGCCGTAGCCTGTTAAGATACAGACGTTGCTAGAGCACACCTTTTTAATGGCATCTCTCTGCTCTTCGGTATACTCGATGCCAAGCGCATTTTCAGCCTCATTGATTGCTGCATCCATATTTCGACCAATCAGCTCAACAGGAGCATCCGCCAGACGCTTGATTTCCTTCGCAATACTATCTTCCAGATTCCACACTCTAGTTAAAGCAAATTCCTGACGGTCATCGCTCCACCAAAGTGTTTCACGTACATCATGCAGATGAAAAAGTGCCCTCTTGATGACCTCTTGATCTCCCTCGTCCAATTCAAGTTCCTTGATACAGCTATTGATTGTCTGGTTTGCCGGGATAATAGAGTTACCTTCTTCAGCACGGGCGGCAAGAAAATGCATAACGTAAGCTTCGATTCTGAATTGCGAATTGTGCTTTAAGCCCATATTTAAAGCAAGAGCGTCAGCTTTTTTCCAGCCGATGCCATACGCATCATCAATCAAGACATAAGGATTCTCCTCAATCTTTTTTACCAAAATGTCTGCACCGTGATACTGACGAACAAGCTTTTCAATAGCACTAGGGGTCAGACCGTACTCAATTAGCTTTGTGTACGCCTCACTGTTATCAATGTTGTTTTCATAAGCATCAATGATCTTTTGAGCTCGGCCTTCCGTAATACCACTAACAGTGCAAAGCGATTTGATATCACCATTCTTGATAATCTCATACGGATTTTCGAATGCTTCATAAAGCATCTCAAACTGATGGTCGGTCAGGATATAATGGAGAAAGCTTTTCTGTTCTTCCGGGTCAGTAATCTCTTGAAACTCATTCATGTAGATAATTTTATACTGATCACCAAACTTTTCATGATGAACATATTCACCACAGAACGAATAAGTTTTATTCATATCGAGGCTAGGAACGTTGCCTTTTAGCCGGAGGTCGCTGTATCGGCTCATAATAGGATTTCCCTGCTTGACTTTTACCACCTCGGCAGAGAAAGTGGCGAAGCCGCCGGGCTCCACCTCCTTCCCATCTTTCGGATAAAAGACTCGTTTTATCCTGATGTAGCAACGAATCATATTTTCATTAAATTTCTTATCTGCCACTTTATAACCCTCTTACGCTATCTCTCTATCTTGCAGCCACTGCTTATAAGGCTTCATCTTCTCAACAATGTACGAATTTTCTTTTCTCTTGCAAAGGACTGCAAGATCGCTACCCTTTGAAATCAGACTTGAATATCGTGCATACTGAGATGCCCAACAAATCATTTCGACAATACCACCTGTCGTGTAAACATGTAAGTACGCAAACTGGTTGCCACGTTTATCCTTCTTTTTTTGGATATCTACGATGACACAAATAGCAGTTGCCTTACCGCCATCCTCTACAGTATCAAGACCAGAATCAATATAGGTGCAAGCATCCTTAATGGGATTGCTAGTCAAGAACATTGAAAGAGTTTCAAATTCCCACATGTGCTCGTCTTGCATATACTTTTCAGCAAACGCCTGCATAAAGGCATTCCGCTTTTTTTCTTTTTCTTTTTTTCGATTCCATGTGTCCGCTTCCCAGCGCTCCCTTCTTACCTTATTATATAAGGCGAGTCTGGTAGGTTTGTCTTTAATAGAATCTGTGTCAATTCCGTATTCGTCTTTGAGAATAGAGATCTTGGGGAGAGATGCCATCTCATGAAAACCCTTCTCTTTATACTCGTTCTCAAAAACCATATTTGCAAAAGTGATTAAGATTTTTCTCTTGTCTTTTGTCGGGATAGCTCCCGCCTTAATCAGCTTGACAACGTTTGAAGTTCCAATCTTGCCACCGTTTGCTCTCTGAATAAAGTCTGCCAATCCAGAATATGGACGGTCTGCAATCACCCCTGATGCGACACTCTCACCCATTCCCTTAATGGCTTTCAAACCAAACAGAATTGTGTGCTTTTCCGCATCGGCCTTAAATTCCATATCAGACTTGTTAACATTTGGAGGAAGGACCCGAATATGTAAACGATCACATTCATTGATAAACACACCCATTTTGCCAGAATCATCTTCTTTAGTAATCATACACGCAGCCATGAAATACTCAGTATAATGAGTCTTCAGGTATGCTGTCAGGTAAGAAAGAAGCCCATAAGCAACTGCGTGGCCCCGGTTGAAGGAATAAGAAGCTTGTTTCAAGATCAATGCCCACATTTCAGAAATCTGATAATCGTTCCATCCTTTCTTGTGAAGACCATCTCTAAACTGAACCTCCAAGGATGCCATAACATCTTTCTTTTTCTTACCAATGGCACGACGAGCATTGTCAACTTCAGTTTCAGGGAATCCTGCATAACGAAATACTGCCAGAGCCTGTTCCTGATAGAGAAGAATATACTGAGTCTTAGCAAAAAGCTGTTTGATGTCAGGATGAAGTAGTTTGATAGTCTCTGGATGAAGCTTATTGGAGCAATACGTCGGGAAACTGTCCTTAGTACCAGGGCGGTTTGCTGCATTCACAACAATGATATCCTCAGCGTTGTCACATTTTGCTTCAACACACATCTTTCGAGCCTCAGCAGACTCCATCTGAAAAATACCAATTGTGTGTCCAGATTTATAAACAGCGTCATAGACTGCCTTGTCATTCAAATCAAGATGGTTGATATCGACATCTTTCCAAGTAAGATGAGCCATCTTTAATGTGTCATCAATCGTGTCCAAATTTTCAAGACCAAGAAAATCCATCTTAACTAGAGACAAGTCATCCATAGCATTGTGCATTTCAAGCTGACACATCTGATTACCTTCTCTATCCATACAGAGAGGACAATATTCAATAACAGGCTTAGGTGTAATCAAAGTTCCTGCAGCATGACGACCCATACTCTTCGGTAAGCCTTCAAGCCGCATAACGTACTTAAACCACAGAGGGAACTTATCATACACATTAGAAAGCTGCTCGCTCTTTCCAAGAATGTCCTTCAATAGAACTTCCTTCTCAACTTCTTCTCCGAGATCATCCAATGTTTTCACGGTCGGAATCAACTTAGCAACTTCATTTCGCAATTCATACGGAATCTGCATATAATATGGGCTTTCTGGATCTTCGTTCAGTACCTTGCCAATATCCTTAATGGCAACCTTGGTAGACAGAGAATTAAAAGTTGCAATTGGTGCTACACTCTCTTTTCCAAAAAGCTCTTCTGCAATAGAAACAAGTTCTTTGCGACGACGACGGCTAATATCAAAGTCGAAGTCTGCGAGACTCTTACGACCTTTATTTGCAAAACGAGAGAAGTCAAGATCCCAACGAACAGAATCAATCTGCGTAACGTTTAGCATAAATAGACATAGACAGTTTGCACCAGAACCACGAGAATAGCCACGAGGGATACCTCGTTCATCGGCCACCTTACAAAGCATATACAGCATGATGAAATAGTCGATGTAGTCAACATATTCCAAAACGTCAAGCTCCATCTCAATTCTGTCCCGCCGGGTTTGCTGTTCTTCTTTACTCATCCATCCGAATTTTTCATCAAAAGTAGAATAAACGAGGTAACGCAGATAATCCAGATGCGAATCAAATTTACCTTCAATTTTCACTTCTGGCATCTGGTTTGGCTGGCCAAGACCAATATCAATATCGTCAACCATATCTGCAATTTTCACAGACATTGAGCATCCTTCTCGGATGAAGTCTTCATCAAACTGCTTTGAAAGTGTTCTCAGCACATCGTCTTCGGTCTGAAGATAACAGTCAACATAACTTTCTCCAACTTCTCGTCCTTCTCCAATTTCTACAAAAACTGAATGTGCATCAACATCTTCCTTGGAAAGCATATGAGCATCGGTTGTAATGGTATACGGAAGATTGTACTTTTTGATAAAAGCTGCAATTTTTGCATTAGCTTCAGCCTGATCTGGCGTATCATGAGACTGAACTTCCATAAACACGTCATCAAAGATCCATTTCAGTTTGTTCCATAACTGCCATGCTTCAGTCTCGTTGCCATCAACAAGTAATCTACTCATTCGACCAACTTGACAGGCTGTAAGACAGATGATACCTTTCCCCCACTCGTTCTGTTCAATAATGTTCAAAGAAGTTCGAGGCTTTTTATACATGCCATCAACACAAGCATTTGAAACAATCTTAAATAGATTTTTTAAACCGGTCTCGTTCTTCGCTAGTAAAACAAGATGGTAACGAGGTTGTTTGTAGTCTTTTGTGTCGGCTTTCTCTGTCTGATTATCTACTTCATAGACTTCACAGCCGATGATAGGCTTAATACCTTCTGCTTTACAAGCCTTAACTTGGTCAACAAAAGAGTGCATTTTTCCGTGGTCTGTAACCGCTATTGCTTTCTGGCCGTTTTCTTTGGCAAAGTTTACAAGTTCCTTGACGGTAAGAATAGAGTCAAGTAACGAACCCTGCGCTGTATGTACATGAAGATTTACAAAATTATCTGACATCTATTCTCCTTCTACCATCAAAACTGATTACGTTCCTTCAGGCGCTTAATCCAACGCTTACGCTTCTCATCAGCAATCTTGTCTGCCTCTACAGTAAAACTCCAAATTTTTTCCGCGTTATCATCAAAATATGCGTAGATACAATTCAGTACATCACCGAATTCTTCTACGAGGTTTTCATAAGCCTCGTTAATGCTTACAGGCGTTGGGTTCTTCATATCGATTGCGCGATAAAACTTTATCGCAGCTTTCGACAGCTCAGAACCTTCCTCACCCATCTGAATGAGGATCTCCTTGCCGTCAATATAATCAAGCACTCGTAAATTTTTATCTTTAATCATCACTCTTCACCTTATCTCCAAACTTAACAATGTCATCAAAAAGCATCACATAGTCGTCAGTGTACTTGTTACCATGGAAGTGACCGAAGTACCAGAATGGTTTACAATCGTTAGGATAGCATTCGTATATATTATCAAAGAATATTTCAGTTGACTGGTCTACCGTGCTTTGATCAATACCACCGATAAACAATTCAGTTGGAATGAACCGAAATGGACAGGTATGCGTGAGCATAACATCAATATCATCGATTTGAGGATCATGTGTAATATTCCAAATCTTTTTCTTAGTATTCTCATTAGGCTGTTCGTCCGGCCACCAGTTCCATCCACGTTCCAACCGATAATATTTATCTACAGAATAGGCTCCGCCGCAAACAAGACAGTTCAGAATTTCCCTATCAGCAAGAATCTGGTAAAATCCGCCATCAATAGCGAAATACTGATTTGGATAATGTGGGTCATGCCACACTTTGCCGCAAATATCTCCACTGATTTCCTTTGTCTTATAGCCATCCTTACGAGACGGGCGGCGTTCGTGGTTGCCATGAATACAAAACAGATTCGCAGGAATATCTGCGGCGATAGTCTTAATACTCCATTCACGAGTGTCATCCTTGCCGTAGTAGTTCAAACCGACATCGCCAAGACAAATGATCCAGTCATTCTTCCCAAGATTATGTTCATGGCAAAATTTCTCTAATTCTAAAAAACGGTTAAAATCACCATGAATATCACCTGTAATGTAAACCGCCATCAGTCAAACTCCTTAATTTTAATCTTCCAACCATACATATCTTCGTCTTCTACATAATATTTTTTACAAAAATCAAGATAACGACAATCATCACATAATCCACATAGATTATCAGTCTTACATGGATTATCAGTCCGGCGTTTACATTCTTCAATTAAAGCTTGAATTTCACTTTCAAGCCTTTTGCAAGTAGGAGTAATAATAATCATTGCACACCTCACTCATAATCTTCTTTGTCAATCACATAAGTTCGTGGATAAAATCTATCGTTTCTATCACCAAAAATATCAACAAACCAGACTTTAACAATATCAAACTCACGATTACATTCTTTACTTCTTAGCATTTTAACTGCATCTCTTGCATTTTCAGCGTAGATTTCTCTGTGTAAGTTGTGATATTTCTTGAGTGTGTAATTATATGTGCGATATTCAATTCTGTAATGTCTATATCGTCGTTTTCTTGAATCATTTGACTTTGCACACTTTGCCACAGTCATAATAAATCAATCCTCCATCAATTACTGGCACAGCCTTGTCATCCCAATACTCGTCCGCACCAATCTTTCGAGGTGAAGTCCCAAAATGTTCTTTCCATTCAGGAAGACTCTCGTTGATGGCATCAAACTGAATGCCCCAATCAAAGCAAGCCTCCATTGCATCATACAAAAGCTTTCCTTCACGGCAAGTCCAGAGAATCAGACCAGCACCGTGTTTCTGTTCTTGAATTGCCTGGTAGATCACATTCCAGTTTGGTTCACCGATATCAGGATAATTATTCTCACAGAGAGTTCCATCAAAGTCGATAGCGATAGCACGCTTCCAATTTCCCATATCAAATCACCTCAAAATCAATAATCTGCGCTTGCGGAGTCACCTTGTTTCCATACTGATTCAAAGATAACCGGCATACAGCATTGATGTATTTTTCTTCTTGACCACCATAGAAATCATTGTTGATCCAGCCAATCATCCGACCATTATCAGCAAAGCACACAAAATCAATGCCTTTTTCTTCATCGCTGAACCGCCACATATTTCCGTTCTTTCCCATCGGCTTACAACTATCATGAGTAAGCGGAATCTTCTGAATAAGAAACAGTGGTTCAGGAATACCTGGTGCCCAAACCTTCTGCATTTCATGCATTTTCTTAATAAGTACAATACCAAGCTGGTCGTAATCAAATACAAAATCACATACCGTGGCATTATCCATCACAGTATCCTTTAGCAATTCATCACAATCTGTAATAGCTTTAAAGATATTTTCTTTTTTGATTCTTACGCCAGCTGCATTTTCATGCCCAGAAACGGATTCAAAATCTCCGGTATTTGTTAGAAATTTTTTGAAATTCTCAATCGGAGACCCATCTGGATTTCGCATTGAACCGCCATAAACATCAGGCTCATCAGCAAAATCTCGAAGTAACACACACGGGCGACTATACATTTCTGCCAACTTAATAGCCACCACGCCAGTCAATCGGCTATCCAATACTCCTGTAGAGTCACAAAAAAGGACCTTGCTCTTGTCTGCTCCGTTTCTCTTGATGGCCTCTTGAAGTTCCGGGATTGCTTTGTCCCTCATTTTATTCTGCTGATACTTACAAGAGGAACACTCACGAGCCACATGCTGCGCAAGAGTTTCATCAATCGTGACACCAGCATTCTTTCCACGAGTCGGAGTGTACTGGAAAGTCTGTTCTTCACCGACCATTGCACGGAACATCCGCTTCTTTTGTTCAGACGAACCAACACGAATCAGTGCGTTCATCATCGGAACAATGTAGAACTGAATATCATTGATAGTAGGATCACCCTTAATATTGAAGCTATTTGCTTCAACTATGGCACAAATCATCGGATTCACAATGCGTGCTAGACCTTTCGTGCAAAGGCGCTTTGTCTCATGTGAGTGCATATCCATGACATCCCCGATGTTTCCAACAGCCACAAGATCAAGATATCGATCTGCAACATTAGTCCAATTATCTTCATCAACAGCCTGAAGAAATTTATACACCACACCAGCGCCAGAAAGTTCCTTGTTAGGATATGTACCATTCTGATTGTTGACGATTACTGCGTAAGGATTCTCTCTATCACAGATATGATGGTCAAGAATCAGAATATCGATGCCCTTATCACGAAGTTCCTTGCATTGCTCAACATCGTTACTGCCAGCGTCAGGAATAATCAGCAGAGTGGTTTCAGGTGGAACCTCGATTTCTTTAGAGAGTCCATGTTCCTTACCACTATGATGCAGAACATTGATTTTTCCAAAATAACCAATCGCCTTCAAATACTGAAACATCATCGAAGCACTTGTGAAGCCATCTACATCACAGTCTACAAGGATAGAGATAGTAGATTTTTTCCAAAGGTGTTTATTCAACATCATGACGGCATACTCAATATCATCCAGTTCCCATGGAGAATTCAGACAAGAATCATCCAGATTCATGTAGGCCTTATAATCCTCGACCCCTCTATTCTCCATAATCGTTCTAATCGGGTCTGATAGGTCGTTCCTACTCCCCTTCCAGAGTTTTACATTCATTTAATTCTCCTAACGCAATTCTCAATCAATGCCTTAAATTTTTCAGGATTATCGGTCGGGGCTTCCTTTTCATCCAGAATCCCTTTATCATCTACTACAGCATACACACTTACGCCATCGACGAATCGATTGGCGAGAACCATAAGCTCACTAAGCTGAACGTCTTTATCAAAGACAAAACAAATATCAACGCAAAGACGTGTCAAAATTTCGATTTGATTTTGTGAAACCTTCTTGCCGCCAGTCGCCACACAGTTGCAGACATCCATGTTCCACATCTGCATAACAGACTTTTCAGCTTCACCAACATATACCAGACCTTCATTCTTGATGTACGGCTCTGTCTTAAACAGACCATATAGAATACGGTTTCTGGCACACGGCTCAAGATACAGATACTTTAATTCACCTTCAGGCGGCTTACCAAAGCATCTTCCCTTTACACCAACCAGCGTGCCAATTTCATCTCTGATTGGAATCGTGATTCTATTTGTCAGTTCATCAAAGCCAATCTCAAACTCCTGCTGTGTCTCATAAGATATCCCATCGTCAGCAAAAATCTGGTTCACATGAGGTTTATAATAGCCGAGGATAGCTTCAGAAATGGGGACTATCGGACGGTCATCCTCGTGTTCTTCACCTTCATTTTGCATGGCGATAAGCTCTTTTAGAATCAACATACTTTTAGGAAGATCTTCCTCGAAGTTGTGATAGTAGTCAAGTCCAACCCATTCACAGATTTGCTTGATGGCTTTTGGGAAAGACAGTTCCAGAAAAAACTGGACGACAGAAATCAAATCATAGCTGGTCTTTCCATTAGCAATGTCTCGTGTGTAATCTACCGCAGTAAGATTTTCATTCTCGTAGATACAGAGTGCCGTTCTATTATCACCATCTGGATTCGCACACTGGTAATATCCAGCTTTGTGACTAATATGATGACAGCCAAGCTCCTCCAGAATCGGCTCAATCTGCTGTTCTTCAAGAATGTAATTTTTTAAATCTGCGATATTTACCATTGTAGTTCCTTACTTTCTGGTGCAGACACCGACCTCTTTCCAGACATTCTGGTTCAAATTCACTTCAAACATGATTTTCTTCTTTTCGCCAAAACGATTCTTGTCGATGTTTCCAACGTAATACCGTTTATCTGGATTCAACCGATGGGCACAGTCACCGCCCCATTCAGGATCATGGGAAATGTACTGATACTTCGCGAACTTATCTTTTGGAATCTCCTTGAATAGAACCATAGTCCAAGCAACGTGCTTAATCATCTTTGACTCAGCAATATTGTTTGAGTTCAGCTCATCAGGAAGATACTCATGAGCATTTTCAGCCAACTGGATACTACCGTAGATAAAGATTTTCAGATTTTTCGCAATCTCTTCAAGTTCGGTGGCTGTGACCTTGAACGCTGCCCATTCACCAATCGATGCAATATCGTTCTTTAGAGTATCGTAAAACACATACTTTACTCCCTGAGTGAGAGCTGCCTTCTGGATTTCAAATCGCAGAGATTTATCACTGTAATCAGCAGAGACATCCTTTGCGATAATCAAGCCCTGTGATTCGTTCTCGATCCACTGGCAAACATCAAGCACATTGCGATACTCTTCGCTCTCCTCGTAGACACGAGCGGTGAATTCATCAATGCTTTCTATGTACTCCCCATCCTCATTTTGCTTTCTGAAAATGAAGTTTCCGTTTGCATCACGGTACATTCCAAGGGTGATTTCTCGTTCATCCTTATGAAAGCGATGACCATGCAGTTCTTGAAACTCAGGATTATTGATAGCTGTGACCAGTAAGCAGTACCGGACGGATTCGAGATCCATCTCGTTTAGCAGCAGAAGAGCTTTTTGCTTCTGAACCAATGTGACGTATGCAACAATCGCCATCATATATCTAGTCTTACCAGCGTTAGATGGCATACCATTGAACATCACAGTGCCCAGCTTCAATCCTCGGAACAAATCATTCATGATAGGATGCTGGAACGGTAAGCCCATATCTGGAACGCTCAGACGTTCATTGACCATTGGCAACAAACCATTATTCAAAATCTCAGCATCATCGTTTGTGATGATGACGGTATTGATCTTGTCCGCCTTGCCACGAATCAGTTTGTAAATGTCCTGAGCGCCAAACATTTCAAACTGACGATGCTTCAAGATTCCTTCGATGTTAAATCCGTTTCTCTGGTACTCACGAAGTAGCGAATATTTCTTCAGGATATTGAAGTATCCCTTAATGTCATCGTCATTCGCAAGGCTCATGTAGTATTCAATGGTTGACCAGCCCTTCAGCCGCTTGTATTGTGACAATCTGGACTCGTCTTCAGCCATAAACGTTAAAACAGACGTTTTATTAAATTCTTGAGTCCGAGTTTCGTAAATAATTAACGCTGCATCGTAAAAAAATTTTGTTGCTTCATCGGCAAAATCGTACTTGCTCTTGACATAATGCCCATACTCGACCAAATAGTCGGGATGCTTGTAAATTGCGCCAACAAATAGAATTTCGTTCGGGATATTTGAAATGAGCTCCACTCATCCACCTCCCTTTTATATCTCATCGAGAATTGCACTTATATCAATTTCATTCTCGTTTTTACTCTGTTTCGGTGCTGTTTTCATCCGTTTCAGTACCGTTTCAGTCAAATTTTCCTTCGCTTTGTCTTCGCTTTCACTGCGAATCGAAGCTAGTCTTTCTTTTCGTTCGAGATAACTAGGATATTGAGCCAATAAAACAGCCAAGTCGTAATTCCATCGCTGACTCATATCACAACCCTTTGCTTCTTTCTTGGCAATTATTTTATCTAGTCGGGGTTTCGCTAGAACCCACATATCGTAAAGTTCTAGCGGAGGAATAGAACCTCTATATTTGTAATAATTACCGGAAATTAACTGCGTAAGTTTCGAGTAAAAGCTGCCAGGAACAACCGCCGGGGCGTATATATCTCGAATATGGTCGAAAAGAATCTTTTTCTCTTCCTGTTTGATATGTGCAAGCTCACGATTGTGGTCTTGCTCTCTCTTTTTGGAAAGAAGATCATCGACCTTTTTATCCGTAATGTCATTCACTTTGTCAAAAAATGCCCTTAGCAGGTCATCTGTCCAAGGGCGTTTTTGATTTTTCTTTTTTTCTACAAAACAATCCTTATGATAAAAACCAGTCTTGTCGTAGAAAAACGTGCTACGGTCTCGCTCGATGAAAATGTTCTTCCCGCAAATCTTGCATTTACGGGTTAGTTCCATTAAGCCAGTTCCTTCTCCATGACTGCGGCAACCTTCTTCAGTTCCTCAATGTCAGTCATAGAACGGAATGCGGTAGACAGGCCAGCCGCCTTAACAGCCTTCTGTGCGGCACTCTTCTTCATAGGAGAAGCGGAAGCAATCAGGTCATTCAGCTTTGCCTTGATGTCATCCATAGAAAGCTCTTTACTATCGGAACTCTTATCTGCCGGAACATCATCCGGCTCATCGTTTTCGATACCAAGGTCACGCATACTCAGCTTAACTTCAGTCTTAACAGCATCGTTTAAGCCGTTTTTGATGACGTTCTCCCGATTCTTTGCGCTACTAGAGATAATATCCTGATACTCAAGCAGGGTCAGATCCTCAACGACCTCACCGCCCTTATGCATACCGGTACGATCCTTATCGAAGAAAGCGAGCTGCTGACCATCCTGAAAATACAGGCGGAACTCAGTATCAACGTTGTACTCCTGACCAGCAAACCCATCAGGAATCTTACGACCAGTAGGCTCACTTACGATAGAACCATTCACAACCTTAGTATGCTTCTCGTCCTTCTCTCGGCAAACAACGATGTAGTTCACACCAGATGCATTTAGATCCAAAATCAGAGACTGACCCTTGAAGTTCAGGGTATTGAAATCCTTGAGCTCCATGCCAGCACCCTCAATCTTAACTGCCTTTTCATCACCGGTCAGACCCTGAGATGCAGCCTTAACCTTGGCACGCTTCTGCGAGAAGGCGGTGAGGCCCTGTGTAGCAGTCATCTTGAGGATGGAAGCGGAGTCAACAACCAGAGCGTCTGCACGGAACGGCTTGCCATCTGCATCCAGATAAACATCCCCATTCTCATCTTCGATGTCCTCATCGTTGGTAACCATCTTGATATAATCCTGAACTTCTGCCAGAGACTGGGTGTAAACAATCAGCAGATTATCAGGATTCACACCATTGGCTTCCAGCTCCTCGGTGTAATTATCAATAGAACCATTCTCGGTATCCAAATACAGAACACGGAACGGCTTACCGTCTGCATTTTTCAAATAGCACAGCTGCATAGCAGTACGAGACTTACCAGTTCCCTGTTCACCATAAATCAGCATATGAAGCTTCTTACGAACAGCAGATGCCTTACGAATCATAGCCATATATGTAAATTCCTCTCTAAATCTTTTCTTTTATTAAACTTTCAAACACTCATACCACGGATCACCCGTTTCAACTGCATGAGCAACATAATCCAACTGACGGGTGATGTTATCCACACTATCAACCAGAAGGTCTTTGCACCCTACCGGAACAGCACCACCATTGCATTCCGCGTCGGCTTTAGCTTCTGCAATAATCTCAGGATGCGTAGTAAACACAATAGACATCATCGGAGAGTCTTCTTCGGGTTTCTTTTCAAGCGCTTCGATGTAGACAATATAAAATTTCATGCCATTATAGGCGGTATACTCAAGAGTATTCTGCATAACTAAGCTCCTTGTATATCCTGTATCACATAGCTAAGACTAAAAATTACACTCCCCAGTCATCCTCTTCCTCGTTTACAGGAGTTGCAGTAGACTTATTAGAACCACCCCACCAAGAAGTGTCGTTCTCAGTAGCCTTGCCGTCGAAGTCCTTCTTTGCCTGAGCGTTGGCAGCAATTTTTGCCCGTGCCTCAGAGATGTTATCCTCAGTGTAAGTGGGCTCTGCATCCTTATCGCCAGGATTCGGATCAAAGGAATCAGGATTAACACCCTCGATATACAGCTTACGAACTGCCGGAGTGCTCTGACGCTTCATCTTGTTGGGACCACCCCAGATATTCTCAGTCTCAACTTCCTCAACCTTCTGCTGATTGACGATAGGGCCAAAACACTCGAAGCTAGTATAAGACTTCAGACGCTTACGAATAGAATCAGCTAGGACCTTATTCTGAGCGTTCGCCTTATAATCAATGAAGAACTCTGCATCCTCGATGGTGTTATAGTTCACGATCTTTGCATCGACAACTACCTCATCGCACTCATCGCTCTTGCGGCAACCAGTGTACACAACGGTCTGAGTAAACAGAGCCAGCTCCTCAAAGCCCTCTGCATCGAAATCAATTTCCTTGGAACTCAGAGACACCTGAGTAGGAACAAAACGAATTTGGTGCTTACCATTGTAAGTGCTGTACTCGATGTTACCACGGACATACACATTATCGCCGTCATGCAGGTTCTCAGAAATCTCCTTAGCTGCATCGAAGTCGGTCAGAGTCTTGTTGTCGTTGACAAGCTTGCCGGACTCATTCGTCTTTTTGGTAACACCAACCTTAACGCCAATCATGTCATAGCCTTCCGGTGCAACATAAGTCAGACGATCCTTCCAAGCGACTTCCTTCTTGTCCTTCTCAATGCCCTTGTCCTTATCAGCACGGCGGAAGAAGTAAACCTTGTCGCGAGGCATACCAGCCAGATCAATATAAAAAGTGTTTTCGTTAGAGGTCTGAACGCCAAAGCTTAGAACACGGCGCATAGCACCACTCTTGGTCTCCTTCTCATTATAGAAGTTGCTACGCTGAGTGCCGGTGACCTTACCAGCCATCTCAAAAGAGCCACGGGTCTGAGGAAGATTAAAAATTCTATCTGCCATATCAAGTCTCCTTTATGTAATTTTGTTTCATAGATAATCACTTATGTTTCTTTCTGCTTTCTTAAATCAATTCACGCACTATTCATTCTATGTATTATCCTCCGTCTAGCTTATTGATGACTTATATTTCATACGGCTTTTACCGTTAAAAATCGTCCTTTAAGGGATTATGTAAAAACATCGCACCGAGCACTACTGGGAGCCGTTCTGAACATTCAGGACACAGATCAAAACTCAAACATGAACCATCAAGTTGGCTACCATAAGAATATTGATGCTCAAAACTGATTCCCTGCTCGCTACCTATCGGCTCGATTTCACGACCACACCAGTTACATATTTTCTTACATGTGTTCATACGGCATCACCCCATTTTTAATATTCTCTATCACGGAACATCTTAGATTGAGCACGAGTCAATCTGTTGTTCCGGCCATACTTAGGTTTGAATGCGGATTGTAGCTTATTATTTGCGTATTCGAGGTCGCTCTCCAGAATCTTCGCAGCTTCTTCAATGTAATCTCGAATGGCACAATACTGATCATTGTTGATGCAGTGCGTCTTTAGATAATCAAGCATATCGACGGCCTGATTTTTCAAAAGAAGCGTATCTTCAAGCTGAGTCTTGCGCCGTCGGAAGAAATCTATATTCAAGTGAACACCTCCTCCTTCTTTTCAGTGAACCTACTCCAATCCATCTTGCGATGACAATCAGAACATTCACGCTCGAACTTCTCCAGCTTCGTCACACAAAACGGACAAAGATATGTATTCTTTTCCTTTTGGAAGATAGGACTTGCCGGAATACTCAAAGAACCGGGGTCGATGGTTGCATTGATAGAAATTTTGCTGTTCATCGTGTCACCTCTTATTTGAATTAGCCTTTTATGAAATTTTCTTATTACGGAATATGAGTTGCTTTGTCAACGGGCTTTTCCATTTCCTTCATAATCCGCTTGTGCTCTTCGATTGTCATGTTGTTCGGGAAGAAACACCTGTCAACCATTTCAAACGGCTTAATATAATGGTCAAGAACATCTCGTGCTTCTTTTCGTGCCTTTTCAGCACACATCTCGATATATTCTTCTTCGGTCATGTTGTAATCGGTGACACAATCGACCACCGAAGAAAACCGACACAGCAAACCGTTAGGCTGTCTTGCAATAAAAGCTCCCATTTTTATCCTCTTTGCTTTTCTGGAAAATGCTTCTTAGTTACTGCAACGCAAAAGCTATCAATTTCAGATCCCCAGATAGCAGTACCATAACCATACGTACTTTCAAAGACAAGCGGAAAGCCACCAATCCCATCGAAAAGACTGCCAAGCGTAGGACTTTCACCGATATACGGCTTCATTTTCTGGAAAATCCAATACCACTGAGGCAAAGCGATTGAATTACCGAGTGCTTTGTAACGAGCTGCGTCAGAAGTCTTGTGCTTCTTCCCATTCTCATCGATCCAATCACCGATATCAGTCCATCCGTCATGGAAACCCTGTAACCGTTCATCCTCCAAAGGAGTCAAGCGGCGAACAATCCATCGTAGATTCTTCGTTTCCTTCTCTGCAATCAGATCAGTAGCGTCCTTATAATCACGAGATTTCATCGTGCTGGCGTGTTCGCTTTCCTTGTACTCACCAATGCGCTGCATTGCAAAGGCTTTCTTTTCAACGACCAGCGGCATATTATTACCGCCTGTTCCCCACTGAGCAGTACAAGTCGGACTTGTATCACCCTGCTGAGTATATCGAGCGTCCTGGCTGTGACTCTCAAATACTACCGGCGAAATCTTTTGTTTTAAATTATGTAAGGAGGGATTTTCTACCAAGCAAATTAGCGTCTGGTCTTGCAACGTAGAAATCGTTGCGCTCAATTCAGTTTGAACCAGAGCGCCTTTACCGCCACCTTCACATCCAGAACGGATTTTTAGAGTGTAGGCTGCAGGTTCTGTGCATCGAGTCGAAGTCTCTCGATGGTTTGACTCCAATACTCGTCCAATTCCTTCTCTTCCAGACCTTCTTGTTCCTTCACTTTCTGCACCACCTGTGACAGAGTTCCTGGACTCCACCATTCGATCATATCCAGCAACGCTTGCTTCAGGAGTTCGGGCAAAGGTTTTCCACGCCGGGATGCTCTCACAAGAATCCCCTGACATGCTCGTGCGCTCAAATAGAATTTCTGAGGCACGTTGTCCTCCAAAATCCATGACAAGCGCGATTCTCTGGCGGCGCTGGGCGACTCCCCAGTATTTAGCGTCGAACAATCTCCATGCAAGAGACCATCCATTACCGGAAATCGCTCCAGATTTTGCCCACTTTCCGTTCTTTCCTGAAGGTCGAGGAATTGAAACGTCTGGCTCGACAATGCGTGCAAATCTTTCCAACACACATCTGAAGTCTTCACCTTTGCTTGAGCTAAAAGCTCCTCTGACATTTTCCCAGATTGCGAATTTTGGATATTCCCCATTGGTGGCCTCCCTCATTTCTGTAATCACACGAATCATTTCAAGGAACAATCCAGAGCGTTCACCAGCCAAACCTTCACGTTTACCGGCCTGACTCAAATCTTGGCATGGACTGCCTCCTGTGATACAGGAAACCGGTTCAATCTGCCATCCATGAAGTTGTGTGATATCTCCGTAATGCTTCAGTTTTCATTCCTCCTTTTCGTATCCTGTATTATATAGCTAAAACTTTAAAAATTAGCGAAAAATAATAGACGTATTAACGTCATATTATTCATTCGCTTATAAAACAAAAGTTCTAGCAGATTTTATGTATGCCCTATCGGGCTGGTGGGACAGGCAAGATTTGAACTCGCGACCAAGCGGTTATGAGCCGCCAGCTCTGACCAACTGAGCTACTATCCCATGCAAACGCCGACTTTCATCGACGTGATGCCAGTGAAGGAATCGAACCTTATCTCTCGGCGTTTCCGAGCGCTTTTACCATTAAGCTATCCAGCAGTATACCTCAGAATTTAATTCTCACTATCCAAGCTACGTCGCGTTCCAATATGATCACTCTTGGCAACCATGTCGTAACATATAGGTTTCTTTCGGCTCTGAGCAACCGGTGCAGCGTAAGGGGCTGCGTGTGGAGCGACTGACGGGGCACGATCCCGCAACATTCAGATTGGAAATCTGACGCTCTGCCAATTGAACTACAGTCGCATATAAATGAAATCAGAAACAGCCAACCATTCGTTTTACATTCTAGTTTTCTGGCGAATCGAAGAGTATTTATCCGATAGCTAGTCGGCTTACACCTTATTTCTCTTCTTGTCTGGCTTGACGTCCTTTACCGGTATGACGTCTTTCCGGTCGCCAATGTACGGCCAATCCACGAACGAGCTAGAACAACTGATTTCATATTTTGCAGTCAATGAGTTTTGAACTCATCCTCTTACTTCATCAGCAAGCGTGCTTACCAACTACACCATAACTGCACAATCACTCAGCTTACAAAGCACTACTGCACTCTTACGAGCGAGCTGGGAATAATAGTGGTCAAAGGAGATCAACAAACGGTACGCAACCATTCTATGACCGTGGTACGGGTAGAGGGGCACGATCCCTCACGCCTTTCGGCACGGACACCTAAAATCCGCGTGGCTGCCAGTTACACCATACCCGCATATAAATCGAGGATACAGGAATCGAACCTGCGGTCGTGGAGTCAAATTCCACTGCCTTATCCGCTTGGCTAATCCTCGTAATCTACCTAGCTTGCTACGCCACACTGCTCTGTTTCCAGAGAGCTGGGAATAATGTGAATGAAAAATTCTACATGCCCTTTCGGGCTGGTCCGAGTGACAGGTCACGATCCTGCGGCCTCATGCTCCCAAAGCACGCGCTCTTCCAACTGAGCTACACCCGGATATCAGTGTCACTACTGGGAGTCGAACCCAGATGGTATCGCTACCGTCGGAACTTAAGTCCGATGCGTCTCGCCAATTTCGCCATAGTGACATATCAAAGCTGTCTGTCCAGCAGTCAACCGTCTTTCCGATTTGCCAATATTCTAGCACTTACCCATCTGCAAATGGGTTGGTAGCCCTACTCAGATTTGAACTGAGAATTTTACAAGGTTTGAGCTTGTTGCGTATGCCTCGTTCCGCCATAGGGCCATATTGCCGGTCTTTCCCGGCTGTCAGCCCCGCGCAGGGCATTTTCGGAGGAAGAAAATATCTTAGTTATTCGTGCCGATTCTCATAGAATTCATTCCGTAACTGAATAATACCCTTCTTGCAGAAAGACTCTTTTTCTTTCTCTCGTTGTTCACGCATCCAACCATAGAATAAATTATCTTCAGCAGTAAACAGCTTGGCAGTGTTTTCGTAATAGCCACGCTTCTGTACGCTCTGCATAACACCACGCAAGAACTTCCAGTGCTTATAATAAGGAAGCTTCAGCTTAAACATAAAATTGTTGTTATCTCTCAAAACAAAACCTTCAATATGCTCGATGCCATGGTACAGATAATTCTCATTCATGACTTCTTCATACCAAGGATAGAATTCACTCCAGCTCTCAAAGATCTTAACCTTCTCCTTAATCTGCAAATGACACTTTTCAGCAACACGCTTCAGATCATCGTAATCCATCACACTGAAGTTCATATCATTCGCAATAATATCCAGCAAAACAATATGTGGTGTCTTGTATTCGATGATATGCGGATCATTTACAGGATCAATCACTTCAAAAATGACTGAACCATTCTCTTTTGCAACTTCCTTCAGATTCTTACGGTCTTCATCAGAAGTCGTATCCATGAGAATCTTTCGGAACATATCTGCAAAAGGCCCTTCAGGAGTGGATTTACTTGCAATGAACAGACCATCCTGTTCTGCATCATACGAAATGATACCGAGAAATCCATTCTCTTTTAGATATGCAGTCACCGGGAACTTCAAAGTGTTCTGTAGGTTTCCAATTCTCGTTTCATTCCGCTCATCAACCGCAAAGAACTTATCATAGCTTCGAGCTACAATCTTATTCGTCTTTGTGTTAATGAACAATCCCCTTGCTTTGGTAGAAACCTCATCCCAGTGCTTCTTGTAAAATGCTTCACGAGAGAAGTTGAAAGAAGAAATATCTCCGAATCGCTTCTCAAACACATATTTGCTTTTGCGCATCTTACTAACAAGTTCTGCGTTATCGAACTCAGTTTTCATTTCAACGGCAGTTTCAGTCTTTGGCTCCTCTTTTCGGAACACATCGTTCTTGGTTTCTACACATTTGATTGACTGACCGTGTTCAAGTTCCACGCAACGGAGATATCCACCAAACTCGATTTTTCCTTCGAGGTTGTAGCACCGATGCCCCATATCAATGGGAACATCCTGCACATTTCGATGACCGAAGATCTGAATGTAGCTATCCGGCATCGATTTTTCCCAAGACTCAGCCACGGTTAGCATATCAGGATAGCGACCTACGCCTTTAATCATCTGATCAGCAGATACAAAAGGAAGAAAATAAGGCAGATAACTCAAACCACCGTGGCTCACAAAATACCGTTTCCCATCATACTCAAAGTAGGCACATTGGCCGACTCTGGAATAGATCTTACGAGCAGTGTTCTTGTCAATACCGGCTTTAAAGAGCTGCGGACGAGTGTAGTTTGCAAATTCTTCACTCTGAACCGGTTCATCATGCCCCCACTTGTTCAGCCAACGCTCGTGATTTCCTTCCAAAAGGATCACATTCTTCCGATTATTGTCTACAACATCACAAAGGAACTTGAACATCTCTACATTTTCAATTCCACGATCCAGATAATCGCCAACAAAAATGTACAGTTCATCATCCTTCAGGTCGCCAAGATACTCTTTCAAGCAACTGTAACACCCATGCACATCACCGATGATATGAATTTTGCTCCAGTTGTTAAAGTCCTGCGGAACATAGTTCAATTTCTCAAGGATATTTACATCTGACGAGAGTACAGTCACACCAGACGGAATCTTCTGCGTTGCGAATCGTGCATACATCTTATCAATGGCAGCATCCGGGACTCTCTTCAGAAGAGTGCGAAGCGAATTACGCCGTTTACACTCACTAATGGGCAAATCAGTCATGTCGATGATGTACATTCTGTACCTGTACTGCTTGGCAAGATTCTTATAGCGATTGATTTCGACAGTTTTAGAGTTCGTTGCATCAATCACGGTAAATTCACCGTGAGACATCCGAACCTCCAACAGTTTAAAGAGCATATCCCAGACAACATCATCGTTCTGGGGAGAGATTTCCATTGTGCCAGCCGGGGTTTCCTGACCACCCTGACACATAAGGCGAATCGTATCGGCACTAAGCGTATACTTTTCCAGATCATGCTCTTTAATATAGGTGGACTTCCCGCATCCTGGTGCTCCACGGAAAAGAAGCAAAGTTCTCATCGTTTTCTCTCCTTTTGGTTAACGTATTATCGTTATTTATTCATTTCCAATTCTTCATAAAATGTCTATTTTAGTTGAGTATCCTGTGTTATATAGTTACCGTGTTAAAATCAAGGGGCCGAAGCCCCCTGTTTTTAATTTTTGTGGAAGTATTCGATCCAGCCCTTGTATCCTTGCCGGAAACTAATGTAGGCAACCTTGCTGCACTTTCTTCCGATAATGTCCGCAAGAGGATCTTTACCATTTCCGAAACTAAGTTCTGCAAGATTAAATTCTGGATGAGTTTTACAGTAGTTATAAACCTTGACATACTCGCCGTTTCTGGTCAGATGTCTTCGGTCTAAAGCCTTTGAATGATATCTTCTTTCGAGAATATCATTCAAGCGCGTGAAATAACTATGAATTGTGTTTGTAGACATTCTTGAATCACTGTCTGCACCAGTTCTATCCTCTGTTTTGCGAAGGATGTAATCACCGTTTATGACATAAAATGTTCTGTATCCTCCCATATTGGGCGCATCATATTGTTTCATCTCATAACACTGTTTAATGATATCCATCAGCCTTCCATCAACATCAGTCTTGTCAAGAACAGTACGAGATTCAAAATCCACATCGTTAATTGTTAGATTAGAAACTTCCTCAGAGGTGAGCCCAATCCAGTACAAAACAGCAATCACATTCATACGAACCTGATACGCTTCTTCATACTTGTTTAAGAAGTCAACAAACTCATCAACCGATGCAAAATACTTGTCCTCGTACATATTGTCTGAGCTCACATCACTCTCTGAAAATTCAGCCAAATCATACACGCTTGTACGATTTTCGCTCTTGATGTAGCCAGTGATTATCGACTTCACATTTTTAAACGAACGACTTGAGTTTACCCAATTGTATTTGGCAAACATCTTTACAAAGTCATCTTTTATGAAGTCGAATAGCTCATACCCGCACTCCGCTTCGTAGTCCATAACATGGTTAAGTGTCGATATAACAAACTCGCCGCTTCTATCAGAATACTTTTCAGCAAAAGCGTTGATCTTTTCTTCAGTAAGCATAATGGCACACTCCTTCTTATTATATGTAGTGTACCATTAACCCTTATAAAAAATCAAGCAAATGCGGCAAAATTCTGAAATTCCATAGTATGTTGTACGCCGCTTAGGAATGCTGCGAGCAAAAACGGTTCATCCTTGCATCTGGCCATTGCGATCATATTCATATGACGCTCAGACAAGACACCAAGCTTTTTGATGAACTGCCCTTTGTTAAGCGTATCAGTCTCTTCGCAGAGAACGATACTGTCAACTTCCAGAAAATCGCAATCTTCCTTTGAGAGCAGGACATGAACCGGAGAACGCTTGTATATTCTGGAAGACAACGGATTCCCTTTGATTGTGGGACTGAAGAAGTTGCGCTTGTTGTTGCTTGTCACAACAAACGGTCGAATACCGCGCTGCTGATGGCCCGTCGCATTAGATAGATCAACCAACCAAACCTCTCCGACCTTCGGGTCAATATTGTTGTCCATAGTCTTTCTCCTCTATAATAGTGTAGCTCCGTTCCATAGCTATATTATACAGGATACCTTTGCAGAAGTCAAGAGGTTTTTTAAATATTTTTAGTGCCCGTACAACTCAGGATTCTCTGACACAATCACATTGGTACTGCTGAAGATCATCTCATAGGCTTTTTCTTTGCTGGTAGGTCTAAGCTCCACCATTCTTACTTCGTGACATTCTTGCTGCAGTTCAACATGATTCTCGTTCCCGAAAAAGCCAACACCTTTGACAACACCATGCGTCTCTGCGCTAATGTCGGCCATTTTGTTACAAACCATATGAACATCCACACCATTGCAAACAAAGCAAACCCACACTCGCTTTTTTCTTATGTACTTTAAAAAATCATCAACCCGTATAATCTTCAGAACCTTTCTCTCACTCATCACAATACCGCCTTCCACTTACGCAAACAACTTTCAAGATATATTATACGCACCATTTTGTTTTAGTCAATATATTATACATCTTTTTGTTGTTGTAAGAGCTTAAAATTTTAGATGATACCATTCACTCGGCATCATCCACAACCAACTTCGCATTATAATAGAACCTATGTGCGCCAAATTTACCCGCGAACGTTGCCCCTTGCTCGTGCCAACTGCTAGGAGCAGCTGCCGGGGTCACAAACCATTGGATTGGCTTGTCTGAAATTTTAGCGCCATAATCAAACACCATAGACACGGCCAGTTCGTTCTCTGCCGTCACCTTCCTATTATATAAGGTACTGTACCCATACTTCTTGAAGACCTGTTGGATGGTTAAGCCATCAAGCACGGCAGAATTATAAAGGCATTGAGCTACGGCCATCTGGCCTTCCAGGCTGTCAGCACCTGCTTCACAAGCAACAATCTGTTCAGCAAGAGCACGCTCGTCATCTGTGAGTTCATGTTTACCCTGGCTGAAATTCAAAACTCGCGTCTCAACGATTTCCTTTACGAAGATCACAGGCTCGTCATTCTCATCCTCTTTTGTTGCTTGTGCAACATTTGAAGTAAATTGACCATTATAATATGTATACGCGCTTTCAGCTCCAACATTTGGTAACGTTTTCGCTACTAGATTCCCTGCCAGCAAGCACATTATACATACAATAGCAACGCTTTGCTCGCGATTTATTAACAACTTATTAGTGATAAATAAAACCTCCTCTCAGCTTTCAATCTCCCAATCGCCTGCATTAAACTCAGTTGATGGATATACACAATGATTCGACATGAAGCACATGATTTTCTGCCCCGTCCCATAAAAATCATAATCAATAACTTTCATTGTATCCCCGTCTTCGGCCACAATAGTCTGTCCAGCTTTTAAAACATCAAAAGTTTTCATAATATCACTCCTAAAATATTGGTTTTATCAATCACTGTGCAAACAATCCACATCATAGTCCAGATATTCCGTCACATTGTCTTCCAGCAGCATAAACACCATTTTTCCAAACATCTTGTGTGCAGAGTCCATGATTGCTGCGGCCACAGAGTCTGTTTCATCCCACATTCCAAGAACATCCAGAGTCTTATTAAATGGACCACTCGGCTTATTATTTACTCCATGCTCAAAATCATACAAGTCATAACACAAAGCCAAAAATTCAGTTGGCCCCAGATTATTGTCAATGTACTGTTTTGCACGTTTGAACTTATCTCCATTTACTCTTCGCTTCATTGTAGCCATCTCCTTTTACTTAGCTTTTCACCAATCGTCCTTCACTATCTATTTCGATCTTGCGAATCGATTTCATATCAATCACATCGGGGTTACACACTACCCAACTCTCGCAATCATACGAGTACAAATTGGACACAGTAAACACTTTGCCATTATCCAATCGTTCCTCATTCATTATAAAACGACAAGATATAATCGCTTCTCGACTAAAATGAACTGCGTCATAAAGCTTAACAATCTTGTCCCAATCTATAAATCGTTTGTTTTGACTGCAAATTAAAGCACATCCAGGAAGCAAAAGGCACCCAAAGTTCTTCAACAGTTTGACGAAATCATAACGAGTATCAACGTCTAAAACTCTGGCGTTAGAATTTAGCTCGTATGCGATTCCATTGCGGTATATAGAAGTGGCAAAATCGTTTTCAAAAACAAACATCGCCCAATCACTTACATAATTGTAATTTGGAGTAAAAGTTGAACCCCACAAACCTCCTGCCGGCTTATTCAAGAACTGTGATTTTTCTGAATTATGAGGAATTTCAAATTTGTCTTTATCAAAATTGTCGATACCTAATGTTAGTATCACCGAAGTCATCTCCTATAAAAGATTAGTTTTATCTGTTAAGCAGTTCTTTGATGTAAAGCGTCTCAAAACTTTTCAGATGAGGATACTCGTTTCGAGCCATCTTCTCTGCCTGTTCTTCAACACTCAAAATGCTTTCAAAGTCATCATCCACATCAATAACATAGCACATACATTCATGGTCGTGTTTATCATTCCAACCTTCAAAAAGAGCAACGAACTTTTTCATAATGTATTTCCTCCGTAGAACTTGGTTTTACAAGCTTCTTAAATATTTGTATAGTTCAACTTTTCCTTGGAGCCAGACTGCTTCGTCAGACGATTTGAGATATACAGAGTAAATTTCGTTTGGATGTTCAAAGATTCTTTCGACTTTCTTTGCCGTTTCCCGGTCTACTAATACGCCCATTATTATCTCCTTCTAAATCTTAGTTTTTATCAAACATTGTAATCGACAAAATATCCGTTGTACTTAAATTCTTTTGCTGCCTTACCGGCAACAATTAAGGCTTCACCAATCAAAATTGTCTCATCTGGTTCTTTTGTGATTCCGGGCAACGAAACGACCAAGTGAATTGGTTCGTCTATGCCATCTCCCCTGCGGAAAAATTCAACATCAGTATCAGAAAACTGGCCCCGGAGCTCTCTTTCTGCTCGTTCTAAAACGGAATGTCCAACTATATTCATTGTAACCTCCTTAAAGTTCAGGAAATCTTAGGCTCCTATTAGCTTTCAAAATATCTTTTAGAGATTTCTATGCCGAAGCGGAATCGAAGCGTTTCTTTTCGTAATCAATACTAAGGTATCTTTGGATTCGTTCAATTTGACGGGCCATTGCTTCATATCCAAAAGTAAGTAGGCCGCAACTTTCGTCTTTTTCAATTGCTCTAACCATCATCTCAAGTTCAGCCTTAGAACAGTCAGCAAACATATTCTTTTCAAAAAGCATAAATAAAATCCTCCTTAAATCTCAGCTTTTATCAAAAATCAGAATGCAGCACAACCGGGGAACGACTGTCTACATCACAGAACACGCACTCCCATTTTGGAGATTCCTCGTAATATTTATAGTTTCCTTGCGGTTTCCATGTTAAAACTAAAACATTTTTTTGACTGCTATAATAAGCAGCATTCACCTCTGTTGCATCACATTCCCAGCCGCTATCCGTTTCGATAAAAACATCACTTGGTAGCTTTTCCAGAATCTTAATTAACTCTGTAGCAATCATATAAAACTCTCCTAGAACTTAACTTTTATCAGATGTCTTTCCACCATTCCGAAATATCTCTCGAATCAATTTCCAGCTTTGTTGTGGACTCACGAAAACAACCGCATGAATTATCCCAAGATACAATGGCAATATCCGTTTCTTTCTTGATCTCATACCCATAACGTTTATGAAAATATAAACTCAAAAGATACGTCCTCCCGTTTTTGAAGTATTCTGGAATTGGTTCATCAATAATACTGACCCACATATTTTCTCCTAAATTCTTAACTTTTATTATCTCTGTGTTCCATCACCCGCTGCTCACTCTGAGCGTCAGCAATAGAAGCTACTTTCATCATCTATACACAAGCATAATGTCAGCTCCCATAAGCAAAATTATCATAATCCACATTATATTAACCTCACATTTCTTTTGGTTTGTCCATTTCGCGTTGAGGTTGTCTCAAGCATACACCACACGAAGATATTATTCAACACAATTATCAAAATTACCAAAATTTTACTAATAATCCTACGTCATCAATAGTTATATCATCGATTTACACATCCTTTTGTTAAGTATCCACAAGAACCCGGATTTTATCGACCATTGTGTATTGCATTTTCGATCTTGCCATTGATAGAATCGATTTCACGCATCAGCCTACAGCGATAGTTTCCGTTCTTATCAAGTCTGAAACACAAATCCTCATCGTCACTCTTGTAACAAATATAGCATCCAGACCGACACAAGCTCGTCGCATCAAGCGCATCTTGTATAACTCGTGCTTCATTGAGAGTCAAATCAATCTTCATTGTTGTTCACCACCTTTATTCTTCTGCCTTTCCACCAACTCCGGCGATAAACACCCGATGCTTTCCATTCTCGTCACGCTGCCAATCACCACCAAGCATCTCAATCGTATTCAAGACTGTATGGTAAATCTCAACGAAATCCATTGCCTTTTCTTCATCTCCAAAATCATTGGTATGAATCCAACGCCAATTATTATCCAACCAGCTGACAACTTTCATAACACCAGCCCGCAGTTCTTTTTCTTTCGTGTTTGTCATTTTTTCACTTCTTTGTTTTACATATCCTGGTTCACAGCATTCCATACCTCAGTCGAAATCATGTCGTTCTCATCGGATAGGCGATTGATCCAAGCATTGAGCACTTCACGGTACACTGTCATATTTGGACAAAAATGACTGTTGGTGAATACCGGCATATCGTCATTACACAGAATTCTCATGATGGCAGCGCACACCGCTGCGGATCTCGATACGCCAGCAGCACAATTCACACAGAACCAATCGGTCTTATCTGCTTCGTGGTCATCCAAGACAAATTTCACAATATTCCTAGCTTGAACATCCGTAATACATGTACCTTCTAAATCAGTAGTGCAATCATCAAACTTTAACGGCAGAAAAGTAATATTACCCTCACACTTATGGAAATCAATATGATGACCATTAGCTTCAGTGATTGAGATAAACCGAATCCGTTCAAAATGTGGCTGTCGGATAAAGTCTTCTGCATCTTCTGCACTCATCACCGAGAATTTCCATTTTCTTCGATACATAGTAACAATCATTTAATTTTCCCTCCAAAGAATTTAGGTTTTATATGGGTCTACGTCAAAAGCTTCCTTGATATATTCTTCCTTAACCCTTTCGAGCACTTCATCGACGATGTTAATAGCAATTTCTAACCCATGCACTTTACCATGTAGATATATTCTGTCACCATTCTTTTTCATATCGAGAGCAGACTCAAAATGCTCTCGTCTAGCGTCAATGTATTCATCATATAATCGATTGTAAATTTCTTCCAGTTCTTTCATATTCTCACCTCCACTTAAAATACAAACGGACTATTATTCACTGCTATTATCAATGCCACATTAAAAGCAAACATTGCAAACGCGGTCATTCTCTATCACCTCAATCTTTAAATTCAATATCGACAACAATATTTTCTGGCTCTGTCATGTACTTTCGTGCCAGCAATTCTACCATACGCTCCTTGTCGCCAAGATTGCTATTACGCAGTAGATATGAACCAACTTGCCTACCTCTGTACAAGAACACAGCCCATGCATTTCTCTTTAATGGGTTTGTGGTCTTAATCATTCCATTGCTTCCTCCAAAGATGTAGTCACATCACCAAAATCGAAATCCAGAGCGCTAATCATATCATCCAAAGCTTCCACTGCATCAGACAGGTTTGTGCAAGCTTCATCTGCTTTGTCATACCGTTCACTTCCCTGTAGGTTCTCCGGCATGTTATCACGATACTCTTCTTCTTCCCACTGAATATCCTCAACGTCTGATTTTACACTTTCGAACTCCGACACCAGCTCATCCAGCTTCTTACGGATGGAATCAAAGCGGTCAATGGTCTGTTTTATAGCTTTTCTACGAGTGTTATTCATTTTCAAATCTCCTCTCAATCTACAATACCAAGCTTGCAAATGTTTTTCGGATCAGTGATATAACCAAACGTCAATGTGTTTCGCAGATACCCTTTATACTCAAATCCACGGTCACGAGCCGCCAAACGACACACATCTCGAATTGCAGATTCTCTCGGCCAAGAAATACCGGCCAACTGATACTTCCACTGAAGATCTCTCAGTTTCTTCCATTCGATAACAGGCTTCTTCTCGTCCTCGAAACACAAGCCGTTCTGTACAGCATACTTTAGAGCGTCGCACCGCTTATTCTCCTCTGATGTACAAGTGCCCCATTCGTTTTCGAGACGGCGATACGCTCTATCAAACGGCGCTTGCTTTACTGCGTCAATACCAAACGCTGCGCCAAGCAGACCCAAACCAAGTAACAGTCCCATAATTCAAACCTCCAATCAACTTAAAGAAACAATAACTCCAAAGAAAATATAATATGACAACATAACTGCTGTTAAAAAGGCTACTAGCGCCACCCAATCGCAATAAGCTTTTCTGATCAGTTTATTTTGTTCTTCAACCGTCATCTCTAAGCGTCTGATTTTCTCAATATATTCAGCTTCACTCATACTCTCCTCCACTAAAATCACTCTTTTATTAAAATTCATAAATAATATTTTTAATCAACTGAGTTACCGTGCAAGGAAAAAAAGAACAATCATACGGCAATTTCAAGTGAAAAATCTTTTGTTCTGCATCAGAGCTGGACTCTGCAAAGACGATATAGTCTTTCTTATACACCTTACAACCGTCATCGTATTGACCTGATACTTTGTACCAATTACCCATAAGCTCCTCCTAAAATATTACTTTTAAGCGTCTTTCTTTATAAGCGGACGTCTATGCGTTGCGTTCTTCAGCCAATCACCACCGCTAGGCATCTCCCTACTCACTCTAAGATTACGACCACTCCCTATCGGACAAGCCCGGCGATAATCATCAGCGGTCTTGCAACCAAGAGATTCTGCTTCATCCAGAGCTTTTCGCACATAAGCCCATGTGTTACCGCCTAAATCAGAGCACTTTCCAATTACGGCAAGCACAAGTTCATCGCCCATGCGCTCAACATATTCTGCCAAAGCCTTCTTTCCTGCAACGCTGAGCTTTCCGATGTCCTCTCGAAAGACATCCTCGATAGATTTCGTCGTCTCTTCATAAGACGAAGACGATATCTTTTCTTTTTCTTTTTCTTTTTCTTTTTCTAGCTTGCTCTTGCTTGCGTTTGCTTCGCTTTGCTTGCGCTTGCTTTCACCGCCAGCCTTTCCAGAAATGCGCTTACCTTCGATGTATTCGGCATCTTTAATTAAATCTCTCTTGATAGCAGGCCACACATACCGCTCATTTCCGATGAGTTCAGGCTCCGTTCCAGACGATTTGTATTTCATCATTGCCAGTACCAGACGCCCCACCTCAGCAGCACTAAGGGGTTCAAAGTAGCTCTCATAAGTATCCCAGATTTTAATATAAGTATCAGCCATAACACACCTCAAGAGTTTTCATGGCAGTCCACGCCATAATCAATCCCAGAGTAGTATTCATCATCCACTTCTTCATCCAGACCAATATAGCGAAGCGTAATTGCCTGACTACTGTGATTCAGACTATGCTGCAACCACGCAAGAGCTTTTACGTCATTTGGATGAGATGCAATAAACTGATATCCGAAAGTTTTGCGGCAGCTATGAGAACCAAGCTGGACAGGAAGATCTAACTCCTTACCAACTTGACGCATGATTCTGCCAAAAGAATCCACATCAAGCGGATCGCCCATTTCTTTTGGATTTGCATCATACTTACGGAACACATCAGATTTACTTACGCTTGTTCCACCGTTTGTTCTCATGGAGTTCTTCCAACTGCCTTGCCGAGACGGGAAGAGCCAATCGTCATAAGACAATCCATCAATATTGATATAAGTTTGAATACACTTTAGTGCCGGGACCGGAACTTTAAGAATGCGATACTTATTTGTTTTCTTTTCCTTAACACGAAGTTTTGCGTTGAAATTCACCACAACCTTTCCATTCATATCTGTAGCTGCTACATCAGAAACCTTCAAACGAAGCAAATCACTTGCTCTGAATCCTGTACAACATCCTACATTAAACAAACACCAGTTGCGGTACTGATGTTTAATCCAAAAATATTCTGAAATACGTTTGATATCCTCTTTGTCTTTAATTGGCTGAACTGACCCATGATTTGCTTCCATACGAGTTAGGCTATAATTCTTTTTAACTACGTTCTGACGTTTTTCTTTGTTAGAAGAATCGTAGTCAGAAAAATCAAGAGCAACAGTATTTTCGATTTTCTTTTCGTTTTCAAGCGCACTCATCACATTCACCTCAAACTCCATACTTCAAGCAATACTTACCGTAAGATAATCCTTCAGCATCTGCCATTCTTACAATCTCAACAAATGTTGGTTTATGTTTCTTTTTATTCTTGCATCGAATGGATGCCTCATTTCTTATTATCTTACGACATTTATCACAATAGAGCTTTCCACATTTAGGGCCATACCATGTAATGCCACAGCGATTACACGTTATGTTTCCATATACCATCATAATTCACACCTCAAACTTGTCAATTTTCCAATGATGTCGATAGTAATTTCCAGAGCTCCCACTAACAACGGACGCCTCACATGAATCACACCACGTTTCGTCCTAGTTCACACTATTTCCTTCGGAGTCCCGGCAATCCTTATAAAGCAAGAACATCTTTTCAGACAACTTCTCTTTATCTTTGTTAATGGTAATAATATTACCTTCCGCGTAGAAATCGCTAGAGTCGATACATTCATGTAAAATATGAATCGTCATTTTTATGTACCTCAATTCTTTTCAAACAAATCGTTGCGAACTTTCGGAGTAAACTGACGAGTGTCAAGTTGCTCAATAGCAGTCTCCAGCTTGCCGTCTCCCCATTCTCTAGTTTCTGTATTCATAACGATTTCAAGCAAGAGCTTTGCATCCTTAACTTCCCTGCACTTCTGGCGAGCCCTTTTAAGTTCTGCCATAAGCTGATAACCTTGCGCTGCGTTTACAGTCTTGAACTCAATAGCGTGTTCAAGATCATCAATCTCATCACTTGCGGCAGTTAAGTCACTGTAGATTTTGGCATATAAATCATCGAGGCTGGCCATGGTTTTGTCTGTGACCTCAAGATTTTTCTTCAACTCTATCAGCCATTCAGAATCTTTCATATGAAATGCGTATGTATTCGGCTTTGCAACCTGATTCGTTATATTCGGACTCTTATTTGCAGCTTCGATTTCATCCATTGATTTCGGCACATAGTGTCCATTCTTATACCCGGCAGGAAGCTTGTTGATTTCACAAATAGCCAGGCCCTTAGATTCAAACTGTAACGCTAGGTTTAATATCACAAGTTGCACAAATCCGACCCCCTTTCCGTTTCATAATATAAATATGACCGTTCGATATTACGTACATTTACTTGTTCTCTTGTTCTTTCATCAGCTGCTTTACAGCCTTTTTAAACAGTGCGAGATTCTTTTCGTTTTCGATAAACACCTTTGTTTTCGGACTTGGTGCTTTACCATGAGCCTTCTCGTAAGCAATAAACAAATTATTCATTTTCTTATAACCAATACACTCATAGATTAGGGTATAAGTGTGCTTGTATTGCGGCTTATCACCAAGGTTTTCTGCCAAAGGCATCATAATTGGGAAAAGAATCTTTGCCGTCTCACTCTGTTTCTTAGGCTTATCTTCTACAACTTCTTTGACTACTACGTCAACAATAGGGCCATCGCTCACGTTTACTTCAGGAACTGCTTCGATAGCCTTTGGAGTCGGGCGAAGTTCGTTCTGATTCTGATGCAGCCGCTCAATAGACGCTGCATACATATCTGCAACAACAGCCCCCATAATAGATTTCCAAGTAGAATCATCTTCAATGATGTCAATCGTGGAAATTTTTCCGCTGCGATTCGTTCTTTTAATATACTTTGCACGAGCATCTTCAAGAACAAAACCGTAGTGTCGATTTAAATATTCATAAATCTTATGAAGCGTCTCTTTGCTCGTATAGCCTTTGGTGTTTGCAATCACACCGATTTTACTATACAAGTCCTTACGCCAATCACTCATGTCATCTCGGATAACACCGCGAGGCGTGTAGCTCTTAGCACGAATCGCGTTATCCATCTGCTTGTCCTTGATCTGATGGACACACTGAGATACGCTGCTAATCACATTCAGTGCTTCATTGCTAGTGGCACGAGCTTCCTCAATCTGTTCACTGAGATCCTTACGGGTGGAATCAAGTTCGCTCTGAAGGCTCTTCATACTATCAAACAGAGCATGAAGTCTTACATCGATAAACTCCTTACTCAGTGCAGCATCCATCTGAGGAGTAGCCAGAACGGAATCACCACGCATCAAAGATTCCATAATGTCCCAGCAGAAATCCATGAACGCATCTGCCTTCGGCTGACGAGAAAGACGGCAGATTTCCATGACACCGCGCAAACTGTACATATATGTTTGACGTTCTTGCGTATAATTTCCGACCTCAGTCGTCAAATTGACGACCGAGCTCAACGGGTCAAGACGGTCTGCATTACGCTCATGAATCTTCGCAATGTACTTCCGAGGTTCTTTACATTCCAGTGCTCGCCCAATCTGTTCACGGGTCATATAATACTGGTGTTTATCATTCTGGTACACGTCCACATTCAGTGCGCCGAATGGCTTAGAGGTTATTACAGTCATAGAATTGTTAGTAGTCATTTTGTTTTACTCCCTCCGCTCACTCTTTAATCATAAGTTGTTCTTTAGTCCAGCGCATTATCCTAGTGCATTCATCCGTAGACGTATTTTCCCAGATAAAGGCCCTGCCTTCGCCAGTTTCTTTATCAATTTCCGTACAAGATAAATCAATTTGAACGCCATCTTCTCTCTGAAGATAAATATAAATTCCTGGATAATCCTTATAATCTCCATCAGCTTCAGCAACTAGTTTTCCAATAGGCGTGTCAATTTCAAATCTCTTTTCATTCATATTACTATCTCCTTAGAAGAACTGTTTTATCAAAACTGGTATTTCCAGAACAGTCGCGCATTGCCTGTGATATCTTGCAAGCAAGAAATGTACTCCCGGAACGAAATCAGCCCTTGCATCTTCATAACCCATGCTCGCTTTGCACGAACCGCAATCGCTGGATCGTATTTCACCGCATCGTCAAATGCACTGTCGGTCATCTTGCGTTCAAAGTAACGAATTTCATTGACATTCATCACAATTTATACTCCTTTTTAGCTCTCTTATATTCTTTCGTATTACGAAACGCAACCTTCGGATGAGAACCATCTGGATTTAATTCTGTGACCCCGCAAACTAAATAACCAGCATTTTCGAGGTCAACAATTCGTTTACACAAATAATAAAGAACTACGTTCTTGCTTGTAAAATCTTCATCGAAAACAACAATCTTTTTGCTTGCTCCTGTCGCAATACAAAATACATTATTCATATCAAATAAATAACTTTTCATATCTAAAACCTCGATTTTATTTAATTTCTATATTCATTTTGTTAAATAAATATTTAACAGATTCTTCAATTGCATCAATAGACCAAACACTAGGATTACATACACCAAGAATTTTATCGCCAGAAGCATTATCACGTGCATCACAAAAATGCCACCAGCTATTATCGTTAGCATCATATTCATAATAAACATCCACATCAATTTCAGGGTGGCCATCTACATGATATTTAATCTGATCTTTATCATTAAATGTATCCGGTTTGTATCCACGTCCATTCCATCTACATGGATTCATCTTAGAAATAAAATCTCTTGCGATTTCACGTGCAGTCATATTCATTTTCACCCCCTCAGCTCTCCATCCTCGTAATCAAAAACATAGCAACAATCTTCGCAATCTTTCTTATACAGGTCGGTTTGAATCTTATCATTTACTGCGTCCTGTTCAACAATTGTAATCAAATCGTTCCATGAAAATGTTTCCCCGTCTTTCGAGAAAAAAATTCCCATTCCTGGGTAGCTTTCTTTATCTGCCGATTCCGTAGCAATCAGCCAGCCATCATGAATTTTGACTTTGAAATCATGTTCGTCAACATTATACATATATCTTTCTCCTTTATATTATTATCTTATCTTCGTCTAGCGTTTCGGTTTCATACGTTGTATAGACAAGCTCTGTCGGCCTGCTGTAACACGTTTTCATCCAATTAAGCTCTGCATCACGCAGCTCTTTTGTTGAATAGATTTCATGTCCTCTATATGTATCACCGTACATGAAGTGCCTGACAGAGTATTCAAGATGGTAATACATCAATAATCATTCCCCTTTTCATCATTTAGCCAAAGCCATGTAATAAGGACAGAGCGGAACTTTTCGCTTTCGTCCTCTTTGTTTGTTGCCCAATCGCCGTAGAGAATGAACTCTGCAGCTACCGTTACCCAGTCATCATAAATGTCGTCAGGAGAAAGCACCACATCTTCGTGACCATCTACAGGGGTGTGAAAAACAGGATTCTCCACTTCCTCTCCCCAGTCAATGCGAACTTTATCACGAACGCGGTCGCAAAGCTCTTCAAAAAATTCAGCGTCTTGCCATTCATCATAGCAAGCCCAGATTTCGCCATCAAAGCCGTTGCTGTCAGCTTCAAAGCAGTCCAAAACATTCTCAATGCTGGTAAATTCTGCACCGTCCTGTTCGCGTTCGATGCGATAATTATCAAGCACTCGGATGAACTCGTTCATGGTGATACCATGCTCAAGCATCCATTCAGTTTTGTACTTCTCATAAAGCGAAACCATTTTGTTAGTAACCATAATAAAACTCTCCTTTTAAGCCTCGTTAAAATTTGCATTAAAAAGAATCTCGTTACCATATTCAGTAAGAGTATCCTTAAACCACTTCTCGTTCTTTAACCACCACTGTTCAGCCTGTTGCGGACTCAATACAATACCTTTTCTTTTCGCTGTATCGATAACGTCATCGATACACCAACGAGTTTCAGCATAATAATATCGAGCATAGCAATCATCTTCTTCGTCATATGCTTCCATCTCTGTAAATTCGGTGGAGGGATGCTGCCAATCACAATTGTAAAACACGCGTTTTGCCTTCTTTTCATCACCTTCACAGATATCAATAATATCCTGTGCAGTGTAAAAGTTCGTATATGCGTCTGCAAGTTCTTGCAAAGTCATTTTACGGTCATATACAACACCATTCATATCGAGATCAGGAATATAAATAACGCTGTTATAACAGTCCTCTTCAGGAAAGTGATCCGCTTTAAATATCGTACACTCTTGCCCATCACTCATATCAAGCAATTCATCAAGAATAGCACCGTTCTTCAGGAGATTATAAAGTTCGTCTTTTGTGTATAAAGCCTTTTTCATGATATTTTTCCTTTCAAAAATCTTCCAAACCTGAGCAAAAGCACGGACTAAAACGAACGTCAAACAATTGCGTAGTAAAATCATCACCACCAAGTTCACGTTCTACATCTATAACTTCTTCTCTAAGGTATAGCCACGACATAATCCCGTCATCGTGTTCTTGAATCCACTTTTTTTCGATACCAAACCTCTTTGCAAGTTCGTCCACTTCAAAAACCCAAGCCCCAAAATCCGTATTTTCAGTGCCATGCTTTACCATATAATCAGCAATTTGACGTTCCATCATGTTGTCATCCATTTTATTTTCCTTCTAAAATTCAACTTTTATCAGCGTTCACAAGCGTTCTTAATGCAACAATCCCCATTGAGCACGCTTCATACTTCTGTACATCATTTTCGTCAAAGCAGTTAAATCCAGCTCTCATATCAGAAAGTGTATGAATCGCATCCCAAACTTCTTCTTCGGTGTATTTATATGCCATATCTATTCAACCCCTTTTAGGACTCAACATTTATCAAAGTTATAAGTGACGGTCACAACCTTCTCTGCATCACCGATATGACACCGATCTTCCTTTAATGCTGTTTCGAGACCACATCCAGCGCTGTATGCAATACCATTTTCAAACACATCAGTACCGATAAATCCGAATGCCCTATCGATTTCTTCCCACTCGCCGTGTTCTTCTCGATAAAGTGTATAGCCGTAGTTTTCACCAGAAAGATAATCGCTGTAAATCTCAACCTCATCACGCATGATTCGCTCTTCTTTATTTTTGGTATTATCCGAACCATCCGTAATAGCGGTTACAATCCAACCAACCTTGCTGTCGTCCCATGAACCTCTGAACCGTGTATCACAATCCATAGACAGACCAGAATGGTCATGTAACCAAAGAGGAAGCCATGCAATGTGTTTATCAAGAAGAATCTGACAATCACGAATAGAAAAATCACCACGAGCATACGTTGCAATTTCATTGTATTTCAAATTGGTATACCAAGGATTGGCTTGATCTTCACGACAACAAATCGCATAACGAGTTTCTTCAATACTACTGTTATCGCTGTCAATAACCACACAGGATTCTTCTAGTTTTATGTCAATCAAGGCATTGATAATTTCTTCATCGGAGCAATACTTGCAAACCAGGTTATTCCAAAACTCTTCCGGTGTTTTCGCATCAATCTTATCACCCAGATTGTATCGAGAATGAAAACAAGCCATTACAGAATCATGGTCATCCCACCAGCGAGGATTATTATCCGCTTCATTATCGCGCTGGATATGCAAGCAATACAGATTATCGCCGTAAGTCCACTTTATTATTTCGTTGTCATAACAATACAGAGCAGTCATGTTTATTCTCCTTGAAGTTTATTCATACCAGTAAGTTTCTTTATCGTCTTCATCGATGTCATCATGATTTGCAGCTGAATAATCTACGCCATCAATAGTGACATATTCTTCGTCGAGTTCATTCACGGCATCTGCAGTAGATTCCGACACTTCGATATCAAAAATCTCTTTTGTTTCCGTATTCACCTTGCATTTCGTAGTGACTTCAAAGCCACCGTCCCAAACAGAAGTAAACATGGCATCTTTAATATTTTCAGGGTATTTCGTATCAACCACTTCGCAAATTGCAAAATCCCAGTTTCCATCGCCAAGCTCAAAATGAGCGTCCGTCACATAAGCACTGTCATTGTTGATTTCAAAATCAACTTCTGTTTTTCCGCCAGATTGACTCACGATTTGCTCAACACGTTTTCTCATCTCTGCTTGAGCCTCATCAAGAGTTTCAAAATAATCAGGTTCGAAAATTTTCCGTTCGTTAACGGCGATCAAAATATAGTTTTTCATATCTAAAATCTCCCTTTTATAAAATGATTCCGTAATTCTTCATTTTTTTGATTGTTTCAATAGACTTTTTAATTCCGGTTGCTTTGCCATAATACCATGTCATTCTCTCTTCATCGCCTTCTTTTTGTGCAGTGTAAGCAATATCTTGGCAATAAGAATATTCGTCCTTTAAGGCAATGATAATCTTTTTAACATCATTCATATTCATTCACCTCTTATGCACTAGCCTTTTCTTCAAAAGCGTCCCAATCAGACCAAATCTTATCGACCTCTCCGTTCTTAAAACCATTTTTATAATCGGTAAACTCAACATAATAGTTGCTCGTCCACTCGTTCAAAGGATGCTCATAAAAGGCTGCGATTCCACGCTTCGTTTCAACAACAAAACTATCGACCAAAACACCTTCAATATAAGCACCAGTGTATAGTGCTTTATTCTGGTGCATCCAACGGCCAAAAGCACCCGCATTAAGATAAAACCGAGTCATAATTCATTCCACCTCCATAAGTCTACTAGCTAATTCTTCCAACATTTCTTTAATAGCATCAGCGTCGTCAATAAGTTCTCTGACACTAGAAGGACAACCGCCTTCCCCACGATGTCCCACCCACATCTCTGCGTGCTCATCAGCATCAAAATCACGAGCATATTCATAAACTGATTCAGGGAAGTTCTCAACCTCCACACAAACGATTAAGTTCTCTCCTGCTGGAGAATAATTTTCAATTTCAATTCTGCCATCACCTGTATAGTCACATACGCGCCAATCCAGCGATTCCAAAACATCAATATATTTAGGATGAATTTTCATAACTCATTCTCCTTTACTCTGCTATAATCATAGCTAGAACTGGTTCACCAGAATCCTTTAGCTGAAGTTCTAGGATATCGCCATCATCCACGACCTCACATTTGTTCAGATAATCCTGAAGGAAGAACATCTGACATTCTTGCCAAAAGATTTCTCTCGGGTTTTCGTTCTCATCTACAAATACATCCTTGTGATGAAAAGATTCATTCCAAACCCAACCTTCACCATCAAAACAAGCGTGAACTTCCATCAGATCCCACATAATCAGTCCTCCCCAAAAATATGACGCTTGTTAAGATCATCATAGATAATATCTTCAATTTTGTTTTTGGTATTATCATCGAGTTCTCCGTAAGGAGCATCATCAAGATAATAGAAGTAAATTTCATTTCCAAGATTCTTGTACATGACACTTACATAAAATCCAGCTGAAATTCCATTCAGTAAAGCATATCCAATACCGTATACTTCTGAATAATTGTTACCCATTAAATCCCACATAATTAATCCTTCCAAAAGTTGAGTTTCTTTTTGATTGTCATCTCAATTTCATCTTTATCACCGTCAGATAGAATCTTATTATCGTACTCGGAATAGCAAAACATAACGCTACGGCCATTATATTTATACATAACCATTGCTGTTTTTAATTGTTTGTCACGAAAAAAGGTTGCGCACCCAATCCCAGATTTTTTAGAATATTCATTTTCAACTAAATCCCACATAGTTAATCCTCTACAAAAATCCCTTTCTCTTTCAAATAGGCTTTTAAAATATTCTCACACGTTTTCTTTTCTAGCCGAGTGCTCACTTCTAATAGACAATAAAAGAACTCAATAGAATTTGTATCTTCATATATTTTGAACATAAGTGTTACACACCCAAGCTTATCAATATCGTAAAATACAGCATATCCAATCTTGTTATCATTTGAATATTGACATTTAGCTAAAACCCACATTTTATTAAACCTCCCATCCGCATTCATACATCTTAATGCCATTTTCTGTTTGGATGTCATATCCCCTATCGCCACAACCAATAATTTTTGCAACCGTATACTTAGGAATAGTGCGAGCGCAAGAACTATGCTCTACTCTTGTGAACACCCATTTACCAACAAAGTTCATCGAGCCATGATTTGCGTCAAAGAAAGCATGAATTTCAGGAACATTATTCTCAATATTTCGAATAAAATCCTGAATTGCAGCATTAGCATAAGCAGCTCCAAACAAGGACAGATAATAATCCCTCTCTGTCCAATATCCACATAAGAATGCTTCCGATGTGACTCGTTTAATTCTTGCTTTCAAAAATTCTTTATTAGAATCCATTGTAAAAACAGAATCCATGAGCTTATTCACAATCTCATCTATAAACTTGTCACTTAATTTACAACTAATCTCATGCAGTTCACTTAAAGTTAATTCTCTCATTTTATTACCTCATTTGCTCTTTTGAAATCTATTATAGAAAGATTCTTCTAGTTCCCAGAGAAGTTTTTTCTGCGCCGTAATTTTATTGATAACTCTTTCTTTATGGTTGTTTAATTCGGGTCTCCCACTTGTCATTTTAATGGTAGTGTCGATACGATGATTTAACGTATCTTCCCATTCATCGAAAAAATCCATTATGTTATTGAAAACATTCTCGTCCATATTAAACACCCATTCCTTTATAGCCCATCATATGTAAACCTTTATGCTTCTTACGACGCATATCATAATAGATTGCTACCGTATTTTTCGGCATATTGTTTCTAAAATACTTTTCTTTATATTCACACAGCTTCTTATACTCGTCACTTTCACGATGGGCTTTTAGTTTCTCGCAATGGTCGTGGCAACCAGGATAACGCTCCGGTGCCACACAGTAACGGCAAGGATCAGTCAATTTCTTCCACCTCCCCAGCTTCATAAAAAGCAGCAATGTAAGATTGAGCTATTCTTTTATCCTTCCATCTATACGGGGTAATAATAACCTTGCCACTCATCCATGTTTGTTCAACATGATACCAGCCATCAATATAAACAATCTTCATTCTTTTGTATTTCATATTGCAAGCTCCTTACTTATTAGATTTGCACTGATACTTGCGTTCAATCATCTCTGCATCAGCGCAAGTCATACCGTGCTGCCAACGCACATCAATAACGGACTCAACCCAGTTTCCGGTCTTGCGATTTTTTACGACACGAACTTCTTCAACATCTTTGTAGATCTGTGTTCCACGCTTCGGAAGATAGGTCAAAACACTTTCTTCAGAATGTTCCAGATCGTAAGAACCAATGAAATCACAATCCCGACGAATCAAATCAAAAATTTTCTTGCGGTTCTGTTTAGACAGGTTTCTCATATTGCAAACTCCTTTTCTCTTGTAAACTTAATCACCAGCGCATTCACGTTTGCCGCTTCCATCGTTGACTGTTTTGCATCTTCGTGGTTGCCAGCTCTAAGGAACGAAACACTCTGATCCATCAGCTTACGCCGATAAGAAGAAAGAGCTGCGAGAACGATATTCTTTTCTTTGGATGTCATATTATCACCTCAATTTTGATAAGGAATATTCCCTTAGAAAGGATATTTATCAGGGTATCTATAACGACAAATCGTTTCATAAGCAAATTCCTCACTGCAATTTTTATATACTTCAATAGCTTCTTCTTTAGTTGTTTTGTACAAACATGAATACGCTTTATAAAAATCTTCTGCTGTATACATTTTTATTTTCTCCTTTTATCATTTACTAGAAATAAAATCAATAAGTCCATCCATTCGCTTTAATGTCCCGTCCTTCCACATATCCATTGCAATTCTTTCGGCTACATTTGCATCCGACGCTTCGATTTCAACTTCGTAAACTTCTTTTGTTTCAAGGCTCACGGTATACTTCATTTTTATTTTCCTTTCGTTAATAAAATATTCCACGAATTGTATTTGACATAATGTCGGCAAAACAAATGCTGCCAATATAGCCTGCATTCATCAATTCATCTTTCTTCTTGTTAAAAATCCGACAGTATGTTACTAACCGACCGTAGTCATCAAAAACAAAAGATAAAATAATTTTTCGATTTTCAACATCATATTCAAAATCATTTAGGTTAACGTCTCTGGGGACAATATCTCCCCATTCGGGAGACTCATCGTTATATCCTTCCCACTTAGAAGGATTTGCTTTTGCAATGAAATCCTTTACTGCTTCTTCAATAGTCATGATGTTTTACTCCTTTATAAAAGCATGATTTTAAACCGTTTTGTAATTCGCACAGTTATTCAAAAACTGTAACACTTCATTTGGTGAAAGATACCCAGCAACATCATCCAAGGTGTCGTAGAGCTTATTTGTAACCCATTCGCCGCTTTCATTCCATGCGGCCACTTCTGCTGTATTAGAACTTGCTTCTTTTGAGAAAGAGAAGTCTTTGCTAAAATGATTATCGCAATAATTCCCAGCTCCCCACTGGACGCTTGCAGTAATACCATTTGCAAAAGTCATATTGAACCCTTTATTTAAGGTCGAATTAAACTTCTTCATGTCAAACACTCCTTTTAATATTTTTATGCTTTCGCATTCTGATAGCGGTTATGTCTGCCCTAGTACCGCTAATCACCTGCATTCACTACTTATACCACCCAGACTTGACTTCTTATGTAGTCCTCAATATCTGTTGGGTATCCATTGCGCTGGATGTACTGACACAGAACACGCTGCACATCTTTGTTATCGCCATAATCTATAGCGATTGAAATATCTTCACCGTGAGTGCCTACACCCAGACTCTCATACTTTCTGACTTCAAGATAGAAGTCATGTGCGCTGTATCGCCTGCCGTTTTTACGGTCAAGAATAGAATCAATAATCATTCTTCATCTTCAATCTCTCCCTCATCAACCATATTTTTGTAGAAGTCATTGTCCAGAATTTGCTCTCCACACCAATTCACAAACAGCCTTGCGACATCTTCACCAGACATTTTGCAAAGAGCATCCCACATCTTTTTCTGAATATCAGTCATTATTTTAACCCCTCCAAATAGATCTCTTAGTATCAAAAATGCCTTCTGCCGTATCGCCATCACTTTCAGTGTAGAAGTAAATCATATCTGCACCGTCAATTCTTTCAATATGGAAGTATTTTGCATTTTTGATGACTTCCTTTTCACGCCATCCAGCAGTATCCAAAAGCTTACTTTTGCTGATGAATGTAAATGTGGCGACAATCTTTTCATCACCTGCACCATTGATCGTTGTTACCACAGTAGGCACAGCTCCTGCCGGCGTTCTATCCCATTTAGCTTCACAAGAAGCATGAGGGCCAAAGAAATCATCATTAAAGAACGGAATTGCTGTGATATAGTTTGTGTAAAACGTAGGTGAAATCACTTCTTCCTTTGTTTCATCCGGTACAAGAATCATCTCCCCGAAATCATTTTTCTTATAACGAACCTCATTCATAAGAATTAGGCAGCTGTCGCTTGTGTAGTAAAAGCTCTCGTAATTATAGTCATTGCGTTTCATAACCAGTTCTCCTTATTCTCTGTTTTTACTTGCCATCTCAATTATCTTGTCGATATTGTTTTCGAGTAAAAATTCCATATCCTGCATATGAATCGCAAGAATTTCTTTCAGCTCTTTTTTTACAGCCTGTTCTGTAATTTTGGGACAGTTGCAATGCACTGTCAGTATCAAATCATCAAACGTAATACCATCCAGAAGATTGTCGCTCACAACCATATCGTCACCAAGTTTCCAATTCCGTTCCATTTTATAGCCTCTCTTTCGTATCCTGTGTTATATAGCTGAACGGTAAAAATAAAAGTCCTCTAACGGACTGCCTTTCTTAGCTACATAATACAGGATACCGATAATTTTGTCAAGCACTAAAATGTAGATTTTATTAACGCTACATTTTAGTACGTTGATACGTTTTATTTCTGCGAACATTTTGTGAACATACGGTCAAGCCATGCCAAACAGTTTTATTCCGGCAACACCCATGTCTGCCGGATACAGGTTTACAACACGATTGTCGTAAAACTCTGCAATCAAATTGCTGTTACAGATATCTGCGTAAGCATCATCCATGGACAGACCAGAAAAATCCACTGCGTTGTAGTCATCCACACCAGAGAATCCGTTCAACGCTTCCTGATAGAATGCCCTCGTCATTCTTGTTTTATTACCATCAGGAGTAACGACAAACAAATTCGTCAGGCCATTCTGACCAAAAACTGCAACATAGATACCGCCTGCGTTATCCTCGTAAACCTCAACAGTAGCACGCATTCATGCATTCTCCTTTCTTATCAATGACCCCAACGGCATACAACCACGCCGTTGATCCAGATGGAAATATTGGCACCCTGCCGATACCATTCGACAGCTTCACGATGAATGTTGGTGATAACACCGGTTTCATCGTTCATAAAATACTGACCTTTTTTCATCTTGTGTTCTCCTTTACACTCTCATGCACTCATCAAGATAAATTCGTTTACCGAAACACTTGACGTATGCTCTGCCAGACGGTGCATAGATGATTTTCAGATGGTGGTAACTATGATACTTCTCATCATCGCACAGCACACCAGACACACCGTAAATGTAATCATCAATGCCATACTGAACGTCACCATGAATCTGGAACCCACCGCACCGGCCATAACTGCTATCATAAGCGGTTACAGGATGGCTCTTGCAATACTCTCTTGCGGTCATATCAAGCTCTCCTTAAAACATATCTTTCACAACTCTGCTGGAAGCACATTATTCATGCAAGTGTCATACTTCCGCAAGAACCACTGCGTTCCTTTTCCCATAAGGATCAAGCGTTTCAGTGCCATTTCAGCACGCTCTTTCGTGTCGAATAACACCGCATCACTTGCACAAACTTTGCCGAAATAGTCCAGATAAGACTGCTTGAGCGATTCATACTTCTTAAAGTCCATCGGCGGTGTTTCTGCCAGATACACTCCGGCACCTGCTGCCGTACTCATAATGCAATAACTCATCTCAACAACCCTTTCCATTCTGCCACGCCCATAGCGATGGCACCAACAACGAACATCCACATCATAGGCGCAATACACCCAGCCTGATAGGCCGAATAGCCAAAGAACATGAGAAGCGATTTCATAACAAACATCCTTTCTTATTTCTTATTCAATCCAGCATTTTGCGATGCTGACGTATTCAACACCGGCTTCTGCTAGGGCTTCCTGATAGATTTTCACAAGCTCTGTATCACCAAATGTTATGGCAACATCAAGAGCCGATTCAATAGCCAAAATCGCCATGGTAGAACTCCTCTTTTATTGTGTTTTCTGACGTGTTTTCATTTTGTATATTCTGCATAATATTTGCATATTTATGCAATTTAGGGCATAAAGAAAACGCCTTGCGATAAATTCACAAGACGTTGTTGCCGGAGTATGAAGTTCTTAGGAATTGTAGGTATAACCTTCAATCAGTTGCACAAGTACAGCTCTTTTCGTTGTTCCCTCTTGCTCAATTTTTGCGGAAAAATCCTCAAAAAGCTTTTTTGGAATCTTGATTGCAAGCTGACTATTCGTTTCCATACGCTTGAGATAATCAGCTCTATACTTACCATCTGCCATAGTCGCACCACCTTTTGATGCAATTATAGCAAATTTTTCACTCTTACGCAAGTTCTGACCACTTGAAACAGTTGCTGACATGATTCACCTTGCCTTTCTACCAGAAGGTACAGGGAAAACAGGTTCAAGAGGACGCATATCACCACAGATTTTTCCAGCGCCACTGCCGTCCATGTACTCTGCAATCTTACCATAGACCTTTTGAGGCCGTCCGTTCATCTCAACAGTTTTCCCATAGATCAAACTAGAGGCATTGTTATACTCTGCCGTAAAGGAATCGTTGCGAGTGCGGAAAGCCTTAGTGTGTTTTGCCGCCTTCTTGCTCTTGCGATTTGCACTAGCAGACCCAGTGCCAGCAAAACGTGCTGCATAACGTCCAGCCTTCTTGCGTTCTGATTTCACTGTCATATCAAAATGCACAGTCTCAGGATTTACGCCGATAGGTTCACTTCTGATGAAGTCAACGACAGTCTGATTATAAGACTTCTCCCACGTAACCAAACCTTTACCAGAACGCCAAACCATGCCGATCTGATTCACTCTGACGACTGCGATAAAACGCAACCCATCTGCGGTCTGACCATAGTACGCACCAGACGGCACAGAATGACCGTCAAACTTAATCTGACGGTCTGCATGGTTCTTGCACAGAAACTTTTGCATAATATTCCCTTCTTTCGATTGATAGTGACGGCATTACTGCCGTGTTGGTAGTGGTTACGTCTTCCCTAGTACCACTAATCGCCTAGCATTTATGTAGAGCTCTTGCGTGTTCACAATGGTTGTGTGGTTCATTTACAGGGTCTCTTCTGCGCTGAAGTCGTTGGTGAAGTCCTTGCTCTGAAGGTCTGTCAGCTTGGTCTGAGCAGATTCCAGGCTCTTCTTGACGTCTGCCAGATCCTTTTCCATGCCTTGAACAGCCTTCATCTTCTTTTCCAGAGTTTTTGCGTTGGTATCCTTTTTGCTCTTGAGAGAGTCCAGCTCCTTCTTAGCACTAGACAGCACTTCCTCTGCATTCTCAACACTCTTAGTAAGGCGCACAACCTTAGAGGACAGCTTGCGTACGCTTGCACGGCGGTCACGCTCTGCCATAGAGAGCATAGCAACACCGCTTGCGTTGGCACTGAACCACGCTTCAACCCACTTGACAAACTTAGTTTGAGACTCTGCTTCCGTGTCGTAGCCGTGGCCTGCGGTGGTAGCGGTGAATGCACGCACCTTGCCCACGCTCTGCTCAATGAACTGCTCAACAGTGAAGGTTGCAAAGACGTCATTGACCTTGAAGGTATCGCCCATGATAGCAGTGGTAAGGCTTGCCAGATCGTTGAAGTAGAAGGTCTTAATCTTCTGAACAGAGTCCGCGTCTGCGGCATAACGTGCCAGCAAATCAGCGTCCAGATAGACAGCACGGACGGCCTTGCAATAGGTTTCGTACTGTTCTGCGGTGATACCCTTCAGGCAGTCTCTGCTAAGAGCCTTCTCAGAGGTGTTGACTTCCTTGCCACCCTTCTTGAACAGGGCAACGGCGGCACCGGTGGTGCGGTTCTTCTCTGCGGCTGCGGTAGCGTTGAAGTTGATAGCGGACAGAATGGTAGTAGTAGACATAGTATTTTCTCCTTTGTTGTATTATAATGTGTGTACGGACTTCTTGCTATTATGAGCAAGCCAAGTGCTACAGACAAAAATCCAGGTTCTGCCTGTAGCCTATGGTTCGCCCACGATGGGCAAATATGTATGCTGTAAAGCATGGTTTACCCTCTGTCTGCCAAAACAGCCCTTCAACCATGCTTGCTATTATTTAATTGTCACGGAAAACCGTCAATTTCTGCTATTGTCTGCGACAAGTCCAAACTTTGAAGTCCAAACAAAAAGCGCCAAACTTTTGAAGTTCAGCGCCGTCTAATTGCGTATCTTTGCAAAAATATTCTGTTTTCTCAACCATGCAAGGTTGCATTGTACCGCCTAAAAGTAACAAACTGATAGCTTGCGTTCAAGACGTTGCCAAAACTTGCGTTCTAGATTCTCTCAAAACGGTTAAATTGTTTTTATCCTTCCAGTGCATTTTGTCAATCTGGAATCAGTTCCGACCTGTTTTGCAAAGTGAACCACTTGAACAAGTACGGATTCCAACCGCCTTGCTCGCCGTGCCATTTATTCAACCGTCCTACTGTTCGGAGAGTTGCTTTTGTGTGTACACGTCCAAAACCGCCATACTCTCGACCCGCCTGTTAGGCGTGGTATCATGCTTGAACGCCGTTCCGTACTAATTGCTTTTGCACTTCCTTTCGTTCGGGGAACGACCGCTTACCATTTGGCGATTTGTCGGGGAACTTTCCCGCGCCGTCCGACCGCGCGTTGTTCGGGTCTGGACTTCCTTTCGGTCTAGTCCGTTCCCGTGCCTATACTCTACCACCGGACTAGACCATTTGCAAGGGACTAGACCGTTTTGTAACCTTTTTGTAACCATTTTTCCAGTAAATACCAAATAAGGTTGATCTTCGCGCGCGCGTACCTATTAGAGTCCCTGGGTGTGCGCCTGGGCGTGTGTGCGCGCGCACGGGTACATTATAAGGGCGAAATGGTAGAATTTGGTAGAATAGTTACAAGAAAGTAATAAGAATGAAATAGTTACAAAAGAGTTACAAAAATTATTCAGTCGAACATAAAAATGCAACTGATTTGCAAATTCAACTTCCGGTTGAAATGGTTAAAGTTTTTTAACTATTATCCGCACCTTCAGATACCGCCAAAATCCCGCCTTGTCCTTGCCCTGTCGAGTGTCGTATTTTGAGCATTTCCAGCACTCGCACCTATGGGGCATACTTTTCATTTTTTGGACGTTCCCGGCAGCAGGCCGAAACCCCAGTACATCTTTCTTATTCATCCTCAAGAAATAACAATTTAATAACGATTTATCGCAATATTTTACATATTATTTTATCTTTAATTCCCAATAATTCCAATAATTCCATCAATATCTTTCCTATTGGCAGCCAACACTACTACTTTTTATCCTTCCCAATCTGTCAATAAATAATTTCTTGACACCTTTCCAACCAATCCTACCCTCCCCGGGTACACTTTCCCCTGACAAAAACATCCCAAAATATACCCCTATACCATCTCCTACATATACCCACAAATCATTCACTTTTCCATTAAAAATAGCTAAAAATGGCTTAAAATCGCTATTTTTCAATCGGTAGCTTATTCGGTAATTAGCTAGAATTTAACGTATTTGCGTTATATTTTGGCTAGTTTTTCTTTTTATTTGTACCTTTTTATCCATGTTTTTGTTCCTTTTTGACCCAATAAAGGCTTAAAAGTCTAGGATTTATGCGGGTTTTCCCGATGTGTATCATAAATGTACCGAAAATGACCATTCTTCGGAGTATAAAATACCTATTTGTACCTATCTGTACTCCCCTATCGCCATAAATGGACTGATCTGGCATCTAAGCAGCACTCTCAGAAACTTCAGAGACTTCCAAGGAGCATGATTGTAGCCTCTGGCAGCTTACACAGAACACACAAGAGTACCTAGATGTTCTTCATGGAGAATAATGTGTAATAGCGACTTGAGCTAAGTAAGCTGACGGTCACTGTCTGGAAAGACTACAGTAGATGACACTCCAAGAAACATACCTTATTATAATAGAAGCTAGAAACATTCGTATCCTGTATTATGTAGCTATTGAATTTTTGGCAATCTCATGGTATAATGAGTATAGATAGCTATACAATACAGGATACCGCAAAGAAGTTAGTAATGGAATGACTGTGGTGGATATTTGCGATGGATATTTATAGTAGTCTTCCAGACAGGGCGTGGAGAGGGATCTCGCGTCTGCGGACGCTCGTAGGTTTACTCAAATTGAATCTATGTCGCTTACGCGCCATAGCTTCAAGTCGAGTAAACCATTAAGAGATATTTTGTGATAGTTGTACTTGGACTGACGACTATGTATCTTCATACATATATATAATACAGACTCGTCAATCCAACTAAATTGAGTAGGAGGTTATATGGACAAGAAAAAATACGAGGTTACATCGGAGATAGCAGGCAAATTGAATGATGGTCAAATTTTTTCTAATTTTTTAGAACTATCTACTTATCTTAATGTCTTTGGCAAAAATGGAAAGCCACTAGATGGAACTAGCAAAAAACACTTCCTTGAAGAGCTAAATCGATTCGTTGAGTTTAAAAAGGAAGGAAAGCACTTTATCATTGTAAAGATTCGTCCAGACAATGAGGTACTTCCTCCTCTACCGACAAGAAATAAAGGAAAGTTCTCCTTGCGTTTGCAGAACCAGATTGCTTATCACCTACTTAGAGAATGTGACGGCAGTAGTTGGATGGAATTCTTTTGGACGCCAGCCGCAATATTACGAGCATGTGGAATGACCAATAAGAATTTTTATCAATATTCAGAAGACCTACATTGTGAGGATACCTTTTGGGCTGAGATAGTTGGTACACCATTAGAAAATATTGCTCGTGAGCAAATGGATGAGTTTAGAGAGAATTTAGCAGCGGATGCTGAGACGTTTCAGCAATGTACTAAATCTACAATGGTTGGGTACATTGAGTCTGCGCTTAAATCTATGGCGAAAAACAAGGAAATATTTTTTGAAGACTGCCCTGCTGTGTTTATAAACCATGACCCAGAAGAGTACCATATTCCGTCTGAAGACCAAAAGGCCATTTATATGAAGATGTATACGAATGTGCTTCATGAATTCTATACGTCATCTGGTCGAGTGTGTCAGAGTGAACAAGACGTATTTCTGACCGGACGGCTTTATGAGTTCTATGAAGAATTAGATAATAAATTCAAGGAAATTTTTACATATGACTTAGCACGACCGATGTACCATATTACGATTGAACCAAACTCGTTGAAGCGATCTGCTGCACGGACAGAATATAAATTGCAACAGCAAAGCTTTCATGAAATGAACGATGCGATGTGTGAGAATATTCCAACACTTTCTGCCGTCAGAAGAGGTAGAGCGGTATTGGAGGAAAACCCAGAATATTACAATGATGCTTCTCAACCACCCTTTCATTTTGTGCATAGGCAGTTGAGTGACGAGGTTCTTCAGCTCTTTATAGATGGAATGATTCGTATCCCTGCAAATTCTGGAATTCCTCGTGCTGGATTTAAATGGTATGGTTCTTACAAGAGATAAGGAGTCTTTATGGGAAATAAACGTTACGAGATTACAGAAGAAATGGTGGATCGTCTTCGTGTTGGACAGACATTTGATGGCTATCGTGATATTGCGGTATATCTTGGCCTGACGACTCCTGGTGGTAGATTGTACGGAAAAGAAGCAAGATATAATTTCTTTTTAGATCTTAACAAATATGTTGATTTTCAATCCATTCATGGAACTCCGTGGGGGATGAAGGTCGTATATATTCGAGATTTTGATAAAACAAATGAGTTATATAACAGCCATAACCCAATAGAACTTCCTTGTTATGATGTATTTCAACGAGTAATTGTATATCAACTTATGGACATTTATGTTGATAACAAGAAATCTAACGATGATGTTATTGATGTATTTTGGACGCTTCAAGGAATGATGATGGATTGTAACTTAAAGACATATGGTTTTATGTGTGATATTCTTAATGGCGTCAATTATAAAGATACATCAACATTTAAGCATCATGTAAAGTCTATTGCAAAAGAATATCTTGAGACGGCTTTAAAGCTTCTTGAAAAGAAAGGGATAATTAAGATTAAAAATGTTTTGATTGCTACAGGAAAGGCAGTTACAGAAGAAAATGGCGACGTAAGGTATAAAACTGTAAAGCTTTCAAAAGATGATGAAGATATGTATCATACTTTTGAAAACAAGCTATTGTCAGAATATAAAAACAAAGATGGTTCTGCTTGTAAAAATCAAGATGATATTTATAGCAGTGGAAACGCGAAATATTTTTATGAGCAGCTTAGCGATGTTTGCTACCGATATTTTGGATGTAGAAATATTTTTCCTGCTTATGGCATAGAGATTTGTCCAAAAATTGTAGAATGCACAAATTTACTACTGACTCATTTCACATTAAAAGGTGATTTCATGCTTGCTAATAGTGATTTTTGTGATATTTTGAAGTGCAAAAGAATCGATTTGAATAAATATGATTATCTAATCGAAGAAATGGTTCAATTATCTAAGAATGCGATTGATCATATTAAGATGGCAGGGTCTCCAAAATATAATAGCAACTATGGTTTGAATGTCTATAAGGAAGAAGGTTGAGTGCAATGAATTTTGATAACCCCTACTGGATTGATTTAAAAATAACCTATGAGAACTATCAAGCGGCTGGACGCTTGCCTGAGTTCTACAAGAAGCATGTTTGTGTTAAATGCCGGTACGAGATCCCGTGTTTCACTACTTGTGACGAGGTACGATGCAAGTGCCGAGAGTTCAAGCCAAAGACTGTACGGAAAGCTGATAAGTACCTACATATCAATGATTTCATGAATGATGTGGCTGCATTTGAGGTCAGCCGTATGAATGAGAATTAAATAAGAGTCTGTTTGGCTCTTATTTGAAATATAAAATACATATTAAAGGGAGTAGATTTGATGAGTCAGAATTTTGAAATCGTGAGTTTGTATGGTGTATCCTGCTATGAGCAAGATGGTACTGCATATCTTCGACTGGAAGATGTTGCCCGTGGTCTTGGTTTTACAGAAGTTGCCGCAAGTGGAAATGTTTGTGTAAAGTGGACGAGAGTTCGTAAATATTTGCACGATCTTGGTATCGACACGAGTGTCGATGGAAATCTTCCAAGCTATATCCCTGAAAATATTTTTTATCGACTGGCAATGAAGGCTAAAAACGATGTGGCAGAAAAGTTCCAAGCACTTGTGGCTAATGAAATTATTCCTTCTGTCCGTAAGACTGGTGGTTACATTGTTGGTCAAGAGCAAATGACTGATGACGAACTTCTGTCTGCTGCATTGATTGTTGCGCAGAATAAGATTGCGGAACGAGATAAGCGTATCGCCGCCCTTTCTAGCAAAAATAAGCAGCTAAAGGAAACAAACGAATATTTGACTCCTCGTTCCGACTACTGTGATGCGGTTTTGCAGTCTACTAGCACATATACGGTTACTGATATTGCAAAGGAATATGGCTGGACTGCAGCACGTATGAATACGAAACTTCACGATCTCGGCCTCCAGTATTTTTGCAAGTCAAAACGTGGCGATAAGATGATCACTCACTGGTATCTTTACAGTAAGTTTGACGGAGAGGGCTTTGTTGAATACGAGACCACTCCTTACTTTGATAAGGAAACCTGCAAAAAGAAATCTAGTAAGCACATGCGTTGGACTGAACGTGGTAAGGCATATATTTACAAGCGTTTGAAGAAAGAGGGTATTCTTCCCCGTTCCGAGGCAAGCCGTAAGGTAAAGGAGATCTAACTGATGCGTATTCAGATTGGCAAGTACATTATAAAGAACTGCGATGAGCGAAATCTCATTATTATTGAGCAAAGACCAGCTGGCAAGAATCCAAAGACTGGTGAGGTAGGCACTGGCACAAAGGAAGTTACGGTCGGCTATTATCCGAATCTTGAGTGGGCATTACATAAGATTAAGGACTTGAATATTTCCGAGAGTAATGCTGAGGATGTGGATGTCTTGCTGGCAGAGCTTGAACAGATTGGTGCGACAATTAGGAAAGTGGCCGAGGAGGTTAAGTAATGGACAAGTATATCAACGCGACTCATTTAGACAGCGTTCTTGATGATGTTCTGGAGATTATTGAGCTCGATAAAAGCGCATCTTCGTTTCAAAAGACATGCTGTAAGATGTCTGTAGAGTATGCGAAAGAGATTCTAAAAAGAGAGATTGCTGCTGGCGGAGAATTTAGACCTGTGACTCATGCACATTGGGTTTCTAAATACGGCAATTACGTTTGCTCAAATTGTGATACTCGAAGCTATGATAAGGAAGATGGGGAGAGTTTTAATCTCAAAGAGGTTATATTCTGCCCTTATTGTGGAGCTATTATGGACGAGCCGGAGGTTGAATAATGCTTTGTACATACGAGGATGTTGATAAAGAAATCAAGCAACTTATCCATGATATGAACTACGCAAGCCTGACCCGCCGGGAGTATGAGTCGGCTGAAGATTATCTGGACGAGCTCTATCAGGAGCGTGAACGACTTTGGCTCAAGGCTATGGAAGATGGCGAGAGCTGCTATCTATAAAAGCCTGCTTTTATATTTTCCCTTTAGCTATACATTACAGGATACATTCAAAAAGAACATGGAGGTGACTGCCGAATGGCAAAGCAGCAAACTTGCCAAAAGTTTGTTTTTAAGATCCATACGAAGCGTCTGGTTGAAGCAAAATGGGATTTAACTCTACCATTAGATGAAGCCAGACGAAATCACGAGATTATCTCGTTGGCTGATAGCACTGTTCTACGATGGATTGATGAGTTGAATGGTGTTACGGATGCAGAGGCTAAGGCACGGAGTATTAAGCGTAGAATTAAGATGTTACGGAATGAACCCTCTTGCTTAGAGAACCGCCGGGAAATTCGGAGATTATACACTGAGCTTGACACAGTTCAGTTCAAACCGGATTATATGTGTCTGGTGGTAGACAAGAAGAATGATTACCGCCGGGCATGTTCTCCTAAAGGGTTCAAAATCAATGGAATTACATATCGTCGCTTGGTTGGAACCACTGGTGGTGTAAAGAATAGTACGATTGTGTTTGTGAGCGACCGTCTTATTGATGATATCCGCAAACGAATCGATAATGGCCGTAACAAGGGAATGGAATTTGTGCCTGCAAAGTTAGAGGCTTATAGAGCCCTTGCTTGCTCTGCTTCTATTCCGGTCACTGACCCTGATGGTGTACTTGTTATAGATGATTGCTATACGCGCTTTAAAGACCATGTTGTTGTTCTGGACGATGGAGTGTCTGGAGAACCTACGATAGTTGAAGATAAGGAACATGATTGTGAGCTGTGTGCGAATGACGGTTTTGGACTCATCAGTTACGACCTTGCACAGCAGTGGAGTGAGGATCTGAAGCTCCCATCCACCGCGTCTGGCTTCTGCGTGCGGAATGCGTTCTGTAAAGGCATGTTATTTCCCTTCCCTTTCCGCGAGTTCGCTAAGAAGATAGCAAAACAGAATATGCTAAAAGACGCATGGGGAGATTATCGTGATATAAATAGGATTCAAGTAGTTCTTAGTACCTCTATGTTGAAGCTGTGGGATAGTTATCATAGTTGTGAGGACTATCTTGAAAACTGTAGAGAGAACCACTATCACTTCTCTGTAACCAAGACTTGTGAGTTGGAGCTTGATGAGGAGCGCAATCTGAATTATCAGTTTATCCAAAGCTATCAGCTTACGAATGATGAGATTCGTGAGCTTGTAAAGCCGACTTTGGACGAAATCAAGGGCGTCATGGGCGGTGATTGGCGTGATGCGTTGCTGTATTTGCGTGGCAGTGGAATGCGTGATGACCCGAATTACATAAACAGTCTGGAAAACGACTATATTAAGGCTCTTATGATTGAGCCAGAAATGATTAACGACCCTTATGTGCAGAATCGGATTCGATACTTTATTAAAAAGCGAATCTCTCAGGCAAAAACTGGTGTTGTAAAGGTACGAGGGAATTTTCAAGTTGCGAGTGGCGATCCATATGCGCTTTGCCAGTCTATGTTTCGGATGGAGGTAACCGGACTATTGAAGGCCGGTGAGGTTTACAGTCGTTTTTGGAATGATAGAGACGTCAAGAGGGTTGCTTGTTTTAGAGCTCCTATGAGTCAGATGGCAAATATTCGGTGCATGAATTTGAATGTATCTGATGATTGCCAATACTGGTATCGCTATATGAAGTCCGTGTTTATCACCAATGCGTGGGATAATATGTGTGCAGCGCTTAACGGTGAAGATTTCGATGCCGACCTTACATTTTCTACCGACAATAGAGTCCTCATTGATAAATGGGTAAATGAGCCGGTCGTTCTTTGTGTTCAGCGTAAATGCGAGAAAAAAGTTCCGACCGAAAAGGATTTTATTGAATCTAATATCAGCGGATTTGGAGATAATATTGGACGTACAACAAACCGAATTACAACGATGTTTGATGTGCGAAGTAAATTTGAGCAAGGTAGTAAAGAGTACGATGAACTTACGTATCGCATTATCTGCGGACAGCTTTATCAACAGAACGCGATCGACAAAATAAAAGGCGTAGCTACGACAGATATGCCGCAATACTGGTATGACAATAAAGCTTGCGCCGTTAAAGATGATGATAATCCTGATACTATCGAGGATAAGAAGTTCTGGAGTAGTATTTGCGCATGGCGTAAGCCATACTTCATGAGCTACATCTACCCTGCTCAGATGCGTGATTACAAGCAGTATGTGGCCGCAGCTCGCAAGCGCATCAAGTGGGATGGGTTTGCCGGCCTGGATGAGATTATGCAAAAGACCGTCAAGGACGATGTGGATGAAATGGTTATCCAGTATTACCTCTATCGGATGCCGGTCGGAATCAATTCTTGTACCATGAATCGTTTATGCTGGACTGTCGAGGATGAATTAGAGGACTTTGAAGAAGAACTCAAGATAAAGCGTAAGTTTGATTATGACTCACTCAAGTCTGGCGTTGAGTACACCAATTCTCAATACTATGGTATCCGCTCTATTTTTAAGGATTACTTGAGGTTTGCTCGTGGCAACGCAATCCATTCTGGCAACGGAAACAATAATAAAGAAACCAGCGCAGACCGCAAGGAGCGAATTGCGCTATATCAGGAAAGTATGTTCCGTAATCTTCACGATAAATGTTCCAATGACGATGTGCTTTGCGATATTATGCTTGATCTTTGTAAGAAGAATGCATCCAGTATTGCAATCGTCTGGGAACTGTTTCATGATACTTTGATTAAACGCTTATTGGAACGCCATGACGGTATGGTGCATTCTCTTGTGCAGGACGAGAATGGCGATATTGAATATGATGGCAAGCGTTTCAAGGATGTGTTGATTAACATGAATAGCAAGGAGGATGCGGATGATTGTATTGAATGAAGTTCTTTACGCTGAAGAGTGGCTAGAAAAGGATGTACCTTGGAAAAGGGCGGGGCATGTTTTGCATTATGTTGCGAAGTACTATTTTTACAAAGGGTACTCAAAGGATGATGTAAGAGAAAAGCTCAACGAGTATATGTTGCGTCATTTTGAAGGGTACAACAAGGTTCTGGATAGAGAACTGATTGATAAAGCAATCGCTTCTGCTAAAGGCCGTCCTATGGTGGAACTTGATGGTGTGTGCATTACAAAAGCAGAGGTAGAGAAGATTCAAGCACTTGAGGGCAAGCAGATGCAACGCTTGATGTTTACGATGCTGTGTCTGGCAAAATATCATATTGCAGTTAATGAAAAATGCAACTACTGGATTACGGAAGATACGGCTGATATTTTCAGGATGGCAAACGTATCCGCGAATGAAAAAAAACAGAACGAGATGATTTGTGAGTTACATAATCTTGGCTTTATTGGGTTTGCCAGCTTGAAAAAGATTGACAACTTGAACATCCATGTTTTGATTGCGGAGCCGGATTCTCCTCATGAGATTTTCGTGGACGATTTTGAGAATGCTGGTATTCTGTGGAGCCAGTATTGTGGGAAAGAGTACATCAAGTGTGATTGTTGCGGAAAGATGGTTGCTCGCACCGGACGCAGACAAAAATACTGTCGTAAGTGCGCTAAAAACGTAAATATTGAGAAAACCGTGCAAAATAGAAAAATGTTTGATTTATGAAATGCGAAAAAGCGCAATATTTTAACGTAGATACGTTATAATTTTACATATATAGAGTAAAACACAGTGCGGAAAGTTATGGTAGGGAGAGAGCGAGGATGCTTGTTTTCTTCCTACCTATTTTATTTTGAAAGGGTGTTTTACCTAATGATTGAAATCACTAAGTCCGAAGCGAAGGCTGTGCGAAAGGTCTTCCCTCATGCTTGTATTGCAAAGACCCGTCACAAGCGGTATCTGGAAGAGTCCGCTCGATATCTTGAGCTGCTTCCTTTTAATATCGCCGCTGTCGAGATGCTAAAGCAGATGCAGCGTAACGCACGTTACTAATCTTTGAAAGAACGAGGTATAGTAATTTGGATTTTGAGATTCAGCTGCCCGAAGAGATCACTGAACTGATGAACAAGGGTGGTCTCCCCTCTCCTGAGATGATGAATTTCTATGTTGATGAGAAAGAGCGTATCTTTTTTATCGACTTTGAGATTGACCAGTCTCTGATTGAAATTGAACGTAAAATTCTGCAATACAATCGTATCGATAAGAATACCCCTGTTGAGCAGCGCAAGCCCATTAAACTGTTTATTTACAGCTATGGTGGTGAGTTGGACGCTATGTTCAGTTTCATTGATGTTGTTGCACTGAGCAAGACTCCTGTTTGGACGATTAACGCAGGTATTGCAATGAGCGCTGCTCTTGTGATGTTGCTGTCTGGTCAGAAGCGCTTTGCTCTGCCTCATTCTACTGCGCTGATTCACAGTGGCTCTGGAGGTACGCAGGGTACTTTTGAGCAGTCTAAGATGGCTATGGACTACTACGAGAAGCAGGTTGTGAAGATGCGTGAGTATATTATGGCTCATTCTGCCATTGACAAGAAGACTATGACAAAGAATAAGGCCAAGGATTGGTATCTGGATGCTAATGAGCAGGTCAATTTTGGTATCGTCGATAAGATTTGCGATGATGTGGATGAGTTCAATTAAGGGAGAGTTGTAATATATGGCTTCTGATAAGACTGAAATGCGTAAGAAGAAGGATATCCCTCAGAGTCTGGATGAGTATTCTACCTTTTATGGTATGACGCTTGATCCAGAACAGAAAATTTTTAGGGACGCTATCTGGGACCCTAATATTGATGTCGTCTTTGCGAACGCCCGTGCCGGAACCGGTAAGACTACAATTGCTGTTGGTGTTGCTGACCTGCTTGTTAAGTATGGTCGTTACAATGGCATTGTGTATATTGTATCTCCTACTCAGGAAGAGAAACAGGGTTACCTTCCAGGAACTCAGGAACAAAAGAGTGCTCCGTACATGGAGCCACTTTTCGAGGCTCTTGAAACCATTGGCGTTAATCCAAATACGGCGGTAATTGCTGATGAAAATCCTGAAAGTCAGAAGTATGGTGCGTACATCCAGTGTGCAGCACATACTTATATGCGAGGTGTCAACTTTGAAAACAAGGTTATTATCCTCGACGAAATACAAAATTTCACTCTAGCCGATGCGAAGAAAGTCATTACGCGAGTAAAAGACTCGTGCCTCCTCATTGCGATCGGACATTCTGGTCAATGTGACTTGTATAAGCACCCGGAACGGTCAGCACTGATTCCGTACACGGAGCATTTCAGGGGGCATGACCGTACCGCAATTTGTGAGTTGAATACAAATCATCGTGGTTGGATTAGCACTTGGGCTGATGCTCTTGAATGCTAAAATACTTCAATTTTGAAATAAAATATAAGGGAGAATAAAATTATGGTTGCTAAGAAGAGTGTTGTTTTTAAGAACGCTATTATTGATACTGCCGAGGGCACTATCACTGAGATCACCAAGGACGGTGAGAACGTCTTCAATCTGAAGGAAGCTTTGGCAAAGTGGGATGGTATTGAGGGTGTCACCATCAATATTTCCACTTCTGATGAGCTGCTGGGCGACCCGGCTTGATGCCAATGGGTTGCTATAATAAACGGCCAGAAGAAACGAGCGATGACTTCTTTGTAAGAATCGGGAATGCTGTTCTGGCTAGAGAATTGACTTGGGATGGCGCATCCAAAGTACTCAATGATGAATTGGGTAAGAATTTTGGTGAGTGCGCATATCGCAAGCGTTTTAAGGCATTCCGTGCGGGTATGCAGTATCAGGAGTCATTATCTAATAGAGATGTGGGAACCTGCATTCTGTCTATTTCCGACCTACATATTCCATTCCAGAAGCCCATTGAGACTTTTAGTGAGTACGCTGGCAAGATTGATATTCTTCAGGTAAACGGAGATCTGGTAGATGCGCAGGCCATTTCTCGTTTCAACAAGGTGTATCGTAAGAGTCCAATGGAGGAAATTCTGATTGCACGTCAGTATATGATTGACCTGATTGAGATGCTTCAGCCTAAGAAGGTTGTTGTCAATTATGGTAATCATGACTTACGCTTCCAGAATTATCTTGCTAAGAATCTGGACACCGACTTGCTTGAACTGATGCCAAAGACATCTTTGGAGCTTATTTTTGTTGATGGCTTTAACCATTACAACAAGGAGCTTCATACAAAGGTTCATTACGACCCTCTGATTGATGTTTTTAAGGACAGTGGTATCGAGATCGGTTATAACGATACTTGGTTTAGTTTTGTTGGCGAAACAATTTTTGTGCATCCACTTGCTTACTCTAGCGGTATGTTGAAAACGGCAGAAAAGGCATATCGGTATTTCAAGGATAATGATTATTTCTTTGATACTATCGTGATGGCACACACTCATAAAACAGGTCACTATGATATCGGTAATTCTGTAATTTATGAGCAGGGCTGTTGTTGTGAAACGTCAAAAATGGATTACGCAGATGGAAAATTAACCCCATCTCAGCGAGAAGGATTTATTCTGGTCTATCAGGATAAATTTGGAAGGCTGAATGAAGATAAGACGCACATTGTACGTCTAAATTAAAAGCGGTGAGCCCCTACCACTAAACGGGAACCTAAAAAAGAAGTACGACCGTAAGGTCTGCTTGGGACATCATTTGTTGTCTCCTTTTCTATGGGCTGGGGTGATTGCTCCAGCTTATTGTGCCAGTGTAGTTCAGTTGGTAGAACGCGGGTTTTGTAATCCCGATGCCTTTATGGATTTCGCATGTTCAAGTCATGTCACTGGCTCCATGCCACTTTAATTCAGTAGATAGAATGATGTGTTCGTACCACATATGTCGTAGGTTTGATTCCTACAGGTGGCTCCAAGCTGTGCGGTCAATAGTTGCTACCGCCTAGACCAACTCAATCTACGGATGGTTGGATACAAAGTAGTTCTGTGGAACGAAATGATAAGCTATTCGTGTTTCGCCACGTTAATGCGAAGCTTTAAAAGTCTAAAACAAGCGTTTTATCAACACGAGAACAATTCAACTAGCTCGGGTGGCTTGATGGATGCTTGTTTTTATTGTGCGGTCTTACTCAAGTGGTTGAAGAGAACGGTCTTGAACACCGTTAGGTCGGTAAATCCGATGCCAGAGTTCGAATCTCTGAGACCGCGCCAGTCCTTCTCCCGGAGGGCCTATATTATACCGGTTCCCTACCACCGGCTAAAAGGTAGGTTTTATTGTGAGCTTGTAATGCGAAGAGGTTGAACGTAGCGGATGGTAGCAGACATCTGCACGAAGCGAGATTGCTTATTCGTGGATACAGCGCAGGTTCGAATCCTGTCAAGCTCGAAGAAAATGGCTATATGAGCGCGACATATAGCAAGTCCGAAGTCTGGGTTTTAGAATCATGATGTACACATGACTTTCTATTTCTTGAGACACTTAGGCACCATATGACGCAGCGTTGCCCAGTCAGGTCTACGGCACCGGCCTCATAAGCCGTGTATTCGTTGGTTCAAATCCAACCGCTGCACCCACCTGTATGCTGATATATTTATGCGCCCGTAGCTTAATTGGTAAAGCAGTGGTCTCTAAAACCATTTGTTCTCTGTCCGAATCGGAGTGGGCGTGCCAGCATTCTCCCCTTTCGCAAGCCTGAGTTGTGGCTTTACTACTCCCTCCATAACTCAGGTTTTTGATTGATTATTATGCCACTTCGGTAGCAGGGCGCGATACGTCGTTGACGTAGCAAACCTATATAGATGATGAAGACTCCGCCGCGCTTCTCATGGAAGCGTACAATGGCGGAGCCGCCTGAGCCCACTAAGCCTCTCAACGATGCGTATCATGGTGGGTCTTTTGTGAATGAAACACCCTTGGCCTCTGCTACGCAAGCACATTAGAGGGTGTCTTTTGTTTGCCGTGGAATGTGCGCACGTTCTACGGCTTTTATTTTTGATTTTGATTGGAGGTGTATTGATGCCGAGAAAGAAAAAGGTATTAGATTCCGTCGAGGCATCTATACCTACCAAGGAAAAATGGGAATGTACTCGTTGTGAGCACTCATACGAAGCTCCCACTGGACATTTTTATAAAAATAGTTTTTCTCAATTATTTAAAAATCGAGGTGGGTTCTCTACTCTTTGTAAGGAATGTGTTAATGAATTATTCGATGAGTACACGAAACGATATGAGAGTGAACGTACAGCATGTATGATTCTCTGTCATATGTTGGATTTTCCATTCTATAACAGTCTTTATGATTCTATTGTGCAGAACTCCGGCTCTTGCAAACCAGGAATGTACGCCAGGGCTCTCTCGTGTCGGCAGTATCAATTCCAGACATTTGCAACCGTTCTTACAAATGGTGAATTGAATAAGAATGCTCTGGATGTTCGAGATGAAAAAGAACAAAAATGGTCAAAGGCTGAAATTCAAGCTCGTGATGATGTTATTTCGGTTGTCGGATACGACCCGTTTGAAGGACACTCTGAAAACGACCGACGTTATTTGTTTAGTGACCTTATCAAATATTTTGAAGATGGTATTGAGGACGATCCTTATAAGCTATCTCAGATTATTCAGGTTGTCATCAACAACGGCCAGATTCGTAAGATTGATTTCAGACTTGCCCAGCTTGACCCGATGAATTCAGCAGACACTATCAAGAGCCTGAATGATATCAAGGTTAAGCTAGTTTCTAATAACGACAAGATTGCAAAGGAAAATGAGATTTCTGTCAAGAACCGTTCCAATAAGGATGCCGGACGCAATACTCTCACCTTCTTAATGAAGGATATGCGAGAGAAAAATATTGCAGGCGCAGAAGCAAACTTCTACGACCAGTTACGGTCTCCGGGCACTCAATGGGCGGCAGATATGAGTGTTAAGGCAATTAAGGAAAATGCTTTCTTTGACGAAAATGACATGCAGGAAATTTTCGATACGCAAAGAGAACTGATTGATAAGTTCCAGAAAGAAAGTGATGACGCTAAGGAAAAATACAGGCTGTCTCTTATCGAGAATCAGCGGCTCAAGGAGCTGTTGGAAGATGCCGGTATTGACGCAAGCGTAAAAGATACGGATGGTGATGCCGTATGAGAATGAAGCAAAGAGCGCCTATTATCACAGCCGTAAAACGTAAGATTTATGAGTGTGATGCGGCAACGATTGCGTTCTATCGGCGTAATCCTGTTATTGCGGCCAGAGATTTATTGGGTATCCAACTATTTGACGCTCAGGCATATATGCTGGAACAAAGCTGGAATGCAAGTCATGTTCTTTGGGCGTGTAGTCGAAATTTTGGTAAGTCTTTTGTAGGTTCTGTTTTTATTCTACTGAAGGCTATGTTGTATGAAAACCAAGCTATTTACATCGTAAGTAGCGTTGGTGATCAGAGTAAGGAAACTTTTAATAAAATCGAAGAAATTGTCACTCGTGTTGGTAAAACAGCTGCGTCTATCCGTAGTTTGCAAGATATTGCAGAAAAAGAAACAAAAAAGTCTGCAACCAATAAGAGTGGCTTTAGTCATAATCCTGCCGGGTATGTTGTTGAGTTTTACAACGGTAGTTCCATTAACACGCTAAACTCCAACCCGGATTCCAATAGAAGTAAATTTTTTAATTACGTATTATTGTTCTAAATAAATCATTGATGAACGGGACAATAATCAAAGAGGTATTTTATGAAAAGATGGACAAAAGAAGAAGAGCTATATTTAAGAGACAACTATTATATTTTGTCTCCACAAGAAATAGCAAATCATCTTGAACGCACAAGAAAAAGTGTTATATTTAAAGCTCACGAAATGGGCATAAGTAAAGACGAGAGATGGTCAGAAGAAGAAATTCAAAAATTAAAAGAAAACTATTCAACACATTCTTTCAAAGAACTTATGGAGATTCTTCCTGGACGAAATCGAAATGCGATACAGCTCAAGGCAAGTAAGCTTGGAATCACGGAAAGAAAAAATGTGTTTGATTTTAGATTTTTTGAAAATATTGACACCGAAGAAAAAGCTTATTGGCTTGGATTTTTCTATGCAGATGGTTTCGTTTTAGATAGTTCAAATTCTCATTCAAGGAATTATGAAGCTGGAATAAAACTTTATAAAGGAGATTACAAGCATTTAAAGAAGTTCAATAAATCCATTAACGGAAATCTTCAAGTAACGTTTGAAACCAGAACCTGTTCTTTTAATGGAAAGCCACAAGAATCGTGTAATATCCGATGCTACTCAAAAGAAATGGTTCATGATTTAGAGTCGCATGGATGTGTACAAAATAAAACATTCATTATCGAAGTCCCTGATATTGATGCTAATTTAATGCATCATTTTATCAGGGGCTTTTTTGATGGAGATGGTTGTATTTGTACGGATAGTGCTATTCGGAAAACCGTCGCAATCAATTTTTGTTCGGCAAGCCTAAAAATGCTTGAGCAAATGAGAACAATTCTATATAAAGAAGGAATTTCTTCATATATCACGGACGAAAAAGGTAGAAATACATACAGGCTATACATTCGTGGTATGCAGAATGCAGATAAAATGTGGAACTATATGTTTAGCGACGCAACTATTTATCTTGACAGAAAAGTAGAAAAGAAAAAACGCCTATACGAAGAATATGATTTAGCACAACGTTTGCTTCGCCGGTCAGAAATGGCCGGTTAATTTAAAAAGTGAGGAAGAAATCTGGAAGGCTGAGAAGCTAATCAGAGTGGAAGGCTATGCTTAAAAACATAGTCACACGCAGAGCATAGAGAGTGAACCTGTATCAGAATATAATCTCTCCACGAGTCCTCGCCCCTTAACAGGTAAAACTGAAGGTGAAAAGATATGCCGACCTTACGAAAATAATAATCGTAAGAAGTTTGGGATAAAAAGCCCAAACGATAACATATGAGACGTGCTACACTTGTGTTTTTTGACGAGGCTGCGTTTTGCTCTGACGAACTGATTGTTGTCTGTGAAGCTTTTGCTACTCAGAATACTGACTTTGTGACTGATACGGATGATTCTTATAACCCTGAAACTCAGCCTCGCAAGGTTCCTACACAACTTGTGTATGCTTCGAGTCAGGATACGATGGATAAACTATTCTATCGTTATTATAAAAACTTTGCAAAACGTATGATCGCCGGTGACCGTGATTATTTTGTTTGCGACATGATTTGCGATGTTGCAATTCAGGTCTATATGAATGGTAAACCATACAAGGCTTTGTTGACAAGAGACAAAGTGGAAGCCGCTCTAAAGTCAAATAAAATGAAGGCGTTGCGTGAATATTATAATCGCCCAAGCCGTGATGGTGGCGTAAACCAGATTATCAAATGGGGCACAGTTCGTCGCAATGAGCGAAAGTATATCCCACAGCTTTATTGGGATAAGAACTATCAGTATATTCTTGCGTTTGATCCTGCCCGCACAATGGATAATTCTATTGTTGGTGTTATGCGTATTTATAACGATCCAGAAAATGGCATGTGTGGAGATATTATCAACTGCGTGAACATGGTTGATATTGCAAATGAGAAAAAATTCAAGCTCGATTCTAATCGTCAGCTTGAGCAGTTACATGAGTTGATTCTACATTACAATGGTCAAAATCCTGATTACGAGTACATTGATAGATTGATGATTGACCAAGGCGCTGGCGGCGGTGGTACTTCCACATATGCGGACGGTTTGCTTAATAATTGGACCGATAAAATAGGTGCGGAACATCGTGGTTTTATCGACGCAAATCATGAATTATATGAAGGATATGATGCCCGTTACCCAGATGCTGTTGATAAGCTACGTCTAATTAGTCCTCGTAAATTCCGTACTGCCATGGTTGAGGAATTTATTGAGTTGATGAATCTTGGCGTCATTCACTTCCCTCTTGAATATAACGGCGGAGATTACGTTCAGGTAGTAGACGGCGTGGATAAATCAACTGGTCAAGAAATTTTGAAGACGCATGAACTTACTTTAGAAGAACAAACTGCGTGGGTTAACATCGACTTGATGAAGAACGAGATTACAAGTATTCAGAAAACGACAAACTCTGAAAACACGACTGTAACGTATGCTTTAGCGCCCGATGTTGCCAACAAAATCCACGATGATAGGTTCTATGTTGCGATCTTGCTTGCTCATCGTCTATATGAATTACGTCGTAAGGATAAAGTGCGCCAGTCTGCGGTGGAGGTAATGACTGCACCGCCAATTTGTATTTCTAATATTGACTTCTAAGCAGAGGAGGTGAAAATGTGGCAAGAAAGAAAAAGGAAGATTTTGATGTCGTGACTGCTTCACAGACAGATGATGGTACTGTTGTTATAACCTCTTTGAGTGAACTTTCAGAAGAGAGGATGAACAACGTCATTCGAAATGCAGTTGCGTCATATGATCCAGAAAATAAGCAATATAGTACATACCTGAAAATTTCAGCCTCCTCTGAGACACTGACGGTTGACCGAATTGATGAGCTCGCGCGAGGGTTACAGTCGAGCCTGACGAATGTGCAGACGGTCAATGGAATCATCCGTAATTACATCAATAAAGATGACCTAATTGGCATTACTTATGATGCGATTGAGGCGAATGTTAATACGGAGTTCAAATGCAGTTTCGCACAGTTCCCTGAACAGCGTAATAAAACTAAACAGGTAAACTATGCCCGTGAAGTGATTGATGATTTCAATACACAAATCAATGTGCGAAGCCTGTTGCGTACTGCCATTCCGATGACTTACGCCGAGGGCACTTACATTACATATCTGCGCCAGAAAGATGAGAATTATATTGTAGACTACTACCCTCTTGGTATTGCTGAAATCAGTGATTATTTGTCAAATGGACAGCCTGTTGTGCTTATCAATATGTCTAAATTGAAGTCCGCTTTGAGCAAATCCATGCTGAAGGACAAGAAGAATAAGGCACTATTCTTTGAAAATCAGGAGACTGAGATTCAAAACAACTATCCAGATGAGGTGTATCAAGCGTTTAAGAATGGTGACACCTATGCAAAATTGGATGTTGACCATTGTGGTGTGATTCGTATTGGCAATATGGGGCAGAAATATGGTGTCTCTCCCCTATTCCGCGCCTTACGTCCTGCATTGATGCTTGAGACTTTTGATACTTCAGACCGTGTAAATGCTAAGGCAAAGGCAAAGAAAATCATCTGGCAACAGCTTGATCCTGCATTGATGGGCCCAAATAACGATAAAAAGGGCTTCTCTGAACAGGTGACGGCACACGACAATTTGCTACGTGCATGGAAGCAAAATACCGTGCTTGTGACGACCGCTCCCTATGTTAAGGATATCAAGTATGTTGAACCAAAAGTTGAGATGACAAATATCGAGACTGTCAAACAGTATCGCAATCGAGAAATGGCTGCTTTGGGTATTAGTTTCTTGAATACTGATGGTCAACAGACTGTTTCAACTGCAAAGGTGTCTCTTGACCAGCTGATGAAAAATATCGGTAAGATTGCAGAACAGATTGAAGATGTATTAAAGCGATGGTATCGTATTCGCCTTGAAGATGCAGGTGTAGACCCGATGTACTGCCCTGATGTGAAGGTCTCTACTACTGAAATGATGGGTATGGAGATGAAGAAGGCGATTGCTCAGTTCCTGTTTACCACTTTGAACTGTTCTTACAAGACTGCTTACGAGTACATGGGACTTCATGCTGAGGACGAACTACGCAAGCGTCAGGCTGAAACTGAGGAAGGTTATGACGATGTGTTTGTGGCTCGCCAGACCTCTTATACATCGACTGGGAATCCAGGCGGTGGTGACAGTGATAAAAAGACAGGCCGTCCAAAGGGCGAGGAAACTGAAAAACAGATTTATGACCAGCAAAGAAATGAAGATAGTAAGTGAGGTGATGAACGATGAGTAAGGAGTATTTCTATAGTAGAAACATCTGTTGCTCTGAGATTACGGAGCATCCAGACCACTATCTTGCCAAGTTTATCATTTGTGATTTCTCAGTAAATGGAAATCAGGTTGCTTTGAACCGTGAAACCATTGAAAGTTGGATGAGTACACTGGTTGGCAACCCGCTTGTTGGTAAGTTGGTCGTAGCTCCAAAGGGTGAACTGGATTTTTCTGGTCACAATATGAAAGTCGTCACCAGAAAAGACGCTGACGGCAATGAATACAAGACTGCCGAATTTGACACTGATGCGTTCGGTAGCTTTCAATCGGTCGGTATCGAGAAAATTGACGATACCGACTTTATTGTTGCCTCTTGTAAGATCTGGAAGCGATATCCAAAAGCTTGTGCGACGATTCTGCGCCGTATTGAGAGTGGCACATTAAATACCAGTTGGGAAATTGATGTGCTAAAAGCTCATAAGGGAATCGTGGGTGGCCGCATGGCAAAAATTATTGACGATGGCGTGTTTACTGCACATTGTCTGCTTGGTGCAAATGTTGAACCGGCATATAAGTGCTCTAAACTGCTTGAAGTCGCTGAAACCGATTTTGGTCTTGAATTGGCAAATGCCTATATCGAGGACACAAAAGAGATTTCAAATATAGAATCTAATGAAAAGGAGGCAAAAAATTTGGAACTGAATAAGGACAAGGAGACTCAGGCCGCACAGGTTGAGAATCAAACCGAGACTGAGCAGGCAGAACAGACCACTACTGAGTCTACCACCGAGCCCACCACTCCGGCAGAGCCTGATGTTCAGACTTCTGAGGAAGGCGGTGAAACCCCTCCCCCGACTGAGCCTGAAACCAGCACCGAGCCTGCTGGTGAGCCAGAGCCGGAGTCTACCACTGAGACTTCCAGTTTGACCGGTCGTGACCTGTATATGAAGCTTGAAGATGCAGTGTCAAAGATTAGCTCTGATTACTACATGACCGATATGTTCCCTGAAGATCACACTATCTGGTGCAAGAAGTGGGGCTACATGAACGAGTTGGATTACATTATGTTCCCTTATACTGTTGAGGGTGATGAAGTTTCTCTGGGTGAGCCGCAGAATATTACTCTGACTGTTTCTGTTTCTCAGGTCAACACCAAGATTGATGAGCTGAACAAGACTGTCGCAAGCCTGAATACAGAGTTGCAGTCTGCTAAGGATGAGATTGCGGAGCTGACTCCGTACAAGGAACAGGCGGAGAAGGCAGCTGCAGAAAAGGCGGAGGCCGAGCTTGCACAGAAAAAGGAAAATCTGCGCCAGTATGCTATTTCCAGCAAGATGATTACTGAGGCTGAATTGACCGGTGAGGGCGAATTTGCAAGTATGATTGAGAATCTGGATGAGGCTGGCATCAATGGTGTGATTGCTTCTCGCTGTGTTGAAGCCGCTAAGAATGCAAAGTCTGCTGAAAAGAATATTGAGACTTCTGAGGTACATAAGCCTGAGAGTATCAAGCTGAATTTGAATGAAACCAAGTATAACACCACTAACGCTAACAAGCGTGACGCATGGCGGGAATATTTGGGTAAGTAATAACATTTGAGAGAAAGGAAAAATATTATGATTCGTGAACTGATGGTGAACGGCGCGAAGAATATTCCCGCTAACTATGCCGCAAAGGTCGCTATGGTCACCGGTATGGGTGTTCAGGTTGACCACAAGGCTGGTCAGGTTAAGTTCCCTGATGCAGCTACCGCTGAGGGCATCGAGATGGTTGCCCATGAGTTTATTCCCGAGGGCATCTATGCAAGCCAGACTAATTTTGATGACTATGATAAGATGGTCACCAAGATTGAGGCAGGTGTGCTGGTGAAGCGCGTTCCTCTGTATGCTGGCGAACTGTATGGTACTGACCAGTACAAGACTGCTGATGCACAGGACACTAATATCGGCAAGCTGCTGGAGGTTAATACCGACGGTAAGTGGCAGGTTGCTACTACTGGTACTTCTCGTTTTGAGTTTGCTGGTGTGATGGATGACAATGGCCATAAGCTGATTATGATCAGTGTGCTGCCCGAGGCAAAGACTGTTGCTTGATTGAGAGAAAAAATCTTGAATATGATACGTGAAATTTAAGGCTATCGTCTTTGGCGGTAGCTCTTTTATTTTGCGCGAAGAGAAAGGAAATGAATTATGGCACTGAATATTGAAGTGGCCGAGCTGATGAAGCAGCCTGGTCGTGTTTATGAAGTTGCTGAGAAGACTCAGTACAATCGCGCTATGGATGCCGAGGATAAGGAGATTGCTGAGGTTGTTGGCGCTCATGTTGAGGAGCTGATTGACAAGGGTGACCCCAACAAGGAGATTGCTCAGTTTGTTAACCGCACCGTGACTGATGAGCTGTATGGCGCACCTGATGAGCTGCTGGACTCCATGTTTGAGCGTGGTAATGTTGGTGAGTTTGATGATTACGAGGCAGGTCGTACTGTTAAGAACACTCTGAAGGCTTATGATGCAGCTAAGGGCGGCAACGTGCCGAAGTCTTACCTGCACTACGAGACCATTAAGCCCGTCTGGCGTAATAAGCAGATCGAGGCTGATCTTAGCTTTGTGGATGTAAGACGCAATGCTTGGAAGAGTGTGGCAACTCTGACTACCTTTATGACTGAGGCTCTGAAGAACCAGATGTTCTATGACATCTTCAGCATGGTTGATGACGCTATCATTGGTGGCGAGCAGAAGATTGATGCACAGGGCAAGGAGCCCACTATGCAGGATATGGACGCTCTGGCTCTGTATCTGAATGAGTATGCCGATGGTGGTAATCCATTCACTGTCAGCCTGATGAAGTATTGTGCTAAGATGCGTCGTATGACCGGTTATGCTGAGTATCTGTCTGACGCAGCTAAGGACGAGTTCAACCGTTATGGTCTGGTGAAGACTTATGACGGCGTGGCTATCACGGGTATTAGCTCTGCTAAGAAGCTGGGTGATGGTTCTCTGCTGATCCCGGATAAGCGTATCTATGGCATCGCAGGCAAGATTGGTCGTCTTGACATGAAGGGTGAGACTCATACTTACGAGGATCATGACAACAACAACGAAAAGATCCATTTGATGGTCAAGGACTTTACCTTCGGCTATAGCATTGATCATATCGAGCGCGTTGCTAAGATTGTTCTGCAGTAATTTTTACCAAAGGCAAATCTGGGCGGAGACCGCAAAGTCTCCGCTTTTATAGAAAAGGAGACAAATTATGAGTTCCGTGATGGAAAAGAAGTTTATTGACGTTCTGAACTGCGACGATAACGTGGTTACCATTTCGTCACTGAACGGTAAGGGTTATACTTTCGAGCCCGGTAGTGTGGAAGAGCCTTGTGTAATTCCTATTCCGCCGGAGGAGATCATGTATATGAACAGCACTTGTTCTGCGTTCAAGAATGGTGTTCTGCGTTTTCGCCCTGAAGAGCAGAATGAAATCTTTAAGGCTATTGGCATTAAGGGCGATGATGTTTTATTCATTGAAGATATCGATGATGCGATTCTGAATCCCACTGTCGAGAATCTTCAGCGAATGATTGACATTAAGGATGGTGCTCAGTTTGAGCGTATTCGTGGTCGCTTTTATCGCATGACGAATGCCGGTGAAGACCTGTCCACTAAGGTCAAGCGCCTGATTGATGAGCGTTATAAGGAGCTTCGTGCTGGCAAGCGTAACAGTGAGCTGTCTGTTGTGCCTGCGGCCAAGTCTGCCCCTGCTGATGTTCAGGCAGAGCTTGAGGTCGCAAAGAACCAGTTTGCTGAAATGCAGAAGCAGATGCAGGCAGCACTGGCACAGATGCAGGCTATGATGGCTGGTGTACAGCCTGTGGCACAGGACACTCCCGTTAAAAAGACTACTAAGCGTAGCCGCAAGAAGGCTGATGGAGAAAAGGCGGAGGTCGTTCCCGCCGAGTAAGATTGGAGGGATAGTGTGACCGCATTTTCAGAAATATACGACAAGTTCTACGAGTTGGTCGAAACCGATAGTAATTTCTTTCAGTATTTCGACTTAACCGAGAATGAAGTGCGAGATCTTGTACATGACCGTGCAAAAAGTTATTTGATGGAGTCACTTTCTGTGATTACCAGAAACATTGAACCGGAAGAGGATTTTAGTTTCGATGATTACGATTCAGAACTAGAAGAGTTTAATTCAGATCTCACATTCGATGAGATTGATATGTTAGCGCATTTGATGTTGGAGCAACATTTTAAGCGTGAGTTTGGGAAGTTGAAAGCATTTAGCGCACAGGACCTTCCTACAAGTTTACAGGTATTCTCCCCTGCTAACGAGCGCACGAGCATTCGTGCTCTTGTGAAAGACATCCATGAGGAGAATATGACGATGTTGGACAACTATATGGCAAAAGACCGCTCGACCCGCAAGCGTAAGACCATCGACTATGATACATACGCTTCCTACTCTGAGTAAGGAGGTGTACCGATGGACTTTTATACGAGGGTGCGAGCTGTTGGCGGTGCCGCAAAGATGTCTAATAAAAAGGATGTCAAAATTGCTTTTGCGAAACGTGACTTCGCTGCACACTTCAAGGATAGTGTTGACTATGAGGATAACACTCTTGTGAATGGTTTGCCTCAGAAGCTGGTAGTTAGCCGTAGTAACAGCGTAGCCAAGGAGAAGAAGATTTGGGCTTACCCCGGTGATTCTTTGAATCTTGGTGATATTGTTGACTGCTACAACTGTAAATGGCTGGTAACTGAGATAGAACCAAATGATGAGATTTTTCTTCGTGGGAAAATGGAGCTGTGTAACCGCCAGATTCAATGGCAAAATCCGATTACTGGTGAGATAGTATCTCGTTGGGCAACACTGAGTAAGCCTTATTACGCAAATAATAAGGAACTTGTTGTGACTTCACTGAGTCAACGTGAGTATAAAGTGCAGATGCCTTTTGATGATGAGACTGCACTGATTGACCTTGATAAGCGCTTTATGCTGGAAATCATCAATGGAGAGCCGAAAACATATGTTACGACTTCTGTTGACCAGAGTACAGAGCGTTATGAGTTGCATGGTAAGACACAGGGATTCCTTGTGCTGAATATCCGGCAGGATCAGTATAACAGTAAGACGGACAATGCCGAGAAGATGATTTGTGATTATTTTGAGCCAAATAAGAGTGATGAGCCAGATGCGGATTCTCAGGTAACGGCCACTATTAAGTACGCAGGCAAGCCGGAAGTTCGTGTTGGTGGTTCTTGGAAGAAATTCACTCCGGTATTCACAAGTATTACGGGCGAAGAGGTTGCGGAAGTTGCAAAGTGGAGCTTTATTTGCCTTGATGAGTTTAAGAGTTTTGTTGAAACACAGGTTGCTACGGATGGTGTTTTCAAAATTCGTATTTTGAATAATAGCATCATGGATGGCGTAACTGTTAGAATTTCTCTGACAAATGCAGATGGTACGGCAAATACATCCATTGAATGTAAGGTGGTGAGCTTGCTGTGACAACGAGTGAATTGATTACGGACTATAAAAACAAATTAGCTTTAAAGTTGGTCAATACGGATGGGCTTGTTGAAGCGATGGGTAATGATGATATTGAAGAGCCAGATGAGGCAATTTATACATATATCTTCCCATACTTCCATATTCCCGACACGATTGAGGCAGCACACAGCTATATTTGTTTTAAGGTAAACATGACTGACCGCAGTAATGTTAATGACTGGTACGAGAACTTTACGCTTACTGTGTGGGTTATTGTGAATCAGGCGTTGATGAAGATGAAAGGTCATGGTGGAGCAACACGAGTTGACTATCTGAGCGGTCTAGTGGAGAAAGAATTACACGGCAGTACAATTTTTGGAATTAAGCAACTTAAAATCACATCCAATATCGAGGACAACATGGATTTACACCATCGTGTGCGAATTATGACGTTTAAGACGCAGGATCTGGATGACCTTGTGGGGTGTGGTTAATGGAGCTTAGAGAAATGTACGAGCCGAGCTTGATGCGTGGAAGAGACTTTAAAATCAACGACAAAATTACGATTCACATGCCGTCTGTTGGTGATATTATCGATTATGGTGAGCAAAAGTATTTTCAGTTGGTTTATTTGTTCTGCTCTACATCAAGCGACTATAAAGCACAACTTGACTCTGTTGGGGTTGATTGGCAAAAAATTTCGGACTTTGAAATGTTTCGGCAGCTCTTTATAGGCAACAAAAATCAAGATATGTCTATTTTGTTTGGCGATATGGATATTTCCGGGTTTGTAATGGCAAAAGATAACATAAGTGGTGAAATTGTGTTACACAACAGACTTACGGATACCCGTATTGACCATGTAGTGTATGAAACAATTTCTCAGTACCTATGTGCTGCGAATGGAATTGAAAAGCATTCCGAATTTGCCGCTGACGAACCGACAAGGATTGCAATGATAGAGGAAGCCAGAGATAATTTGGAGTATCAGAAAATAAAGCGTTATGAGCCACGACTTGCGGAGCTTGTTCTCTCAATGGCGTGCTCCTCCGGCTTTAAAGCGGATTACTTCAAGGCTATGGACTACCCTATGAGTGTGTTTATGAATCATGTAAGGAAGATTCAGCAAATAAAGAACTACGACAATACGATGCATGGCGTTTATGCTGGCACCGTGGAGTTTGGAAAGATTTCAAAATCACAACTGGATTGGACGAGCAAGGTTAACTGATTTACCTTGCTCTTTTTATTTTATTCAAATAAATTGAAAGGAAGAAAATTATGAGCGATTTTAATTTTAATGAGGTCGTTATTGACCGCGTTCATCGCATTCACGAGTATGACCTGAACGGCAAGCGCCTGTGGACCATGAATCAGGTTAAGGATTTCAAGCTGACTCTGGGTGGCGAGACCGTTTATGCTCAGGATGCACAGGGCGTTAACATCATGGCATTCGACAAGAGCAAGACTGCCGAGGCGGATTGGTCTAATGCTCTGATGCATCTGGGTGCTCTGGCAGAGCAGATGGGCTCCAAGAAGGAGGTTGCTTCTTCTACAGCAAAACAGGTCTTTACCACTGTTGAGTATCTGACTTCTGCCGACGGCCAGAAGCTGACTCTGACTCATACCCCCAAGGCTGCTGTTGTAAATGCCCCCTTTAAGTACATTGATCTGGTCGATGGTCAGGGTAATGCACTAAAGACCTTTGAGCTGGGTGAGACCGCCGAATCTCAGTTCTCTGTTTCTGACACTGAGGTTACTCTGCCCACTGGTGCAAACCTGAAGGCTGGCGACCGCTTTGTTGTGAAGTATCAGTACGAGAGCGAGGAGGGCATTGCTATCAATGATAGCGCCAATAAGTTCTCTACCGAGGGCGAGTTCGTGATTGAGGCATTCTGCTACAATCCTTGCGACAAGGCAAATAAGAAGCTGATGCGTATCATCTTCCCGAATGCCAAGATGGACAATGCTATCGATATGACTTTCACTAATGAGCTGGCTCATCCGGTCAAGATTAGCGCTACTCAGGAATACTGCTCTGAAGACAAGCGCCTGTTCCGTATTGAGACTGCTGCTGCCTAATGGCAAATCTGAATTGGTGCCGTACTTGCGGAAAAGAATATCCGGTATGCCCGCATTGCGAGCAGGATGCGCGTCTTAACCCTTGGCGAATGATTTGTGACACTGAGCCACACTTTCTTGTGTGGACTGCTGTAAACCAGTATCGCCAGGGAATTATTTCAAAAGAGACTGCAAAGGCAGACTTGACTACTCTTTTGACACGCAAGTACAAGAATATTACGGAGTCCGAGGTGGAAAATTTCATCCCGGCTGTTCGTGACATTTTCCATGAAATCATAGATGAGCCTGCAAAGGCAGAGAATGAGTCATCTGGTGATGTAAAAGATGAAACGCCCGTGAAGCCGGTAGTTAAGAAAACATCAAATCGTAAGGGGCGGGCATAACCGCCCCTTTATTTTTCGTGGTGATTTTATGGAGAAAAAGAACAGAACGAAGTTTAATGTCAGTAAGAATCCAGCAGATAGAACATATGATGGCGTAGTTTATGATAGTAAGGCAGAAATGTTGTTTTATCGAGATATTGTATTGCCAAGGCTGGCAAGCGGCGAAATTGTAGAGTGTCGTAAGCAGGTCCCATTTCTTCTGCAAGAATCGTTCCGCCGGGTCGATAAGGACGGCAAGGACGTAGCGGTGCGGAAGATTGATTATGTGGCGGACTATGAAATTACATATCGAGATGGCAGCAAACAAGTGATTGATACGAAGGGATTCGCTGATAGTGTTGCTTTGATGAAGCGCAAGATGTTCTGGTTCAAGTATCCTGATGTAGATTACCGCTGGATCACATACTCCAAAATCGATGGAGGCTGGGTCGATTATGACGACCTAAAAAAAGCTCGGAAAGAGCGAAAGAAATTAAAGCAAGCACAGACGAAAGGGAGATAAAATGAAGGTTTTAAATTTTCAGGAGCGAAATGAGTTTCTTGATGAAGTAGTCAAGGCATGTACTATCGATGGTGATTATCAGCCCGCACTGCTCGATGTAGTATTCCGGTTGATTATCTTGAAGTATTTTGCAGATTATGACTATCGTAGCGAGCCGCAGAGTGAGTGGCCTCGTATTGCTTACGAGTCTTTCAATTTCAAGATTGAGAAGGCTGGTTGTGATACTTCTGCGTTCTGGGATCAGTATGATTCTCTGGAGAAGGCCGTTCACGAGCAAATTGATCGTTCTCATAAGGAATGGTTGGTTCTGGGTCTCTGTGGCAAGCTCAACGAGATTATTGAGAAGCCTGACCCTATTTCTGATTTCGTTGACTTTATGGAGAACTATTTGAATGATGTGAAAGGCAACTTGAATGACTTTGACGTCGAGAAGTTTTCTGAAGTGACTTCTGCCCTGCTGGACAATAAGCAGGAAATCTCTGCTGTGCTGGCAAAAGATAAAAAGGAATAAACACTTTTAGAGGTGGGTTGGAGGGAATTTTAATATGGCTACAAGAAGTAAACCGCTGAAGTTATGGGATGCTGAGAAGTTCAAGAACGTAAACCCAGTGTCTTTGAAATACTGGGATAGATATGAGACTGATATGGGCATCCGTGATCTCAGCCCGTCTACTGTTTACAATTATGAATCGGATTTCAAGCAGTGGATGATTTATGTTCTGGACAATCAGGGTAATGCCCCTGTGACGGAACTTGAAGAAGAGGATATTGAGGAATTTCTATTCTACTGTAAGAAGCATGGAAATAACTCTGCTCGTATGAAGCGGCGCATGAGTACAATTTCTGCACTATATCGGTATCTTCGCAAGAAGAAAATCATCAAGGAAAATCCGATGGAGTTCATTGACCGACCGACCAAGGACGTGGCTGTCGTGAAGCAGACATACCTTACACCGGATGAGGTCAAGTTGATGCGAGAGAAGCTGAACGCTCTGGTTGAATCTGCGACCACCGTTCACATGAAGGATAATGCGATGACACTGCGTCTGTACGCACTGTTCTCGCTATCCACGATGGCTCGTGTCAATGCTGTGCGGAATACACTCTGGAAAACTATCGATTATGAAAATCGCATGGTGCATGACGTTCTTGAAAAGGAAGGTAAAATCGTTGACTTGATGTTCAGCAAGGAAGTTTCTGAACTTTTGAAAGAGCTGAAGGAATACCGCACCGAGCATGACATTGAGGATGGTGGATATGTGTTCGTTGGTACAAAAATCAATGGCGCATGGATGCCGATTACTTCAAGCACTGCCGGTGATTGGTGTAAGAAAATTGGTGAGATGATTGATGAGCCTACGCTGCACCCGCATGACTTCCGGCATAGTGGTGCTACCCTGCTGAAGAATGCGGGCATGAGTCTGGAAGATGTCTCTTCCCTGCTCAACCATGCTGGCACGGATGTGACCAACAAGTATTACATCAAAAAGGATACGACAAAGATTCAGTCTGCAAAGGATCGGTTTGAGATTTGAGGTGGAGTGAATGGGAAGTCTTGCTTCTTCGTATACAAACTTTGATGATTTACTGGCCGGTGTGGTTAGCAGCGTTCAAGATATCCTTGAGGGTGTTGCGCCGGAAATTGAAACGAGACTACAAGCGAGCATTGTAGAAAACGTACACTCGAAGAGTGGACGATCTGACGGAATCGAAGGCAAAAAAAATATCGTAAGTAGCGTTACTACTGACGATAATGTTGTAACCATGACGGTAAAGAATATTGCAAGACCGCAAGCATCATGGTGCAAAACGCCATTCCGAGAAGGAGATAATGCAGCCTTAGAAGGAACAATGTTTGCTAATTGGATTGAGCATGGCTTATGGATGGATATTGCAGAGTGGAATCGAATGGGGCGACCGAAGGAAAATAAACCAAAGCGTCCTGCGCGTCCATTTATTTCAAAAGTCCAAGTTGAAGCAGCTATGCTCGTAAGAACCGCATTACATGAATTGTAATCCCACAATTTATTTGGAAAATTTGAATGAGAGGAGGCTGGCTTGAAGAAGCTGGCCGCTTCTCTTTTTTATTTTGAAAGGAATTGTTGAAAATGGAAAAGAGAGGTGACCAACAGTATGGATGAAAAAGAAAATACTGGCGCAGAGTCTTCTGCCGTAACAGCTATTAAGGTCAAGGTTGTTATTGACACAAATAAAAAAGAATTAGACCAGCAATTTAATTCTGTCAAGGAGCATTATAAAGAAAAACCAGTAAAAATTGCTTTTGGAGTAAATCAAAACGACACTATCCGTAATATAAATGATGCGCTTGATAAGGTAGTCAAGAGCGGAAAGTTAAAAACTCCAAAGGTTACACTTGATGTTAAGATAGACCAGAGTAAAGTAACCGCACAGCTTAAAAAAGCTATGCAATCTGCGGCAAAGCAGACAGTTAAGGTCGATACCGGAAAGTCTGGTTCCACAAAAACACAGGATACTTCAAAAAGTGATATTTCTCGCCTTTTCAGCCTTGCAAATCGTCAAGCAAAGCTAAAAGCGGATGAAGCATCGTTAATTGCTAATGGAAACAAATCATCTGAGTTGAAAACGGTACAGACCAGATTGAGCGCAATCAACAATGAGATGGATAAACTCAAGACAAAAACAAAAGGTGTAATTACGGAATCTCAGAAGTTAAAGCTTGAGGATATCGAAAAAGCCGGAAAATTCAATGCTGACAGAAATACTGCAAAAGGTGCTGATTCGGTTGCAAAAGAACTAAAAAAACAAAATCAAGAAATTGCAGATAATTTAAAAAAGACTCTCACATCTCAAGAATCCGAGTATGAAAAGTATCAAAAAAAGATTCAGTCTCTTGAAAACTATTCCAAGAATAACTCCAACTATAAAAATGATAATATCAAAAAATATTTATATGGAGAAGATGGCACTGGAAAAACATCTGGAAAGTTAAAAGAATTGCGAGATCAGCTTGCTTCTATTGAGAACACTACACCAGGGAAAGCAATTCAAGACTTTGATAAAAAATGCAAGATTCTTGATACAACTATTGATTCTACAAGTCAACATTTAAAAGAACTTGGATTTGATTTTAGAGATTTAAATCAAGCCAATGTTGACATGACGAAGTTTAAGAGTGTTTATGAACGTGCAACGAAGTTAGAAGACTCTATTGCAAATAAAAGTAAATATTCTTGGCTAATTGATAGTTTAAACGGAATAAAAGCTTCTGCTGCTGGCTGTGAAGGCGATGTTACTGATCTTAGTGCAAGACTATCAAACCTTGAGGTTGAGGCCAGCAGATGTGGGGCAACTACAGAAACTCTTGGTCAAAAACTGTCTCGTCTGTTTAAGGAGCACTTCCAGACTGCTATCGCTATGGCTGGCGTGGCTATGGTTAAACAGGGTCTACGAGAAGTTTATAATAACGTCGTAGATATAGATACATCTATGACTAACTTGAAAAAAGTCACGAATGAGACTGAATCGGCATACTCAAGCTTTTTGTCGTCTGCTTCAAGTCAAGCGCGTGAGCTTGGTGCTTCTATCTCTGATGTTATTGACAGTACAGCAGAATGGTCTCGTCTAGGCTATACACTGGACGAATCACAAGAGCTTGCAAAATGGTCCACTGTCCTAAGTAACATTGGTGATGGAATTGATAGTGCATCTGACGCAGCTTCTTATCTAGTCTCTATTTTAAAGGGATTTAGAATGGAAGCTGACGAAGTAGAACACGTCGTCAATGTTCTTAACTCAGTTGGCAACAACGAACCAATTTCCGAAAGTGGTATTGCGGAGGCACTTGTCAGATCGGCAAGCGCATTATCGGCAGCCGGGAACTCGTTTGAAGAGTCCGTTTCGTTGATTAGTGCGGCCAACTCTGTACTTCAGGACCCGGATACCGTAGGCACAACTTTAAAAACAATTTCAATGTATCTGCGAGCCAGTAAGACTGACGCAGAGGCATTTGGCGTTTCAGTTGATGATATGGCAAGTTCTGTTTCTGAACTGCGAAGTGAATTGAAATCTTTAACTGGCGTAGACATTATGAAGGATGCCGCCGGTACAGAATTTAAGAGTACATATCAGATACTGAAAGAGATTTCTGCCGTATGGGATAAACTTACTGATGTTAGTAAAGCTAACGTCACAGAGATGCTTGGCGGCAAAAGGAACTCGAATGCGGTACTTTCCGTGATCGAGCAATTCTCCATTGCTGAAAAATCAATGGAAGATGCCGCTAACAGCTCTAATTCAGCAATGACTGAACAAGAGCGCATGATGGATTCAATTGAGGGTCGCTTAAAGCAGCTTAACGCCAGCTTTGAGAAATTCTCAAACGACGTTATGAGCAGTGACCTCATCAAATTCTTTGTTACTCTTGCAACAAAGATTGTTGATGCAGCAGACGGAATGGTCAACCTTGCAGGTTCTATTCCGGCCATTACAGCTGCCATTTCTGGCGTGTTGTCCTTAATGCAGATGAGCGGAAAGCTCAAAAATGGTGCGGGTAAAGTTAATATGCCCTCTTATATTTGTTGCGTATAAAATATAGGATGCGGCACCATGTAAAAATAAAATAGCCCCTAGAGTGCTGGGAAACCCTAAGAGCCATATCGCCTATTGTTATATTTATATAATGTAGGAATCGAAAGATAGAAACAAGGATATGGATGCTATATGCTGAGATAAAAGCTCAGTTTTATCGTATTGTAAAAATATGGTAATAATTGAGTGCTAAGTAGCGTTTACAATGGGCGGTCAGCAGCCGATCCACTTCCCTATTATATAATGTAGGAAAGCGGAAGGTTCATCGACTAAAAAGGGTCAGTGAGCAACCACTGGAAGGATAGTCAGTTCTGGACGAAAGTTCAGAAGTCCACCTCAGACGTAACCAGACGACTTAAAGAAGTAGGTGGAATGAGGAGACACGCTGTTCTCTGGCGTGGAATAAGTAAGAGAACTAAAAATTCAATGAACTTTGAACAATTTTGAACAAAATTGAAAAAGTACACTGTTGTTCGTTGACAGTGTACTTCAAAATGTGTATAATAAAAGCAACCAAGAGTTCAATAGACGGAACCCTCGGTAGATAATCAAACATGGAATCAAGACTTGGACAATCTTAATCCCAATCATGAAGAGCTGCCTAGTGGCTATAGGCGGCTCTTTTACTTATTGCCATGACTATCGTTATAGCAACGGACAGTGTAAACAGCACCGATGACTGCGGCGATAACGCCAACAGTTTGTATCAGTGAGTTGTAAATGAATCCAAAATCCATTACACATCCTCCTTCCGACAAGATTGCCGGAAGGCAGTTAGAGAAATACACGCTCCTTTTCGCCTTCCGGCTACTGGGAGGGTGACCGCCTATTCTTTACGACTATGATTGGCAAGTTCAACGTGAACTCTTGGTTGCCCCATTATTATACACCCGCCTGTCATATCCTGTCAATATCACTATAATGTAATTTATAATACATAAAAAGAGGTTGCTTTCATGAGATTTTCTGGCTATAATAAAAGTACAATCGCGTATCCAAAATATACGGAGGTATTTTATTATGGCTAGACCCAAAGGAAGCAAGAACAAAACAAAGGTTCTTAACGGCGTTGATTACGCAGCACAGATCGCTGAGAAAAATGCCGCAGCAGAATCCATTGCTAAAGAAATCGCATCTCTCGGCTCGAATATTGCCGCACTGAATACTGAAAGAAAAGCAAAAGAAGCAGAGCTGAAAAAACTCAATAAAGAGATTGCAAAACTCGAAAAGAAAAAGGCTGATGCCGATGAAAAGATTGCGGCAGAGTTGAATCGCAAAAAGGCAGAAGACATTGTTGCCAACGCACTGGCCAATGGCATGACTGCTGAAGATATCGCTGAACTTTTGAAGTAAGGTATCATCATAAAACAAAGCCCGACTTCCCTACTACTGGGAGGCCGGGCTTTTGCTATTTAGTCTTCGAATTTGATAACGCCGCACTGTTTAAGTATGGCTATTATAATTTTAATTGTAGCGCCCATACTTAAACAAATCATATTGGCTATCTGCTCAGTTTGAGATTTTCCCTCGAGTCCTCGCATTTTTTGCATTAAAAGATCAATACCGTTGTTCGTTTCAGTCTCTAAGATTTCATTAAATTCTTTATGCGTCATAACTGGCGACCTCCTTTCAGTTGGAATTTTAGCATAGTACATAGTGATTGCTCATCTATTATAGGATATATCGTAATATCTTGTCAATCTCTGTTTTGGATTATTGTGGAACCCTGTGTAGCAAAGTTTAGTTGACACTATCTCTGAACCGTGATACACTCTTGTAAAAGGAGTGTTAAATCATGGAAAACAATAAGAAGCATGTGCCGGATTATGAAATTTCGACTTACAGTAATCGGAAACCGACTGAATATACATATTCAGGGAATGGTAGTTCTGCAAATCCACTGGGAACATATTTGAGAAATCATAGCGACAATCATTCAAATTATAATCAAGAAGGAGGAGCAGATGACAGAGATAATCAAACTAATAAATAATGTAGAGACACTTTTCAATATCTTTGTTCCAGGTGCTATTTGCGTATGGTGTTACTCTAAGTTATCCTTGCGGAAAATGGAATACCAAGGATATCTCACTCTTAGTATTGCCATTGGTTTCGTAATTAAATACTGTGTGGATTACGCTGACCGTTTGCTAGGACGGTTTACAATTGCTGGATTTCCGATAATTGTTGTGTACGTTTTAGTTGGAATCATCGGAGCTATCGTTTTTTATAAAGGAAAGAATTCGATTTGTGTAAGACGCAATGTGTCGAAATTTCTTGGTGTTGACTCTGGTGACAATGTTTGGACAAGGCATCTCGATCCAGAGGGAAACTTGCTGACACTCCATATGGATGATGGTACATATATTCTTGGATTGTTTGAGAATGCAGACGATGAGTATATTACACTGACGAATTATTGCTATGCAAAAACGCCTGCTGGAAAAGATATGGATGAGGCTGCACAAAAGCCATACACTGATGCTGTTTTATGCGTTCCAACAAAGCGAGTTAAGCAATTTGAAATTTTGTATCCAAACCTTGAGTCCAAAACAGCAAAATACGTTCTGCGTTAAAACAAATACGACCACTACCCTGCTACTTTGTGTAGCAGGGCTTTTCTTTTGTCACCACTCATACCCACAATTCTTGCACTTGAACTGTTTACTGGGTTTTCTGCTTGCCCAGCCCCATATTGCTACATCAACCAACTTTGCATTTTTTAATCGAGGTGAATTCGTATATGAAAATTGAAATTGAAACAAAAGAACTCACTGCCTTTCTTGACTATATCAAGGGGCAGCGAGAACCTATTGGTAACATTCAAGTATTAGCTGAGGAAGTTGTTAAGGGACTGCCTCAAAAAATCACTTCACAACTCAATCTTCGTACTTGAGTACACCAATTTTTTCGAGAGTAGCAACAAGAGATGCGGTGGCGTCTGTGACTGCCATATTGTACGCAGCGGCGACCATTTGCTCAACTGTCATCTTCTTGTCTTCTCTTGCCGACAGAGCGTTGGCAAAATTATTCCGATTCTTCTCGATCTCGTCTTGAAGAATCTTATTAAACTCTTCTCTAGTCATTGTAACCTCCTCCTTTCTTATAGTCTTTATTTAAGTCTACCATAAAAAGACAAAGAAGTAAATGAACAGGAGTTCACATTTGACGGAGAATGTTAGAATTCATATCCACACGCTTTGCATTTAAACTGCTTATGTGCCTTTCTCGACCATACGCCCCAAACCGCTATATCCACAGTCTTGTCAAAGCCGGAGATTTTCTCTAAGTCAGGGCAATGACACACTGGGCAAGTGGGCTTGTACTGAGCGAGACGAGCTTCCTCTTCAAGTTGAGCACGGGCTTGCTTGTCGAATTTTTCCGCCTCACGAAGTAGTGATTTGTCTTTTGTTGGTCTTGGTGGGTCAACTTTTGGAAATTTTTCAAGCCACTCTTTTTTATTCTCTTCTGATTTTTTCTCCCATGCCTTAATATAAATTGTTTGGCTGTGGCAAAATGGACAATGATACCATGGCTCTCTAGCGTATCTATCACACCATGGGCAGTATAGAATTTTATTCATTCTTCTCTCCTCAATGATAAAATTTCGATATTATCTTTCCTATTTACTGCTGATGAAGATGGCATACATAACAAGGCTTGGAGCGATATAAAAATCTGGTTTGGGTGGTTACAAGATGCGATAGATGACTACAAAGCATCTTTAAATGGTGCAAAGCCTTCTATTTCCAATTTTATCACATCACTAAAACAAAGTAAAGTAAATGCGGAAGCCGCAGGCGAAGCAACTGAAGGTTTTTCCCTTAAACTACTTGTCCTTCGCGCAAGAGCTCTACTGCTCAATGCCGCGTTGGGTGTTGGAATTGGCCTGCTTGTCTCTTGGGGCACTAAGAAGATTACGGAAGCGGCACAACGAGTGCAAAATGTCGCTACGAAATCTAAGGAAGCGGCTGACGCTGCGCAGAGCACCACTTCCTCTTTAAAGGATTTGGTCAGTGCCTATGAAGAACTTGGCGACAAGTCTGGTTGGGGTACCGAGGACTTTGACCAAGCAAAAGATATTCAGGCAGAGATTCTTGATCTTGCGAAAGAACAAGGAACGCTTGATGAAAACAAACTTGGTAAACTTGACCTGCAGAATGGTAAATATGAAGAGCAGCTTGGTTTACTTCAGGATATTACGGCGGAGCAGTTGGAGGCATCTCGTTATGAGTTGACACAAAACAAAGACGCTCAAGGTGATAAGCTTGTTGATACAGCCAAGAAGAATAATCGGACACATTATCTTACTGTTTGGTCGGCTCCTGAAATGGATATGGGGGACCAGATTAAAAATGCTGGTATTGATGTCTTTAACAAGTTCGGTGGTTATGGACCTGATAAGTTAAATGATGCGGATTCAATTGTTGACTATTACAACGAGATTGGTAAAGCATTAAAATATGTCATTGACAACACAACTGAGGCTGAACGAGCTGCTGGTGGAACGTATCATAGTCTGTATCAATTCTTGCTTGATGAGCAATCTGCTCTCCGTGATGATGTAGATTCTTACAACGACTCAACGGATGCTATCAACAACAATACAAACGCTCGTAGAAAACTTCAAGCTGTTAATTTTTGGCAGAACGACAACAACAACAGTATGGATGTCAGTTTTACTTTCGATAAAGTAAATTCTGCTGTTAAAACTCTGGAAGATACGATCGATGGATTTGATGCAAGTAAGCTGAATGAACTCTTGTGGGGTACAAACGAAGGATTGTCCGATGATCAAGCGCAAGCTCTCGCAAATCTTCGTAAAGCTTTGACCGACATGGACTTCTCTGCTGACACAAACGGTGTAAATGCGTTTATCCAAGCACTTGTTCAAGTTGGTATTGTAGCTCAGTCTTCTGCAAATGGTGTTAATGCATTGGCTGCTGGCGCACAGAAGATGGAAGATATTTCTTCCAAAATGGATGAAATCCAGTCTGCGTATAAAGCTTCTACCAGTGCAATGGAAGAGTACAATCAGTATGGCTACATGAGTCTCGATTCTCTTCAGTCTTTACTGACGATGAACACCGAGTATTTGAATTGCCTTGAGCTTGTTAATGGTAAACTCCAGATAAACAAACAGAGCTATGCCGAATTGCTTGCCGCTGAATATGCAGAAGCTGCGGCAACAATTCTGTCTAACGCACAACATGAGGTCGCAAACCTTACTGCCGATGACACAGCTGAAAGTACTGATGACCTAAAAGAGAAAACCGAGGCTGAAAAGACTGCTCTTGAGAATCTTCTCCCTGCTCTGAAAAATGCTACTGCGGCCACCGCAACATATAGTGCTGCTCAGGAGTTTGCAAATGAAGTAGAGAAGGCCGGCGAACGCGGCGTAGATCCTGCAAAACTAGAGGAAATCACGAATCGCACAAATACTCAGCTTTCTCTGTTGTACACCAATATGAACGCTGCTCTAAGGGGTGGACAAAAACTAACAAATCAGCTTAATGGGTTCCCGACAAATAAGACCAACAAGAACAATAAATCTACCGCGAAGTCTGTATCTGATATTGCATCCGCATTTGATACCTTAACAAAGGCGATGAAAGAATATAACCAATATGGTTATATCTGTGCGGATACAATGAAATCACTGATCGGTGTCGATGACAAGTTTACCGCTTGTTTGACGGAGCAAAACGGAAAACTTGAACTTAATACAGCAACTTTCCGTGCCTTTATTAAAGCACAGCTTGAAGAAGCTAATGCTTCTAAGGACGGTGGTAAGTCTGCCGCAGAGATGCAGAGAATCCTTGACTGGCTGAATTCCAGCGTTGATTCTGATACCATCTCTTTTGAGCAACTGACTGATGCCATCAAGGGCTACGGAACCGCGATGGACGAAGCCAAGGAAAAGACGGACGCTATAAAATCCGCATTTTCTGGGCTGTCCGATGCTGCCAATATCAAAATTAAAAGTCGTACTGGAACCATGGATGCAGATGGTGTCGAAAAGAAAGCCGAAGCACTTCGTCAGGTTTATGATAATCTTGACTCTTTCAAGGATAAAGATGGAAATCTTTTTAAAGGACTTTTTGATTCAGCTACCGGAGATGTCAATTTTGAAAGTGATGCCTTTAAGAAGGGGCTCGTAAATTCTCTACGAGAACAGGCTCGTGTTGCAAGTAAGACGGCAGGACCAGCCGCAACAGCCTTGGCGAAGACATGGAATGATGCAGCTGATAGTATCGAGAATGGTGTCATAAGTGTAAATGATTATATCGAAGGACTTGGTTCAACTTTGGAAAAAATCAATAGCGATATTGATGATATGCAAAGTCAATATTCAAGCCTCAATGATGTAGTTCAAGAATACAACGCTTACGGTGGATTGTCAATAGATTCCTTGCAAAAGCTTCTTGCGTTAGATGACAAATACCTTGAATGTCTTTCTCTTAAAAATGGTGTGCTAGTTATCAACAACGATTTGCTGAAACAGAACACCATTGCAATGATTGATGCAAAAATCGCTCAGGCAAAATTGAGTACAGAAACAGAGTACATGGTTCCTATTTTAGAAGCCATGAAGACAGCTATTGAGAACGGCACCGATGCTTTTAATGGTATGGGTTCAGCGGGAGAAAAGCTTCAGACGATTTTCTCTAACATCAAAGACCTCTTCTCTTCCCTGCTCGATCTCTTCAATAAGTTCAATGACAAAAAGTCCAACGATCTGAAGATTCAGGGTGATGCATGGATTGATGTTATCGACAAGCGGATTGATGCACTGAATGAGCAGAATGATGCTCAAGAGCGTGCGATTGAATTGCAGAAGGCAGAGGATGCTCTCGCGAAAGCACAGGCCAATAAGACCACTCGCGTCTATGGCGAGAATGGTTACGAGTGGGAGGCTGATGCAAGTGCAGTTCGTGACGCTCAGAGTGACCTCAGCAGCAAACGCCGTGAGTATAAGAAACAGGAAGAAATCGACCGGCTGAACAAGCTCAAAGATAAGGTTCAGGAAGCCACTAACCTTATTGGCACAAGCTGGGACGACTATCAGAAGAAACTGAAATATACTTCCCAGTTCGAAGCCATGACCTTTGCAGAGATGGAAGGTCATTACGATGGATTTATGGCCTCTGTTGTCTCCAATATGAAGGCGGTCCAGCGAGCAACTAATGTTTCTAATGTCATCACCAAGTTTGAGACACTGATTGATACGCTGACTAAACTTGGAGACGTGCTTGGCAATCTGAATGGTTCTACTCAGAACGGTGGAATTACGGGTCTGTAGAATCGTCTGCAACGTGCGGTTGGTACGTTCTCTGATAAGAGTTCTGGTAAAGGATTCTGGGGACGCCTCTTGGACGCAGGAAAGAGCTTCTTTGGCATTGGCGGACGTAGCGCCAGTAGTAAACTTACAGCTGGCGTCGGTGATGGTATCACTGCAGGATTGGATGCTGCAAAGCCGTCTATAGTTAAGTCCGCTCAGGGTTTGTTCTCTGGTAGCGGTGGTCTGATGTCAATCTTCCAGAAGGGATTCAGTGGAGTCGCATCTATTGCCCAAAAAGCGGTTGGTGGGCTTGGCTCAATTTTCGGTGACATCGGTACTACATTGGGTGGAACCAAGCTGTTTTCTGGTATTGCTGGTATTTTCAAAGGAATTGGTCGAACGGTAACTGCCGCTGTAGGTACTGCAGGTGGTACTGGTGTCGCTGGAACTATTGCGGCTGCAGTCAGTCATATTCCTGTCATCGGTACGATTCTCCTTGGCGGCACGCTTGCTGTCGGTGCAATCGGTGGCGGCTCATTTACAAACGGTCTCGCAAAAATCGGTTCCACTATCGGGAAAGCTGTAACTGGTATTGGCAAAACTCTTGGTAAAATAGTTAAGAGTATTGGCAAAACGATCACTAAAGCCGTTAGTGGCATTGGAAAATTCTTGTTTGGTGGCACATCTAGCGATGGTACAAAGAAACGCGGCTTATTTGGTACAATCGGACACATTGTGACTGCTCCAATTCGCTGGGTTGGTAAACTGTTTGGATTTGCTAAAGGTACTAAGAAAGTCGAAAAGGCTGGTACTTATAATGTCGATGAGGAAGGCGAAGAGATAATCGTTCGCTCCCCCGAGAAGGGACGCCTGACTCAACTCGAAAAAGGTGACGGAGTTATCCCCGCAAAACAAACCGCGACTTTAATGGGAATCGCCAAGAATCCTATCGGCTGGGTCAAGAACGTAGCCTCTAAAATACCTAGCTCTCGCAACTCTGCTGCTTCCAGCGGATATACGACTATTACTTCTGCGCCTCAAGCTCGCAAAAACACTGCCATTGACTCTAAAGTTGATGAAGTAGTTGAGGCCGTTGACGATATTCGTGATGATAATAAGACCGGCCTTATTCCTACGCTGCTTTCAAAGAGCGTTAAGACTCTAGGCGGGTTGAATTTAAAGTTTACTACATTCGCAGATAAAACCAAGTCCACTATAAACTCTTCTGGTCAAAACTCTTCGATTTCGAAATGGTTTGATAAGATAAAGAATATCGGAAGCGTAATAAACGGCGGAGGCTTAATAAATAGCGGAAGCTTAATAAAGGATTCAATTAGTAAATTCTTTGGCTTTGGTAATAGTAGTACAGGTAATCCTCTTGACAATCTCATTTCTTCTTCCAAATCCAACACACTTGCCCAGCTTGATTCTATGAAATCTCAGTTTGAGAAGACATGGAAGGATATGGCAAAAGAGGTTGGTTTGAGCGACGATCAGATTGATGCAACCAGTAAAGAAATGTATAGCAATATGCAGAAGCTAGTTAAAGATACCTATGCCGCTATCGGAGACAATACCGCACTGAACGCAGAACAGGTCGAGGGTATCACGAAAAAACTGTTCCAGTCAATGCAAAACACATATACTGCTGGTTTTAACAAAATGGCATCTATGACTGACGAGATGAGTGAGTCTAACGCTAATAAAATGGCGAACTCTTTCAATTCTATGAAAGATAGCTGTTCTAATGCAATGGATTCCATCTCTAGTAAGATGAAGAATAGTTGGAATCAGTGTGGTGGTGGTATCCGCAACCTGAGTGCTAAAACGGAGTCTACTATTTCTAAAGCTTGGGCTGATACCACCGGTGATACCGAAAAGATGCTCTATGATATGCGAGCTTGTTTCGATAGCAGCTGGGGCATGGCCGAAAGCGGTGTCCGTGACTTGGCCGATAATACTCAAAGCACAATCAATGGCGCATATAGTACAATCGAATCCAAGAGTGAAGAGACTTTGAATAAAGTTCTCCCTGACCAAATGGCAAATGCCTGGAAGAATGTTGAGCCCGGTGCTACCGATCTTAGTGAAAATATTACGTGGGTCATGGGGAAAGCTTATGATAGCATCACTAAGAGTTGCGATAACACTATTTCTTCTATTCGTGATAGTTTTGGTACGATTGGAAACGATCTGTACGATAAAGGTCAGACAACTCCTACTACCAAAAATACTACCAGCAATAGTTCCACATCTTCGAGTAGTTTGTCTTCTGGTGGCGGCAGTGGTACTCCCACGACTGTTTCTGGCGGTAAGAGCTTGTTAGAGCTTGGTAAAGACATCTATGAAGTTGGAAGCAACGCAGTTAGTAGTGCAAAAAACGCATGGAACAATTCTTGGCTCGGCGGCAAAGTAAACAACGCTGTCAGTGGATTAGTAACTACGACTAAAGAAATTGCTTCTAATGTCAAAGAGAAATGGGACAACTCTACGGTAGGAAGTAAGGTAAACAATGCTATAAGTTCCACCAAAGATAAAATCACTAATTCTTCTGCATGGAAGACTGGTTCTAATATTGTTAGTAGTATTAAGAACGGCGTTCAGAGTGCTTATAATGCAGTTACGGGTAAGAGTAGTTCTTCTAGTAGTTCTCGGGATAAAGACAAGAGTTCTTCTACTTCGTCTAGCAAATCTTCTAATAGTTCCAGTAGTTCTTCTGAGAAAAAGAGTTTTGTTGACAAAATTAAAGAAAAAATCACTGGTAAAAAAGCTTCTGGTTCTCGAAGCATTCAAAAATCCGGCAAGTATAATGTTGACGAGCAAGGTTCTGAGCTTCTGGTTCGTCAACCGCAAGCTGGACGTTATACTTATCTTGAAACCGGCGATGGAGTCGTTCCTGCAGATATTACTTCTCGTCTCTTCGAGATGGGTGGCAATCCAGATGCTTGGTTCCAGGATCAGATGTCTAAGTACGGAACGGCTTCACTATCTTCTAACGGCGGTTCTAATATTGATATTTCCATTGGAGATATTGTTATTCAGAACCCTGTTGGTGGAGCAGAAGATTTGGCAAACGAAATTGTCCGCAATCTTCCCAACAAACTTTCTCAAAAAATGAGTAAGCGAAATTAAATAGAGGATATAAAAACACAATGCCGATACGACTGAGTTTCCCCAGCGGGTCGGCTTTTATATTTTTCTTGGAGGTGAAAGAAAGTGTCAAACACAAGTAAAAGTGCAACAGATGTATTAGTTGAGGCCATTTCTTCTGCCGCTAAGAGTGCAGTGGCGAACGCGCAATTTGATGTTTCTTCTTACGGTGTTATTACATCTAAAAATGGATACACCTATAAAATTGCCGCATTTGGTGGCGAATATGTCGTGATTACAAATCGTGATTATGAAGTCGGCCAAAAACTCGTTGTCACCGCAATGCAAAAGAATTTTCGAAATATTATTTTGACTGAAGGAAATCAAAGTCTGGAAGCTGCCAAGGTGCGAACGATTTCTTCGGACTTGAGTGATTTATCAAATAACGTCGATAAAATTGATACAAATCTCTCCAATTTAATCAATCAGACAGAATCGACTAACAAAAACACTCAAGCTCAAATCAGCGGCACCATTAAGACAAACTACGGACATGGAGTCCCGACGAAAGAGAATGCGCCTGCCGTAGAATGGGTAAAACGACATACGGAATGGCATCATGTAAACGAGATTTATTATGATATTGATACTGGAAAATGCTATCGGTGGATAGAAGCGGCTAATAGTACTGAGTCAAAAAGAGAATATATGTGGTATGAGATAATTGACGCAAGTATTATCAATGCGCTCGCTTCTGCTGCTCTTGCACAAAATACCGCCGACAGTAAGTGTCAAGTTTTCCGTTCCGTTCCTGCTCCTCCATATAATGTTGGTGACTTATGGTTTTTAGGCAGTAATGGCGATTTATATATCTGTACTTCTGCACAGGGAGCGACTGGCTCTTATTCTCATAGTGATTGGGAGAAAGCAACAAAATACACAGACGATACAACTGCAAATACCGTAAACGATCGTGTGGCAAGTCTTGAAACAAAAGAAGCAGAAGATTATGCGGAATTAAAAAAATCAGTTGGTTCTACAGATATAGATCTTGACTCTTTTAAAAAGAACGATTTTGTCGCATTGCAAGACCGTGTGTCTACCAATGAGGTGGACATACATAATTTGCAAACAAAAGAATCTGACGATTGTGCTTATTTAAATAAAAGGATTGATGATGTTTCTTCTGATTTAAGTACATTCAAAAACGATGAATATGCGACAACAAAAACATAGGTCACTACAAACAAAAATGACATTAGCGCTTTGGCAGCCAATTTTGGCGGTCTAAGTAGGACAGAAAAAGCTCACTATAATGAGTTGACCAAAAAAGTCGAAGCAATCACTGCTGACAGCATTTTAAGCACTCTTGGATTGAAAGTAAACTCTGAGGGTGCGCTTTGTTATGTTACAACATCTGATTAACTTGGAGGTGATACAGTGAAACCAATTCTATCAAAAATCAATGTATTTAGTGCTAACGAAGACGCTTCATTCCAGTTCGGAGCATATGCCGATATTGACTTAGTTGCCTATATCGTCTTCAAGTCAAAAGATAGCACTGTTTATAAATTTGGCACAGTAGCTCCCACTGGAACTGGCCTAGCTCGACAATTTGTAATTAAAGGTGGGGTCCTTGTAAATCAGCATGACCCTTATTATATCATGATTCGTTGCAGATTAACTGGTACGAACACTTTCAGCGAATATAGTGACAAGATTCTGTTTTATTGTCACGAGAAACCTTCCATTAAATTCAGGGCATTCTCCGACATTTCCTCTTCTAAAATCATCTTTACACCTTCATACTCTTTTGATTGTGATTATACCTACAAAACGGCTGAGGGTGAAGTTATCAATAGATATGAATATTATCTTTATGACTCTAATAAAAACGAAATCAAAAAGTCACAATGTTTTTATCACCGTGACTCTATGAAGAGTTTTTATGTTGATGGCCTTGACAATAATAGCGTTTATTATGTTCGTGCTAAAGCAGAATCAATTGGAGGTTACCAGCTTGATACTGGGTTCAAACAGTTTAAGACGAAATATAGTGAACAAATTGATGGAGTAATTTTTGATGCAGGAAACGATAAATGGCGTGGTTGTATTAACCTTTTCGCAAAATATCCAGCCAATGTGAAGAGTGACATTACTCATCTTCGGTTTAAGCGCAAAAAGCCTTTAGATACCACATGGATGACTATTTATGAAAAACAAATTGATTTATCAAACGATTTGCTCTTATTGCCCAACTGGTCAAATGGCTATGTTAGTCAAAGTGGAGTGTTTACTACAGATAACATCTCAATGAGCACTAATCTAATCCCGGCAAGTGATTTAAAGTCAGTCGAAATATCGGCTGATGGATATATTGCTAGAATTATAGCATATGACAAAAACCAAAAATTCTTAGGCTATACGGAAACAAGCATTAAATATTATTCCGACGGAAAAGAATATACCTATAATGAAGCATTGGATCGTTTTTCCTCTCTTAGTTCTTTTATGAAAAACCTATAGAAATCGATTTCTGCAATGCTTAACAAGACACGAAATGTTGGAACTTGGAATAAATCATCTTGGAATGTAAATTATAAGAATATTATCGCGTATTTTAGGATTAGCGTCATGCCCGAAAAGAACGTCACTAAACCATTCTCTGATACTATTCATGGAATAAAATTGCATTCAGAAAATACCGGATATGTCATAATGGAACACACTGACTGGTATGCGGCCGGGCGCGAACAGCCTTATGAATATGCTGTGTCTCCTGTTATTAATACTATTGAAAAGGGCTATATTAAAAAGATAGTAGTCAGTGAATTTGATGGCGCAATTATTACAGATGGAGAAACATCTTATCACATTCTTCTTGAGCCAAAGGTAGACAGTGTTGAGCTAAAACGCACTGCTTCTATCGTCGAAACCATGAGTAGCAAATACCCCTATCTGTATTTTGGCAATGAAGCGAACTATTATTCTGGTGATTTTTCGGGTGTTGGTATTGAATTCGATATGGCTCAAGATGAATTTGATGTTGACGGTGGAAATGATTACCGTAAAGAAATCTCAGCATGGCTTACTAACGGAGACGCAAAAGTTCTCAAAATGTTTGATGGGCGTGAGTGGCTAATTGGAGTAAATGGCAGTGTTACTACAAGTTGTTCTGAGCATTATGACAAAGGTACGTTGAGTTTCAACTTTGTCGAAATCGGATCTATTGAGAGTGAAGATGATATGTACAGTAATGGACTGAGCGAATATTTGCCGGTAGGAGGTACAACATGAAGTACTTACCTACAGATGAAGACCTCGCTCTTTTAAAAAGCCATTCTCCTCATATATATTGTCGCATTGATTTATTGGACAAAGATTTCGCAACTGTAGATTCTTTGGAAGGCATTGCGATTGATGGAACTGTAAGTGTTGATTCGGAGTCAGACATTCGTCGCACCTTTAATACTACGTTGTATCTCGGCAAAAAGAGTGTTGTCTCCGCTTTTGATGAGGAGGACTGGATAAGCAAAAATGTTCGTGTTTTTATCGGACTAAAAGGAAGAGCCAAAACTACTTCCCTCTCGTACCCAGAACTTGAAAAAAAGACAAAAGAATCTGCTGGATATAAAAAAGCCAAAGCAGAATATAATGCTTTAGTTTCAAAAATCACTCAAGAAGGTCATGCAAAATACGGGAATATCGACAACATCAATCGTGGCGTGATTGAATGGAACGATGACAATATGTCTTACTATTCTAAATTTGTAAAGGAGATAAATGGTGAGACGACTTTTGTAAATACCATAGGGAAATGGCTTAGTTCTTTAGTTTTTTCAGAATTCAAAAAAGCATTTGAACCAGACCCGGAAGCCATAATCAATAAAGGAGATTATTCTACTGTTCTTGGTTGCGACGATAAATTTAATGGTCTACAAATTGCATACACTCCTCTTTTTCAACCTGATGATGGTGATTTAATCCCTCTATGTAATTCAGAAATATCCAAGTACCTTTCTAGAGTTATTGGTACATCTACCGATCCGGCTACGATTCTACTCAAAGATAAAACAGGTATTTCTATGACACTTTGGGGAAAATCTGTTAAGGTTCATAATATGATTGCCGCAATACAGGGACAAACAGTAAACGGTAGTATGTTATCTGCTGCTGATGTCAGTGCTATTGCTGGTTGGAGTGAAAAAGAGCTTCAAGAAGAATACGGTACTACTAGCATTTATGTTGGTTATTCTATGCACGATGTTCAAGACGAGGTTATTCAAGCGAAGAAGAAGCTTAATGAGTCGTTCAATAAAGAATTCGAAAAAGTATCTGTGCAACGTATAAATGTATTTTCTAAAAATCAAGACGTTCACTGGTTCAATCAAGGTTGCTTTTCTATCTCGTCAAATGGATTTACATATAACGCAACTACGAATACAGTGCAATGCTCTTGCGTAGATCTTGTGGCGCGACTGAATGGCGATTTGGCTGGACAGTTGACTGGTCTAAAAACAAAAATCAACAAAGGAACACGTATCGCTCCTGTTATTAAAACAGTCTTAACTGAACAGCCGATGAGCGAGTTTAGCAAATGCGTGATTGATTATTGGACGCGTAATGTTCCCTACGATTTGGAATATGAAACTGGTACAACTTTGTGGCAGATTTTGACTGAGTTGCGCGACCTCTATTATCCATTTGAGATGTATTTCGATGATGACGTGTTCGTATGTCACGAAATTCCGAGTGGATTTGATGACCCGCCTGTACTCGACCCAGATTTATTTGCAAGTTTGGTGACGGCAGATGGTGAGTCGGCCACAGTGGATTATTCTACGGTTCGAAACTGTGTTGAAGTGTTTGGTGCTACAATCGATTCTGACGCATATTCTTCGACTGCAACTTATTCTTCCGAAAAGAATTCTCTTACACTGACCGTAAAAGAACTTGCTGTTGATGATGAAGCGAATATATCGTTTATCATGCCTGCGAAAATCACAAGCAAAACCTTGAATATAATTGTTAATTTTGTGACAACAGAAGTTAAGGCCGATGGAAGTGGTGGGACTGAACAGAAGACTACAACAAAAACTTCTCTGCTTTATAAATCTGTTCCTAACGCTGATGGTAACGACGTTGAGCAGGAACCTTCTATCATGGAAGCGGGAAAGTATTATGTCATTCAGTGGTTCCCTGATACAAAGCACTTCTATTTTATTGGGCAGCAGCAATCTCATGCTATGGTCAAATTGGTAGATACTGTACCGACCGGCGATAAACTTGCCGCAGAAAAAAAAGAAGAGAACTGCGATAATCTTGAATATGTCTGCATGACTGATCCAGACAATATCGATGATTTGTATAACGCAAAATTCTCAATTGAAAAAATTGGTCGTCGCAATGAAATACTTTCGGGCGGAGACTATGACAACTATACCACGGATGAAAAGGCAATGGAAGTTGCTAAATATGAATTATGGAAGAAGGCACGACTGACAGATGGTTTGGTTGTGCCTATTTTGTTAGTTCCGTGGCTCGATGTAAACGAAAAAATTCAATATGCAGCAAAATATTTAAACAGTAAAACTCCGGTCGATTGGATCATTAAGAGCTTCAGTATCAATCTTGGAGAGGGCACGATGTCTCTGACAATGAGCCGCTATTTCCCCTATTACCCCTATATTGTAGGCCACAATGGAGAGGAAAGTAAATATAACCTCTATCAAGACTGGATGCTTGACCAATACTTCCCTGATTTACGCTCTGACGTGAATAAGAACAATAACCCATCGACCACTTGATTATATAAGAAAAGGAGTGAGTAAATGGCATTATCATTTAAAAAATCGATACAGAAAACTGCTGTACCGACAAACGATATTAAAACGCTGGAAGCTCCTATTGCCCCTATGGCGGTAGCTGTGGACGGCATTGACACACTCGCTTTTGTGGATGCTGGTTTTACTCGAAGTGATAAGTACGTCTGGATCGACAACTATGAAGATACAGATTACTCCACGATCGATAGTAACCGTAATATCACAGTGAGCGGCACGCAAGCCAACGTCACTCAGGAAAATAACGGTCAGATTGTCCCGTTTGAGATGCCTCGCTATTATGATGGTATTGACCTGATGCAGATGACGATTCAAGTTCATTATCTCAATGCAGACAACGAAGAGAATTATGCAGCTCCTATCAATGTGAGCTACAGTGACTCTAAAATCCACTTTGGTTGGCTGCTGAGCGATAATGCCACCGCAAAAGATGGCACTCTGAGCTTTGAGTTGATGGCAAGTGGTGCGGTTACGATTCCGAATTCTGGCACGACTAAGAGCTACTTGTGGCGTTCTCAGCCCAATGGCAAACTGACTGTTATTAAGTCTCTGGCTGGCAAGAAGATGACCGACCCGACTGGTGATGACTGGTACACCTCTTTCCTGGCTACCATGACTCAGAAAGTTGGCGAAGCTCAGGCCGCTGCTGATTCCGCAAAACAGAGCGCTCAGAATGCACAGGATGCAGTAGCAAGTATTGCAAAGAATTATTACAACAAGTCTGAAGTCGATGGCTTTGTTAATCTGCTGAAAGATCAGCTTGATGATGTAAGTGGTCTGGCAAACTTTGATGTTAAGTACACTCCCGAAACTCAGGTCATCCAGTTCATGAACGGCCAGACTGAGATCAAGCGGATTACTCTGACAACTGACCCGAGTGCTGCCTGGGTTACTTCCTACAATAAGACTGTCGATGCACGAATCAGTGATGCGCTCTCCCCTATCCAGGCTGAGCTGGATGAGACAAAGCAGACTATAACTGACCTGAAGACTGAGATTGGTGACCTGCCGACTACACTTCAGACTGACTATTATAATAAGGAAGCAACTGACGCTCTGCTCGACAAAAAGGCAGACAAAACCAGCATTGAGGGCTTTACGAATGAGCTGGGCACTGTCAAAAAGAACATCGAGACCGTCCAGTCTACCGTTGATACGGCCAACGCTGACATCGCAGAGATTCAGGAGACTCTGAAAAGCTTCAAACCCGATGAGAATTCTGGCCGTGAGTACGATATCACTTACGAAGATTCCAAGCTGAGTCTGTTGGAGAATGGTGGCGTTAAAACCACTGTTATCATTCAAGGCGGCAGCGGTGGTACTGGTGGTACGTCTACCATTACCATCGAGCGTCTGGACGGTTCCTCTCTGACTGTTATTTCTGGCGATGCTGCAGTCATTAACTTCAATTTTACCTCTGTAGATAACTCTGGCGATGATACTGGTAATGCTACTGGTGTCTGGTACGTCGGTAATACAAAGGTTGCTACACAGACGATCGTTCAGGGCAAGAACAGTTTCGATATTACCCAGTATCTACATAGTGGCGATAATACCGTCAAGCTTCAGGTGACCGACTCGGTTGGTTCCATGGGTACAAAGAACTGGTCTATCAATATCGTCGAGTTCTACCTTGAGAGCATTTTTGATGACACGCTGACTTACAGCGGCGATGTGACATTCCGTTTTACCCCGTATGGTAACATTTCCAAGACTATTATTTTCACACTGGATGGCCGTCGTATCGGTACTACTTCTACTGCCGTTACTGGCCGTCAGATGACATACACCCTGCCCGCACAATCTCATGGCGCTCACCTGTTGGAAGTCTCTATGACCGCCGAAATCAACGGTAAACAGGTCACAAGCAATACCATCTACAAAGACATTATGTGGGTCTCTGAGGGTACGAGCACTCCAATTATCAGCTGCGCCGTTCAGAAATATACGACTAAGCAGTACAGTACGATTGGTATTGTTTACACCGTGTATGACCCGGCAAGTTCTACCACTACCGTAAAGCTGAGTGTTGATGGCTCTGTTGTCAGTACATTGACCGTTGGCCGCACTGCGCAGACTTGGAGTTTTAAATCGGCTGATATCGGTTCTCATACTCTGGAAATTACTTGTGGTGCTACTACCAAGACCATTACGGTAGAAGTGGAAGATCTCGGTATTACCATTGAGCCCGTGAAAACTAACCTGGCTTTTGATTTCAATCCCTCTGGCCGAACCAACGCTGACTCTAATCGCCTTTGGAGTGATGGCAACACCAAGATGACTGTTTCGGATAACTTTGACTGGTCTAACGGTGGCTATCAGATCGATGAAGATGGTGATACCTATTTCTGTGTTAAGGCTGGCACGACTGCTACGATCGGCTACAAGCTGTTTGCAGATGATGCTAAGAAGCTGGGTAAAAACTTTAAGCTCGTGTTTAAGACCACTAATGTCAAGAACTACGATGCTAAGGCTGTTACCTGTCTGAACAATGGTATCGGCGTAAATATTCAAGCACAGAAAGTCACGCTGACCAGCGCCCAGAACAGTATTGAGCTGCCCACTTGTGAAGATGACTTCATGGAGTTTGAGTTTAATATTCTGCCTGATAGTCAGTACAGGGAAATGGTTTTGTGGCTCGATGGCATTCCCTGCCGTGTTGAACTTTACGATGGCTCTGATAACTTCACGCAGCCGAATCCCACTGGTATTACGATTGGTTCTCCCGATTGCGATGTCATTGTATACCGTATGAAATCCTACATGATGAACTTGACCGACGATGAGATTCTGGACAACTTTATTGCAGATGCCAAGAACGCCGAAGAGATGATTGAGCGCTACACTCGAAACGACATTACCAATGTGAGTGGTGAGCTGCAGCCCGACTTACTGGCCGAAAAGTGTCCGAATCTGCGTGTTATCAAGATCTCTGCTCCTACCTTTACTACTGGCAAGAAGAATGAGGTTTCTGATACTACTATTCAGCAGATCTATAAGAACGGTCGTGCAATTGAGGATAACTGGACTGCTATTGGTTCTCATAAGGGCCAAGGTACTAGCTCTGACCACTATGGCGAATCTGCCCGTAACATTGATATCAACTGCAAGGGTGGTTTTACATTTGGTGATGACAACACTGGATCCACTTATGCATTGACTGAAAATAGCGTCCCTGAGAAGTATTTCAATATCAAAGTCAACGTTGCTTCGTCTGAGAATGCAAACAACGCCCTGCTGGCCGATGAGTTTAATAGCTTCAACCCGTATCTGCGCAAGGCCCGGCAGGACAATCCGAAAGTACGCGATACGATGGCTTTCTACCCTTGTGTTGTTTTCATTCAGGAGACTGATATTGCAAACTCTACCGTCTTCCATGATGGTCAGTGGCATTTTTATGCTTGTGGTGATATTGGCAACTCTAAGAAGAACAGTGACACTATGGGCATGGATCCAGAGAATCACAAGGAAGTTATCGTAGAAATCGATAACAACACTGATGAACAGACTCGCTTTCTGAGCGGTGATTTCTCACAGGAGACCTGGGATGGCGACCACAGCTTTGAGTTTCGTTATATTAACCCGAGCTGCACCGAGGAAGAGATTCAGGCAGCTAAGAATGCTTGGATTACTGTACAGAATTGGGTCGTGAATGCAGACGATGAGGAATTTAAGGCACACTTCGAAGACCATTTCATCAAGAGCTCTGCTCTGTTCCATTACCTGTTTACTGAGCGGCACACGATGGTCGATAACCGCGCAAAGAACGTCTTCCCACACACCACTGACCTGATTCACTGGGACTTCTGTTTCGATTACGATAATGATACCGCACAGGGCAATGATAACGAGGGCGGCCTGACTCTGACTTATGGTTATGAGGACACAGACACCATCGGCACTAAGAGTGTATTTAATGCGGCAGACTCTAAGCTGTGGTGTAAAATTCGCGACCTGTTTGCAGATGACCTCCAGCAGATGTTTGTAAACCGTGAGAATGCTCTGGCTTGGAGTGCTAACCGTATCCTGAAGAAGTTCGAGGATTATCAGGACGTGAAGCCTGAAAAGCTCTGGATTATGGATATGCGCCGAAAGTATTTCCGCACCTACGAAGATAATGGCACAACCAGCTATCTGCCTATGATGCACGGCAATAAGCGGCACCAGCGTCGTCAGTTCCAGCGTTATCAGGAGAAATACATGTCTTCTAAATACACTGGCACTACTTGTACTTCGGACGACATGACCATTCGTGGCTATACTCCGACCAACTGGGCTGGTGTGAAACCGGATGGTACATTCCATATTACTCCGTATGCTGACACCTATGTGTCTGTGCGTTATGGCTCTAACCCTGTAAAGGTGCGTGGTAAGCGCGGCCAGACTTACGAGGTTAAATGCCCAATCGCTGCCATGAACGATACTGAGGTGTATGTCTACAACGCTTCTATCATCCAGAGTATTGGTGACATTTCTGGTTTCTACCCTGGCTACGTTGATTTCAGCCATGGCGTAAAACTGACTGACCTAAAGATTGGTTCTTCCGTTGAGGGATATGCCAACACGAACATGACTGACTTTGCAGTCGGTAATAACACTCTGCTTGAGCACTTAAATCTGCAGAATGTCCCTAACCTGAAGAAATCTATCAGCCTGACTGGATGCACCAATCTGGAAGAATTCCTTGCTGGTGGTTCTGGTATTACTGGTGTTGCATTCGCTAAGGGTGGCAAGGTCAAGAAAGCCGAGCTGCCTGCAATCGCAAGCCTGAGCGCTAAGAATCTGAATTATCTGACTGAACTCTCCATTGATGATTACGCAAATATCACTACGCTGACTATTGAGAATTGTACCACGATTGATGCTAAGGCAATGGTTGAAAAGTGTACGGCTCTGAATCGTGTGCGCCTGACTGGTGTCAATTGGACTCTGGAAGATACTACCCTTCTGAACCGTCTGTATGAGATGACCGGCCTTGATGAGAACGGCTATAATACTGACCATTCTGTCGTCGATGGCAAGGTTCATGTGCCGATTATTCGTCAGAAGGAGCTGGAGCTGTTTGAGGCCCAGTGGCCTGATCTATCTCTAACTTACAACACGATGATTGTTCAGTTTGCTGTCACGTTCGTCAATAAGGACGGGACAGTTCTGGATATCCAGTACGTCGATAAGGGTGCGAAGTTTGTTGACCCTGTGACTCGCTCTGACAATCCCATCGCAATTCCTACCTTCCCGAGCACTATCAGCACGGTCTTTACATTTAGTGGCTGGGATACCGAGTTGACAGCTGTATTCGACAATATGACTGTTACCGCTCAATACACCGAATCTGTGCGACAGTACACCGTTCGTTACCTGAATCGCGGTGCTGTTCTTCAGACTACTACCGCTCCATATGGCACGATGGTCCTCTATACCGGGGACATTCCTAGCTACACCACTGAGGAGACTGCTTTTAAGTATTATCTGTTCAGTGGTTGGGACAAGGGTGGTTATGTTACCGGAGACAAAGACATCAACGCGGTCTATGACATCTGCGAGTATGTGTCTGGCTATTTCGATGGTAAAGAAATCGGGGATTTACGCCCTGTTGAGATCTATGCAATGGAAAAAGTTGGCGTAGAACAGAATGTCGTAACTCCGATGGATGAGGTCACTATTCAGATGGGGCATGACTTCCATTATGATGATATTGTTGAGAAAGTATTTATTAGTGAGCCCACTGTATTTGATGGAAAAACATATGTTGATACTGGCACTTCCCTGTTTGATGAAGACAGGGATTTTGTTTTAGCTATCGATTATAAGATGGACTCTGGAAACTCTAACAATACTGTCTTAGCTCAGTGTTTCGAAACAAATGGTATGAACGGCTTCCGTCTGTGGAATTCGAATGGAGTCAAGGCAACATGGGGTACGGATTCTGTCAACGGAGCTGCCACTGATTCTCGCGATATGATGGTCATCCGTCATGTCAAGGGTGACAATGGGCTTTATGTTTATTTCTCTAATATTTATGGCTCTTCCTTTACGTACAGCAAGGTCGCCCGCACTCGAACCACCTCTACAAAGGCGACTCTAGTGTTTGGCTGTGCAAAGGCAGACGATGGGGCTTACGAGCGTTATGCCAAAGGCACTGTTTACTGGGCAAAGCTGTGGTACGCAGACCTTGGCGATGGTGCTTGTAGACAGTTGGCTGCATGGACTCATGAGAATATTGTCTATCAGGTGGCAAACTTCAAAGATTACTATCTGAGTGATAATTCCAATCGCCGTTGTGGTATGACATTTATTCAGAAAGAGACTCTTGGCCGTTCCATGGCTCTGAGCACCTCAATGAACAATATCGGTGGCTGGGCTAAGACTTCTCTCCGCACTTATCTCGATTCTCGTCTTGTAGAGGCGCTTCCCATTGGTTGGCGTCAGCTTATCAAGCAAGTCAAGGTATCTAGTTCTGCCGGTGGCCGCAGTAAAGAAATCACTACATCTGATTGTTACTTCTTTATCCCCTCGGCTATTGAATTGGATTCCTCTATGTCTGATGAGCCGTATGTATACGAAGGACAGACCATTAGCTTTATGACTAACAACGCTTCCCGTGTCAAGCATAACGCTGATGGTAAAGCTGTTGCTTATTATACTCGAAGCCCGAATGTCGCTTATGAAGGATATTTCTATGATGTCGAAGCAAGTGGCGAGGTTTATGGATTCCATTATCCGTCCGAGGCTTTGAATGTAACTACGATGTTCTGTGTATGAGGAGGTGACGAGAGTGTACTATAAGGTACTTAAAAATGGTCGAGTAATCGATGCTCTTGACCGTCTGCATTTTGTAAAATATCAGCCAAAGCACGATATTATGGTGAACTGTACCGAAGATGAAGCACAGGGTGTTATCAGCAGCAACGGTAAGTATATCTGGCACGTTGACGGCTATTATCTGATTCCTTCCCCGGAATATGACACCGTGACGCTTGAGCCGATTGACAAATACGAATATGACCAAATCAAGGTCTTGGGAGGTACAACTCCTGAGGCCATTATTGATGCCTATACACTGACGTTAATTCAAGGAGGTCTGCTGTAATGGAGAAGATTTTCACTAAGTTCGTCGAGAGTATGCATCGACTCTATAAGAATGGAATGGTACAGGATAAGTTTGTGGAGAGCCTGCTTGAAGATAAAAAGATCTCTTTGGATGATTACCTGTACATCGTGAATGGAAAGGAGGTGTGACATGTATACCTTTTTGATTAACGAGGATAACACAATCACCGCTTCTATGACAGAGCGTATCATGCAGCGGAGCAAGCTGGTGGACAATCTGCACTTTCTGGCTGATCAGACATATAAAGGTGCCGACATGGGCGAATATACCGTTATGCTGGAGTATGTTTTGCCTGTGAGCAAACGCTATAAAACTGAAATTCTACAAAAATCAAAAGATCTGTACAAGAACCGGCTGGAGTATCTTCTTCCCTTTGATACGGGTCTGACCAGTGAGGCTGGTGACATTGAGTTCCAATTGACCTTCCTTCATGTCGAAATGGACTCTGAAGGACAGACGATTCAGCGCGTGCGCAAGGCTGGCCCCGGCGTTGTACATATTATTCCAATCAGTAAGTGGTCTGATTTGATTCCAGATGAAGCACTGAGCCCGCTTGACCAGCGTATTATTGCTCTTGAGGCTCTGAATAAGGCAATGGTTGACCGTCTGAATACTAGTCTGGATAACAAGGCCGACAATATCACCTATGATGATGAGCACCGCATCCAGCTTACCTCTAATGGCAAGCCGATCGGTAATGCTATCAAGATTACAACCGAAACTGTCGAGACGGATGACGGTTCTCTGCGGGTGGTTCCGTTCTAAGCCATCCGCTTCTATAAGGAGGCAACGATGGCACAAGCAAAATATTCAAAACTCGGCTATGGTAATGCCGAAGATGTCGAGGCCGCTATCGCCCTCGGCTTATTGGACGGTAAAGACCTCATCATTACAAAGGACACTTCGGAATTTATGTACGTGCGAGACGATTTGTCGGTACAGACGATTACTCCGCGTACTCGTATTTTTGAAACAGTCTCTGCGGCAAACGATGCTTTAAATGATGATGAGGCCACTTATGCCGGGCAAACAGTTATGATAAAAGATGAGAAGGGCAAATACGCTCCGTGGGTTGTACAGAAAAGTGCGGCCACGGGGCGCTTTTTAGTTGAGCCTTTTTACATCACACCTACGAATTTTCAATGGACTGAATTTTAAAAAAGGAGGAAGACAATGGCAGAAGTAAAATTTGCGTATGGCACGAAAGCCCGGTTTGATGCACTGGATGTTCGTGACAACGACACTCTATATTTTCTGACTGATACTCTTCAGTTTTATAAAGGCAATCAGGAATATGGTAAAAGTGCAAAGATTGTAAGCGTCCTGCCTGAGGCTAATCAGGTACAGGGTGTTATTTATTTCCGCATGACCGATTACACCATGCATATCTGGAACGGCACTGAATTTCTGCAGCTGAACAAGAAAACCGTTACTCAGATTCCGGCAGATGGTGCTACCAATGATGACATGCCTACTACCAAGGCTGTTGCAGACTATGTACAGGCTAAGATCGAGCAGGTCGAGGGCAAGAAGGGCTTGTATGTCAGTGACGTTACTTATAGCGATGGTGTTATCAGTGTCTCAAAGAACGATGAGCCTGTCAAGACCACTCTGACTGGTGTTGTCCACGCGCCCACTTATGACCCGGACACCCGCACTATCAAGATGCCCGTGTTTGGCGGTGACGAGCTAACTATTGCTCTAGGTAAGGATCTGGTTGTTAAGCGTGGCGTGTATAATAACGCAACCCAGAATATCGAGCTGACTATTACGACTGGTGAGGTTATCAAGATTCCCGTTGGTTCCCTGATTGATATTTATGTCGGTGTTGCTACTTCTACGGCTGAGGTTACTGTTTCGGATGATAATCGAATCTCTGTCAACGTCAAGGTCTCTACTAAGGCAGACAATTCTATCGTGATTGAAGAGGATGGTTTGTATGTAGCTGTGCCCGATGCTTATACCAAGACTGAGGTTGATTCAAAAGTTAAAGCTGTACAGGATGCTTTGACTAACCATACCAGTGATACTACGGTACATATTACTGCTGCGGAACGTACTGCTTGGAATGAAAAAGTCACCCATGCGGAACTGACTGCTTCTCATGATGATGCTGTAGATAAGGCTGCAAAGGACGCCACGGTAAAGGCAAATCAAGCATTGGCAGATTCTAAGGTGTACTCTGATGGTCTGAATTCTGCAATGGATACTCGTGTGAAAAATGTCGAAGGCGCGCTCACTTGGAAGAATTTGGCTGAATAATCTATATCCCCTGCTGGCTTATGGTGCTACGGCTCTGTACGGCTGGCAGGGTTATTTTTATCGAAAAGGAGCTTACGATGTCAAAATTATCACTTTTAGAGATTAACCAATCTCAGCTCGACACGACTCCAGTGATTGATGGACAACTTATCGTCTGTCTTGACACCGGAAACGCCTATCGAGATTCTACTGCAGCTCATGTAAAAATCGGCAGCGATTTGGAGGTTGTGAGCGAACTTCCCTTGGCTCCTCTCGCCAATAAAATCTACTTTTTAAAGCCAGATAAACTCTATATGAGCAGTGGTGGAAACCTTGTTTTACTGAACAACTCGATTTCGGTCATGACTGGTGCTACTGGTGTTTCTGACGGTCGCAGTGGCCTTGTCCCCACCCCCGAAAAAGGCGCTCCAGACAGATTCCTCCGAAGTGATGGCTCATGGAGTGTCCCTCCCCGGGATGAGTATAACGAAGCCACCTCTACTATTGCGGGTTTGATGAGCGCTACGGACAAAGAGAAACTTGACGGCATTGACGACAACGCAAATCATTATGAGCACCCGATGTATACCTCTCACGTCAACGGATTTTATAAAGTCACAGTCGATTTAAACGGTCATATATCAGAAGCCGGTGAAGTCACTAAATCCGATATTACTGCACTTGGGATTCCAGAAAAAGACACCCAATACGAGGCCGCAACACAACGAGACGCTGGGCTTATGACTGCGGATGATAAAAAGAAATTGGATGCTTTTGCAAATTCTAGTTCTTATGCGCTCAAGACTGATATCGTGGCTGTTTATCGTTATAAAGGCAGCGTACCTTCTATGGAGGATCTTCCTACTGTGGGTCAAATCGTTGGTGATGTTTACGATGTGGCTGACGGTATGAACTATGCATGGAATGGTACTAAATGGGATGCTCTTGGGCAGCGATTTACTGTAGACCGCATCACCGAAGAAGAGATAGATAAAATTCTGGCTAGTTGAGAAAGGAGGTTGTTAAATGGCGATTTTAGATTTTGAAGGACTTCAATATTTCTTTAGTGGTTTAAAAAGTATTTTTGCCGCGAAGTCACATACCCACGATGAACGGTATTATACGGAATCCGAAATGGATGGAAAGCTGGCTGGGAAAAGCAATACAGGGCATACACACGATTTAAGTGCAATGATAAACACGCTTACAACTGGTGGATCCGTTCCTGTTGACGCTGATTTTTATATATCTCAGTATGTAGGTGGCGGCACCACGACTACCTCTTACCATAGACGCCCAATGAGCGCACTTTGGAGCTATATTAAAAGAAAAGCAGACAGTGTATATCAACCAAAAGGTAGTTATGCTGCTGCGAATCATACACATGCCTATTTACCATTAAGTGGTGGCACAATGAGCGGCCAAATCAAACGAAATGCCGGCTGTTCTTGGATTAACGATAGAGATAGTGCCATTGTGTATGGACCAAGTAGTGGTACAGGTTCTGGTTATCATCCTGTTGTAGGGCAAAAGACACCATCTGGTGCGTGGACGATTGGCACATACGGTGATGAAAGACTGATTTTTGACTATACAAAAGATACTGATAAAAAAGCTGGTACGAACAATGCAATTCAAGTCTACCTTCCAGCACAAGCTGGTACAATTATCACTTCGGCAACGATTGGAGCACAAACGGCCGATACTGCAAAAAAGGTTGCCGATTCCAACAATTCCAAGGCTACTACTTTTGCTTATTCCAAATCTGGTATGAACTATACTGATTATACGTGGCTGGCTGCTTGGAACGGTTATGAACTGAGAGCGGTAAATAAGAGTCAGTTTGCGCAAGCTGGGCATACACACACTTCTATAAATTCTCTTGGTGCTAAAAATGCTCAAACTGGTCGCACTCAAGCATACGGCAATGTCTATTCTTACAATTCAAATGCTTCTGCTCATAATGGGATGCCTACCACTTACACTTCGACAATTGGATTTGGCTGTGGAGCAGGTGGCACAGTAGAGCTCTGTGGAGAATGGACAGGTGGCCGTGGACTTTGGACAAGGGCTTTACGAGATACGACGGATAATTGGTTCAGCTGGCAACGGATTTATACGGACAATTATCATCCAATTGCTGACGTAGCTAATTCTGTTGCTTGGAATAACGTGAGCGGGAGGCCAGACCTATACACAAAAGCACAAGTTGACCAGCTGTTAAAGAAAGCGATGTACAGTGAAGGGAAACTAGTAGGAACCGGCAACGTGACTTATAGTTATAATAGCGATGGCACATTAGTCGTTCCGTCCACGAGCGATTACATTAAAATAGTTAGCGTTTCTGATAACACCACGTATCATTCATATACGGTTCCCATAAATACAAAAATGGTTATTGGAACTACTCTTCATACTAATGATAGTCGGTACTATGGAAGAATAACTTTTGATACAAACGGCAAAATAACTTGTGTTGGTTACGATGCCTCCAATAAAAGTTATACTTGCACTTATTATATTGAAGCTTATCAGTATTATTGATAAAGAGGTGATGAAATGATTGTAGATAAATTAGTATGGACTGGATATGGTTATGTTAATAAGAGTGTTTCTATAAATCTTACTATTCCTTCCTATGTAAATTACATAGTTATTAAATGTCCTTCTTTCAAAATCAATGAAATTAAAATTGTCAAAGGCTGTACAACAAATATCGGCTCTTCAAGTGTATCTTATAATTCAAATAATACTTTAAAACTATCTTCTACAAGCAATAGCAATGAGGGGTACTTATTGTGGTTTGAAGGATATCAGTATCTTTAAGCTAAGGAGGAACTATGTCTCAAGAAATATTAAAACCGTTTCTTCTTGATGAGACTGGTCAGCAAATTGTAATAGCATTGCAAGGCATCGCCGAACAGCTGACCGCCATCAAAAAGGAACTGCAGAAACAAAATCAAAGTACAACAGACACACCGTCCGAATAAAAAGAAAGAAGTCCTCAGCTTTTTAGCTAAGGACCTCTTCCCCACATACATATTAGAGTAGGTAATACATAATTTGCTCGACGAAAGTAAATCATGCTGTAGCACTACTATATCATGATGTGCAAAATTTGTCAATATAAAAAAGAATCGAGGTGATTAAAATCGTATGGACGAATTATTGAATTTTTTCCTAAATCATCTCGGCTCAGTGATGGCCGGGAGCGGCGGATTGATCGCCGTTGTTATGTCAGTGATACAAGTCTCTAAAATCGAGATCAATCCGTGGTCTTAGGTAGCCACTCACATTGGAAACGCCCTGAATGCCGGTGTGATGAACGAGATCAAGGAAACTAAATCCGAGCTCAAAGATATTCGCTCCGAGCAAGAAGAGACTCGTAAAAAGCTAGATAACCACATCGAAAAGGGTGAAGAAACCAAAGCTGACGGTTATCGTAGTCAGGTGCTGCGCTTCAATAATGAGCTTGTTCGCGGGCTCGGCCACACCGAAGAGGACTTTGATGATATCCTTGATGTCATTGGGAAGTATGAAGATTATTGTAAGACTCATTCCAACTACAAGAACAACAAGATGCCCTTCGCCATCAAGAACGTGGGGCGCGTATATGACGAAATGCTACGCACTAATGGTTTTTTGAAACCAAAAGAATAAGATCACGTGATTCATGACCTCGAACGATGTGTTCGGGGTCTTTTATTTTTATCAGGAGGTATATTATGATGGACTTTTTCAATCAGGTTGTTGCTACTATTGCCCAGCTAGTCGTCGCAGGTGCTGGTACTGCTTTTATGGTCTATGGTATCCCCTATCTCAAAAAAATTGGCGTCTATAAGCTTGTCCAGATGACCGTTCGCGCTGCTGAGAAGGTCGGCGCAACTGGTGTTATCAAGAAAGCTGACAAAAAGAAGTATGTTATCGCTGCTCTTGAGAAGATGGGTGTCAAGGTTACCCCGACTATCGATATGATGATTGAAGCTGCTGTCAAGGAGCTGGACATTCAGAATAAGAAGATTGAGAACGAGTTGAAGAAGAATTGAGGTGCGCCACATGGCAGTAAATACATACTCAATGAAGAAAGATTGGAACAAAAAGGTGTCAGCTCATTTTTCCGTCTATGAGTTCGCCTGCTCTGACCACAGTGACACTGTTCTAATCGATACAGAACTTGTCTACATTCTTGAACAGGTGCGGGCTCATTTTGGCAAACCTGTCCATATCAACTCCGGCTACCGCTCCCCTTCTTACAATATTTCCATCGGCGGCAGTCCTCGCAGTCAGCATTGTTTGGGTACGGCAGCGGATGTTACCATCAAAGGTATTGACCCAATTCGGATTGCGTTATATTTGGCCTCCATGCCTTATTTCCAGAAGCGGGGCGGCATCGGCTATTACAGTCGAGTACAGCTAACAGGAGGCTTTGTTCATGTTGATGTGCGGAGCTGGAAGTCTCGCTGGATCAGTAAGGCTGGAACTGCTTATGTATCAGTGAGTAAAATCATGCCTACGATTCGTCAGGGCGCGAAAGATTGCACTGGCGGCATCTCGTATACAGTCACCGTGCTGCAGAGACATCTAGGCGTAAAAGCGGACGGTATCTTTGGAGCAGGCACTAAGACAAAACTGATGGAATGGCAAAAGGCGCATGGCTTGAGTGCTGACGGTATCTGTGGGCCAGCTACATGGGGTTCGTTTTGATGGCTGACAACCAGAAGACATTGCGTGCAGGAGATAAAATCAAATTAGACGGAATTTTATTTTCAAACAGCCAGACTCACTGCGGAATGAAGCGCCGGGGTGAGTGGTATATCTACGATGGGAAACTCGTCAATGGCCGTTATCGAGTAACAAATCTTGAAAGCCGTATTGGCAAGTATCCAATCTTAGTAAATGTATCAGGCTATGTTGAGCCGAGCGATATTGAATTGATATAAAACGAATGGGGTATCAATCCTTAATTGGACTGGTACCCCATTTTTTAGCATTTACTTCTTTTCTGCGTAACTACAGAAATCGTCAGGTTTAGTGTATACAGGCGCTGCATCATCTTGTGTAAAGTGGGCACAACTACACAGATTCCCATGTTTATCCCATGCGTTCCAAAGATCGCAGTCCTTACAACAAATCACTTCTATTTTATTCATTTTATTTCCTCTGTCAGCCATTCTTTCCAGCCACTTACGGTTTGCGGGCAATTGTCCTGTTGAGCCACAATTTCATTCAATGCTGCCGCAAGTTCTTCGTCGCTCATTTCGCGGATAGCCTGTGCTTTATTATTTTTGCGACCGAATTCATCCTCACTGTGCTTGTGAAAAACAAATCCGAGCGCGATATCAAGTATCGTTGGATTGTTCATAGTTCCACCTTATGAAGTACGATTGGTGTGTCTTCAGGATTTGCGGCGACAGTCATAGGAGACAGCCACTTCAAGATAAGTTTTCGTTCTTCGGGCTGTGTCTTTGGGCCTGTCCAGAAATGATGCCAATGACCGCGACGCACATGAGGACGTGGCGAATTATGTCCGCTTTGATTGCGCTCTGGCCACTCAGACTGCTTGCGTATTTTTTGTTGTCTTATCGCCGCTCCAACACGAATGCCAACGTCCCACTTTCGAATTTCAGAATATTTATCCTTGAGTGTTTTTCCTCTTTTGGTGATAAAAGACTGTTCAGAACTTGGCGTGATTTCTGCGTTCTGTGCAAGAATATATAATATTACTTGAAGGATTTGTTTTAGAAATATTTTTGTTTCTGCTGAATCCTGCATCGCTCTTAATGCCAAACGTTTCAGTTCTTTGTCTCCGTTTGTATTTTCAAGCGCCTGCTTATCAAGCATATCCACGCTTTCTTCTATTGTTTTTGCTCCAATATGAATGGAATAGCTGAATATATCTCCGTTGTCAGTAAGAAAAACCGGTTTTAATTCTTTATCTCCATTGATAACATCATATTCTAATGTCACAAAGAACCCATGTATTTTATCTGCCCTATAATATGTGTTTGGAAGTTCCACATAAAAGCACGGATACGGAAGCTGCAATAATATTTCGTTAGGGACATCGAGTTCTCCGTCCTGCTCAAACAAAAGGTCTTTTAAATCTTCGTCAATAACATAGACCTCTTTACTTAGTCGCCACGGGGCCAACGCAAATATCGCCTGAGCTATAGATGTTATCTCCATTCTTATATCAATAGGGAGCTTGTTTAAATCATATCCTTGAGATGCCACCGCCAACGCAGCGCTCATAGGGGCGTAGCACCATTTAGGCCACGTTCCTAGATTTGGTTCCCCGTTTGCATTATGAAACATTTCCATCTGCTCCCATGCTTTAGGGTAATACGCCGTAATTTTTTTCAAAATATCAAGCGGAAGATACGTTTCTTTTTTCATGATTCGAACTCCGGCATCATGTAAATATTTTCAGCTTCTTGGTGCGTTTTATTCCAAACGTTCAATATTTGTTTCGGAGTGATTGAGTGGGATTTTTCAAAAGAAAGCTGAGCATTATAATCGAGTTCAGATATCGCGTTTAACATAAAAACGACTTGCTCTCTTGTAAGTTTGCTTAACCAATTTTCGACGACAATATCAAACACTTTATCTGCAGTCCACTCCATAAGAAGCGAGAGCTCTTTCTCCTCATCTTCCGGTTTCCTTTTTGAAGGAACCATAAAATTCATCATATTTGTAGCCGGAAAAACACTAAATCCATCATCCCATATTTTTTGATATTTTTTCATGACCAAATCAAATTTCATATGATATTCTTTATTCAAATCCATGGCGCTAGCATAAAGTTGAATATAGCGCGAATGCAGTTCTTCATAAATGTCCATATTGCCCCACTCCTTTGTATAAATTGTATCATACGGATAACAAGAATTCAAGAAAAGGCGCAGGATTACTCCCACGCCCATCATGAATATATCGTTGTTCAAATGCGATTTTCAATTTTAACGCTGCTTATGTAATGGCGTCACTAGGACGCCGGGGCTGCTGTGTCACATCAGAACTCTTACGATTAAGACTCAAAATCGGATTCGACTACGGTGCTAGTGGTGTAAAATTCAAATTGGTGTCAAAGTGGTGTAAAACGATTCCGAAATAGATGATTTTAGTCGTAATATCGATGTTTTTCAACCATTGAGCAAAATTAGGTATATTATACCTTACTTTCCCAAGATTCTCAAGCCTTGTTCCATTCCTTTTTTTCAGAGAATGTTACAAATTTG